TTGTAACTCTTTTGAAACCATTTTGCAATAGGGTTTTGTAATTTTTTTGTAATTTTTACACTTTGCACATATTTTCGCTTGAGTTATTGCTTGCTTTTATATTCGTAACGATAATTCGTTATTTTTCTTCTTCTTGCTTTTTACCGCTCTTTATTGTACGCTCGTCTAGTTTATATTCCGTTATATTATATCATACCAGATTTGAAAAAGTGGTGTAGTAACTGGTGTAGTAAAAATTGTCCAATTTATAGGAAGTTGACAATTCGTTCTTATAAAGTATATAAAATCATTGAATCATCTTTCGGAACTCCGCAACTGCTTTTTCAGCATCCACATGACTATAAACATCTAATGTCATATTGACTTTACTGTGTCCCATCACATATTGGATAGCTTTAATGTTCATCCCAGACTCTACCATTCTGGTGCAGAACATATGCCTTAAAGTATGAGGTGTGATTGTAGTTGGCAGTTGCTCTTGCGAATTAACCTTATTGTACCTCTGTATAGCTTGTCGCACATTTGATTCAACACTAACTGCTGAGCGAGGGCTGTTTTTGTAACTGACTTGTAGAAAGCCACTATATCCACTTACGCTCGGCTCTACATCCAGCTGTGGTCTTGTGCTTATAATGTGTGAAAATGCTTCTCTGGCTTTTTGCGACATTGGTATGATGCGTACACCACTTTTTGTTTTTGGAGATTGGATTGAGAATTCTCCATGAAGGTATACAAGCTGGTGGTTCACATTTACAATTCCATGCTCTAAATCAATGTCACTTACGGTTAATCCACAAAACTCACTAACACGAAGTCCGGTCTCATATAAGATTACAAGTTCATCAACGTGCTGACTGAGATAGATATCTTTTTTGCAGAAATCAACAAGACTTGAAAATTGTTCATTCGACAGAATAGTTTTTGTCTTGTTTTCTTTTGGCACAACTTTTGAAAGTTGAAAGCTAAAAGGATTCCTTGACAAAATTTTATCATCGCAGGCAAGTTCAAAAGCCGGTCGTAGTATTCCTTTATAGTTATTTATTGTACCATAACAGTACCCCTTATCATATAGTTCTTTCATGAACACTTTTGCTTCTGTCGGTGTTATTGATGCGATTGTTTTATTGGCAAAAGTACACCCAGAAAGGATTTTCATGAAAGTGTCTATGTTCTTTGTTGTTGTCTCCTTCAAAGACGGCTTGTGAAGATCGGAATATTTTTTTACGAGCTCTTTCACCGTCATTGAGTTTGCTATTGGGTCGATGCCTTGTATTTCAGACTCTGTTAAGCTTTCAATCCTTGCTCTTAATTCTTTCAAGTCGCCGGAATAAATAGTGCGGCGCTTTCCAAACTTATCTGTCCAACGATACTGGTACAGACCATCTTTACGTTGCGACTCACCCTCTTTCAAAACACGTCCTTTATTGTCTTTTCTTCTTTCCATAATAAGCTCCTTACGTTAAATAAAGAGCTCCGATGTGACAATTTGATTATATCACATCAGAGCCATACATTCAAATGGAATATGTTTGTTCTATGTATCTTTCAAATGCTTTTCGTTTAACAAGTTGCTTTTTACCAACAAACATTATAAACGGGCAATTTCTATCTTGGAGAAGTTCACGTATTTTACATTGGCCGATATTAGAATACGCCGCTGCTTCCTCGATTGTCAGGGTTATCTTTTCCCAAATTGGGACTTCATTCATCCAATCACCTCTTCCATCTTATGTTCACCGTACTTTGCTACACATACATTATATAAGAGCATAGCACGGGTCATAAGGCCAACACCACCGATTCGAGGAGTCACTTTGATATCTTTCATATCATAAACAGCGTCAGCACAGTCACCGTGCTGCTTGCCGTTTTCGTCATAGTTGATACCAACATCGATACACACTTTAACCAGATCAATATCAAACGGTATGATAAAGTTGCGCTTACCCACAGCAGAAATAATCACATCGACCATTTCAAATTCAAGAGCAGTTGCCTTCATAGCGGAACCAGTGCTATTCACAGAGATCACATTACAGTGCCGTTTAATCAGCATATCGACCAACGGACGACCCACGATATTAGATTGACCACACACAAGCACGTTCTTGCCATCCAGATCATAACCGATGGAATCAAAAATTTTCATAACGCCCAGTGGAGTGCATGGCTGAAATGGAGATGTAGAATTAAAGCCATCAACATCAACTGCGTCTGGAATGCAGATATTTTGGGGGTTGATATGTTTTGGCAATGGAAGCTGAACAATGATACCGTCCACATATTCCCAATTATAATCTTCTAAGATCTTGTTATTCAATTCATCTTCAGTAATATTTTCTGGCAGTTTAATAAGTTCTACTTCGATCCCCACCTCTTCACAGTCACGCAATTTACCTCTAATATAAGCATTAGTAATATAAGCATTAGACGCAGGATTATCCCCTACTTGATAAATATGTAAAACAGGAGTGTAATCGGCCTCTGCGATAATATTCTTGATTTTATCTTTGATATCTTGTGCAATAGATTTGCAATCAATAATCATTGTGAACCTCCTTTATAAGAATCCAAGTTTTATAAAATTACGAGTATCTGTAGCAATTCCAAATTTCGTTGGATTTATTGTAAGTATCATCTGGACGCATCCCAATTTTCAAAGCCAATTGATTTGATGCCACATTATCTTTTCGAGTTATCCACAATAGCGGTTTATTATCAAAATCTGATCTGTGAGCTGTATACCATTTAATTGCCGATTGTGCAAGATTCAATGCATATCCATGCCCTCGATGGTTTTTATCATTTCTTGTTGCAACCGCTACATCTATATATGACCATTCTTCAAACAGGTCAAAAAACGAAACAGGAGTATTGTCACTGATTTTTAAGAATCTTTTTATAACATGTTCTCCTTCTGGGATTGTTAGATATTCATCGTTATAAACACCAAGCATCCGCTGTTCCTCTGAAGATAGTGTTTTAACGATGTCATCTACAAGCGGTTTTGTTTTTGCGGTAGCTTTTGCTCTTTGTACATAAATATTATTTTCACGCTTCATAAAACACTAGTTTATAAAAATGTCTGAAATAGTTTCCTAAGCTTTACGCTGAGAGCGTCATTTTCAAGATATGATGAAGAATTCAATCTGAACTTTCTGTACGGAACGTTTTCAGATGATAGATAAACATCATAATTGATGTCGTTCATTATTATGACGGATTCATTAGTGACAACTTTGGCGGTCGGTAAAAAACATTCAAGTAGTGAAATATCATAATTGAAATCCTGACAAAGAGATTTGCCAAAATCATCAATATCTGGAATCTTCTCATTATCGATATAGTCCCAAATATATTTTATTCCAGTTAGACCATCTTTCATAAGGCCATCCGTTTTTACCATTTTGTGTAGGTCTGTATCAATCAAAATAAATCTACTATAGAATCCAGAAAATCCTCCATTAGACTGTAAAAGCAGCTTCATATGTTTTCCCCTTTATACTCACTACTACTATACAGAATATTTCGTAGCTGATTGATAAAATCATCCACAACACATTCACTACAATCTAAATTAACCGTACACATGCCACAGCTATCAGTATAATGTTGCAGTAGATCTTCGATTGATTTTTTATAATATTCTGTTTGGTCTTTATAAAGCCCTAATTCTTCCATAAAAATTACCTCGTTACTGTACTAACTCCATTATTTTTAATCTGTCCTTTTTGAACATGAATTATTACAGAGTCAGCATTAACAGTATTGGTTGACTTATATTCGATATACGGAGTATTGCTATCGTACACAATCTGTACATGGCCTTTGATATTCATGTATGTGCCATTACAAAGAACTGTAAGCATCTCATAATTTTCTGCTGGGACATTAGATACCATAGTAGATGTATATCCGTAGATACCCGGTTCCAGTTCTTCAATAGTGGCAGTCCACTTAATCGGATTATAATGACGATAGATACCGTCGCCAATCGCCCATACAAAATATCCAACAATAAGAGTAATGAGCACACCGACTGTCAAAAACAAGATCTTTTCTCCAAGAGTGAGTTTTTCGTTATTATCATCCAAGTTCAACACCACCTTCGTTTACAATATAGATACCGTTGTCTTTAAGATATTCTATAAATTCTTCGTGTGGCAACTTATGTGCAAGCTCACAAATAGTGTAATTACTTCTGGCTTTTACCCACTTTGTTTCTTTACGCAAGCAAGACCATTGATGTACACGAAATTCCTTGCAACGCCATTTTAAGTGAAAGGCATCCGCACACGAATCGCAAATTGGTATCTCCACATAAAAGTCACCCGGATAGCGTTTTCGTCGCCACCACTCCATATCATAGAATACAATACCATAGAATTCAGGATAATCTTTAAATCCATGTTCTCTAAGATAAGCAAAACCCAATCCATTGATGGTCCATTCTGGCGACCTTGGAACTGTATATCGAAGCTGCGATTCTGTATGCGAGATACAGGCATTGTTATATTTTCCATCAATGCCCATAATGTACCAGTCGGATTTATAATAGCCTATTTGTTTAGTCACAACTAATCACATCCCCCGTATCATCACCCAACGGCCACGTGCATCCATAAAATGTTCCCAAATTTTCGATTTTAAAATAGTACCATTTCTTCGTCACGTAGTCATAAATACTGTAGCAAGTGCAGCGGCCATCCGGCCAATGGTTCTTTTTAATAGCGTCAATATCAAGTTCTAAAAATCGTTTGATTTCGGATAATTTATATGAAGCAAAAATATAATCCCATGGGCCACGCCAATGGATAAACCACATGTGCTTTACGAAGTTCGGCCATTCTACAGAAAATCGTTCGACTGGTTTACTTCTGCCAAAATTCTTATATTGAAGAAAATAGTTGCTGATACCGTGTACACCAGTCCAATAATGGTCTTTAGTGCAGATGAAATGAGAATAGTTTTCCCATTCTGGATTTTGTATTTCCCAGTGATTCTTTTCGATTGAAAAATCTTTATTTACCATTTACGTTACCGACTTTTAATGATTGGATTGTTATAGATACTTTTCTTTTGTTTAAAAAGATGTCTGAGATATTCAGGCGTTTGATCTGCATAATAAGTGTATTCTAATTTGCAGCCATATTTTTTATCAAACTCTATTAGTTCTTCTTCCGTAAGAGTGCCATTCTTAATTTTCTCTAAAAATAGTTTATAGTCTTCTGTGAATGTACTACAAAATGCAAAGTCACCCATAAGTCACCTCATAAAAATCTAGTTCTTAAAAAATAAGCTTACGCTGATATTTATTTAAAACATATTGCATTTCTTCTACAATATCAATAACAGCGCACTCTGCTTTATCTTTTTGATATTCTTTTACAGAATCAACATCAATGTCAATATTGATTACATCATTATGGTATGGTTCTCCGGTCAAATCAATACCATAGGTGATCTCATCAAATGGAGCTTTGTACCATTCTCCAGTATTACCGTCTGCGAATCCAAATGTCAGTTCAGTATTCTCGTCGTATCCGATTTCGTTTAATTTGTTGATAAGCTCTACAACTTTCATCTCTTACACCATCCTTCGATTCTCTCACACGCTCTGCAAATTGCGTCAAAAAAATCAACTCTCGCCTGCATCAGAAACAGTTTAAAGTACACTCTCCGTTTCTTTGCGAGCCACCAGTCGTTGTTTATATTCTTTGTTTGCGATTCGTTCTTGCTCATGCAATTCAAGTCCTTTCAACCAGTAAGATGGACATTCATAAATTTTTTCAAGTGTGTTTGCATCGCAAAAGTATTCTCGATCTCTCTTATTGTAATCGTAATATCCAATAAACGACAAACCGTAATCGCTTATTACAACGTTGTCTTTTAAAGGTATCGGACGTTCATCACAGACCTTGACCCAACCGAGGAAATCTTCGCAAGATTCGGCGCAGCTATCTCTTGTTTGCTTCCTAAAAGCGCATACTTCTTTATGTAGACATTTACTGCAAATAGCCATTCTTTCTCGCTTTCCAGCAGAAATATTCTGCCCAATCATAAAATAGTTTTGGAACGTCACGCATACAAGAAACAATTTTCTGAAGTAAGGTGTCACTAGACTTGTCTTTATGAGGTTCTTTATGAATACATTCCCATTTATACTCCCAGAGTTCAACTGTATTATCGTCTTGTGTGCTAATTTTCACTACAATAGAATGAAGCTTGTCGTTTACACTTACGGAAGCATGACAATTTTCTTGTTTGAGAGGCCACTCATTTATTTTTGCAAATAAATTAAATGCCCTATCGACTGCCATTTCGAATAATTGTTGTTCATCAGAGCTCATACATATTCGTTCTATATCCCCATCATGCAGAAGATTTAGTTCCCAAACTTCCATTATGTTCACCACACTTTAAAACATACATTTTACGCGATTTCATGTTAATTTTTATAACGTAGATGCGTAATTTTTGCTATCGAGATTCTTAAGAATTTTTTGAATCCGACCATACCTTACAAGTGCGGGTTCAAAAAGCGTTCTTAACCACTCAAATAAAGTTTGCTTACCAAAGATTTCATTATAGTCTGTAATATCAACCTGTCGAGCATACTTTCCACATTCCGGGCATGTGCATCTCAATTCAAAGTTTGCAGCATCATGATAAAAACTCTTGTAGAGTTCCGTGTATCCTTCGTAAAGAGATTCATCTGCATAAAATTCACAGTTGCAACAAGTACATTTAAATCCAATCGCAAACTTTTGAGGTTCTGGCACTCGGCCATGTTTTATAATCTTTACATCCATATCTTCACCTCAATCTGTAAAAATTTTCTCTTTGGGAACTTCTGGGAGACAAGAGGCAACTTGCTCTCCGCACTCTGGACATTCTGCTAGTTTTAAGCCCAGTGTACATTCTCGCATAACAGAATAGCTCGGAAACTTTATATCTTCATCATCAGCCCAAAATACGCATCCACATTTACAAAGGAATTTAACGGCATATCTTATTTTCTTTCGCTCATGTTTGTGTTCAATAATCTTAATCGCCATCTGGCACCTCCACGGTAAAAATATTTTTAGTTGCTTCTTTCCAAGAAATAAACTCAGATCCAGCAACTTCCGCTCTACATCTATAGCACGCAATCACATTGTTCTCAGGAATATCTAAATCAGGATTTTCAAAAGAAGCCACTCAAATCTTAGTTGTGCAACCGCAGTTCTTACATGGAAACACGATTACTGGATTTTTCAAACTATCAGTCTTATGCATACTAACACCTCAATCCACAAACACAAATAGTGTATTAAAAAAGAAGTTCGACTCAATAATCATATTTTCCTCAGATAGAGCAACCTTGATAACTTCATCGTCTGTATGCGTCTCGTCATATTCTATTGTGTCGCAAACCTTATACATTTTGCCGTCTTTGTCCTGAAGTAGCATTCCCTCGCCAAGTTTTAATGGAGCTGTTTTCTTTTCTTTTCGAATATGTGCTTTCATATTGTTTATTCCTCCCACCCACCACTACTATTAGAGTTATTCGTTATCTAAAACATTAAGCATCATTGTGCCCTCTGCGCAACTTCCTTTAATTTGAACTCGACAAGGAAGGTTTGGAATATCATTGGCGTTATTGGCAAGTTCGTACTCCCACCAGTAATCCATTTCCCATCCGTTTTCGCTCATATCAATATTCTGATAGCCAAGTTTTTCAAGGATCTTACCTACTTGATAAAGGGAAATTCGTTCAAAACTGAGATCAAGAATCTCTTCTCTATCTGCTTTACCTACCCATCCAATAATATTAGTAGCTATCGGAAATAAAATATCCGTGTCTTTATCGTATCCATTTTTGCCTGCGTATGCCATAGAATCACTTCCTCCGTAAAATTACCTTTTACCAGAATGAATATTTCGTTCTAATTGAAGGTGTTTCTACACTTTTTGCAGGATTTTCCAGCATCGCGGCCTTCGCCGTGATTTCATCGATACTCTTCTGGAAATCCTGTAGCTTCTTCAATTCGCTTTCGATGTCCAGTTTCACTTCGACATTCTCGATAAACCCCATATCCTCAAGACATTTGCAGTAGCCAGCAATCTCGTTATAGAAGATGTGGTCGTACTCTTCCAAAAGCGTATGCCCGTCAAACAGCTTTACTTGCCATGCAATTCCAAATGGAGCTTCTTTCTCGTAATGAGATTCAATAGCATAATACTTCATTATGTATTCTCCTTACTTGATGCCGTACTTTGCTTTGACTTTCTTCAGAGTCTCACTCTTGTTGTGATAGTCATCGCGAGCCGCCTGATAAGCAGTCATCTTCTCTGCAAGAACACGCTTTGCTTCGGCCTCTGCAACGTCAGCTTCTGCCAGCTCCTTATTCAAAACAAAGCCGCTCGTCTTGATACCATCAATAAAACCATCCATGCGATCCTTCTTGACACTCTTCTCGCCCATTGCACCAGTGTCAGTGTTAAACATCTTTACAATAGAATCCTCAACACCGGCGATATTGTAAACATAAAAATACTTAGCCATAATTTAGTCCTCCTCGACTTTTTCAAATTTATAAATAGTGTTCTCGGTCTGGACAATAACATTTTTCTTGTCACTTGAGATGTAATAATCAACAACACAAGATGTGTGCATCGCGCCCGGATAATCATGTCCCTCATTATCTTTGATATACCAGAAACCAGCTGATTCTCCACTCTTCAGACGCACGATCTTCATGGTCATGCCAATCCAAGTGGGATACCAGCCGTCGTTTCGAGTGCGGCCAGTTACCAGTGAGATTGCGTTCGCCAGCTTGTACTGATTTTCCGTAATCTCATCATCAATCGGATTTTTATGAGTCAATGCAGCATTCGGCATCTTCTCAATTGTGCGTGTCAAAAGAAGCATGAAATGCATAAACGCATCATGTTTTTCTTCTTCAACATCGATTTCTGCGTACTTGCCCATCCGATACAGAAGCTCGGACGTATCGATTGTCTTTCCCATAAACACCTCGATTACTGTTTTCCAGTAGATCCAAAACCGCCAGCTCCACGCTCAGTTTCGTCCAATTCGGAAACTTCTTCAAAATCAGCCTGCCAGAATGGAACAACTGCCATCTGAGCAATACGGTCGCCATGAGTAATCATCTGCGGGATGTTGGAGTGGTTATGTAGCGCAACGATATATTCTCCACGGTAATCCTGATCACAAATGCCAGTTTTGTTCGCAGGAGCAAGTCCCAACTTAGTTGCCATACCGCTGCGAGCATAGATAGCGACATACCAACCTTCCGGCGGAGCCATTCGTAGACCAGTATGAACCTTAACGGTTTCACCCGGCTGAATCATGATGCATCGGTCACCATTCTTGTTTACCATCGTTGCATCATCAAAACCAATATAAGCGTACAGGTCTGCACAAGCAGCGTTTTTTGAGCCATAAGTCGGCAGATGAGCATCTTCATGCAGTTTATTGATTTTAATGTTGGGGCGATACGGCATCCGACTCCAGCCATAGCCAAAATTAGTAGTTGCGTTTCCTAAATCCATATTATTTTCCTTTCTCTTCTGGAGTCCACCAAAGGACTGGATTATCTTTCCCTGCGCTCCTCCAAATATCAATCACCCTCTGATTTGAGCTTCCCATATATGGAAGAGAAATATCTTTTTTCGCCTCAATAAAAGGACCATCAACAAGAACTGTTGTGTATGAAAAAATGTTGACAAGAATGACGCTATCCCATGATTCCATCCATTCTTGTCGCAGTTCTTCATATGTGTACCCCGTCCATAACCAGATATCTTTTTTTCGCCCAAACTCTTTGTAAACACATTTGCAGATACGAAAGATTGTAGTTCTATTCTCCGGCAAGAGTGGATCTCCACCAGTGAGAGTCAGTCCCTGAATGTAATCAGGTCGAAGTAAATCTACAATTTTATCAAGTGTTTCATCTGTGAATGGCTGACCACCATTCGGGTCCCATGTAGTAGGATTCTGGCAACCGGGGCAATGGTGGTTGCAACCCGCACAGAATAACGTGACTCTTACGCCCGGACCATTCGCTATATCACATGGGACAATCTTCATATAATTCATCAGTATTACCTCGTGCTTTATTGATTTCATTTGCGGCAGCTTTCGCATCATTTTCTGTGTCATAAATATTACGAATGTAATACTCAAAATCAGGATCGATATTGTCCTTTACGTTAGTTCCTTCTAGTTGAATAGATTCTTCTTCTACCGTTAAATTGCCATCTTCGTTAATCCTTGCTCCGATGTTTACTCTCTTGATTTTACATTTTTTGATTCGATATGCGTCTTTTACAATCTTTTTGTATCCAAGGCAAATTGGGCAACGCCACTTTTTCTGAGTACCGTCAAAGAATGTTATATTCACATTTCCGTCGGTATCACATTTATTACAGTTTTTGTCAGCATTCTCTCGCTCAATAATCCATGCAAAGCTTCCGGGAACGTGCTTTAAATTAAAGCTAGTATCCATTTTAAATCACCTTTGTCCATAGACTCACACATACGATAATAAGAATATTCAGTGCAACGACAGTCCACTTTACATATTTAAGTTTGATGTCATACATTACAGTATTACGTAAAAAATCGTATAGAATTTCTTCAGAGCGTATAATTGCGGCTGTAAGAATCAAAACGATATACGATTTAACAAGCAGCCAAATAAGCTCAGCCAGCATCGATTAGCACCTCCTTGATTGGAATAACCTGACCATCAACGTAGTAGCACATCTGACCGTGCTCATTATAATAAGGAGACATGTAGCCGTAAGCATGGTTGCCTCCACTTTTACTGAACAAGTAATACATAACGTGTGTATCCTTGTCGTACACCACAGGAGTGTCACCAATACGATAGAACCAGTCATTCTCTTTGGCTACATTCCCTACTGAGTCTTTCACACTTGTACTGCATCCAGTCAGTATAATCGCTGCTAGAAGTACGCATACGGCAGTATTTTTGAAAGTCTTAACCATACTTTTCCTTTCTGTTAAAAGCGGAATTCTATCAAAATCTGTAAAAAATTTATTACGATAATACGTTGATTAAATTTAGCAAAATCAGGATTTTTTCTCCTCCGGCAGATACCGCCAATAGTCAGGTTCCTTAACAGCATAAAGAACTCCAATTTCGTGCCATCCAACATAAGAACTCAGAACTGCTGTATCCTCTCTACCATCTTTGTATCTGATCTGGCACTGTACACCATACTTCGGCAACTCAATATTTGTGCTTTTCCAACCGTCGTTTTCTTCCGGCCAGTCAATTCTAGCTCCGCAATTTCCGCAGTATCCGTTCTGGTTTCCATCTTCGTTATAAAGGTACTCACCACTGCCACAGCACTGACAGGAGACGATACCATCTTCTGTAAAAGGATTGTTAATCATTTTTAGCCTCGATTTTTTTCCATCCAATGAAATCACAAATACAAAGCTTCTCTGGATCGCACCGATGAAGCAGGAATTTGTTCTGTCCAGAAAGCCTAGACCCGCTAGACATTTCAACGGGTTTACACCCATCTTCAAACATTCCTGAAAGAGTCCATTTCTCAGCAATAGATAAATCAACATCATTTTTAATGATATCGCGATTGCATCCACGGCATTTAAAGATTTTTACGTATTTCTTTTCCATATCAATTACTCCTGTGGATCATCGGGCAAAAACATCCAACGAGTTGGCTCTACACGACACCAATTACGGTCAACAATATCATACCAGCGCCCATTCTCGTGATAAAATACTACCGCCTTCCCCATTTCTGGGTCATAAGCAAGAACAGGCTCGCTTTCACAAGTCTTTGGATTAGTTTTGGGCAAATCTTCTTTTACGCTAATCCACGAATCACTGCCAAAGGTTTCTGCTGGGAAAGTCTTGCAGAATACGCCTTGTTCGTTTTTCAAAAGAATACGTTCAGCCTGATTGAATACATCATCAGGAACAGAAAGTTCAATTGTTCCGTTGTTTTTCTTTGCAATTACGTTAATAATGAACTCATCCGCATCCATATTAGCCAGCCTTCTCTTTCTCTTTGTCATCAAAAAAAGATTCGTAATCAAACCACTGATCTTTGATGATATTACCGATGATTTTCACAGATTCTCCTCTTTTGATAGCTGCACGGATATATTTTCCTTTTAGTGATTCAAGTTCAGAACAATCAACAACATCTAAAATCCTTACGATAGCTTCAGCTCCGCCTTCATAACCTTCAAAATTTGCGTCATTCCCATCTTTAATAGACTCTCCGTTGATGTAGTATTTTCTACCGATAGAAGGGCCCATGTAATTTACTCCCCATCCATCACCTTCTAAAGTGAGTGAAAGAGAAAGCCATCCGTAATCTTTTATTCCAAAAGATACATTTTTAATGTATGCGTTTCTTAGCTCGTATCCATTGGCTTCAAGAAGATCTTTTGTCAATTTCTTCATATTTGCACCTCACAAAACGGCACTTTTATAAAGTTGAAAACAACCCCGCATTCCCCTCGATAGAGAACATAAATAAATCTTCCGAATCCATATCGTAAACTTCTTTACAAGACCATTTACGAATTGGAACCATATCGGTCTCTCGTTTTTCGTAAAGAGTAACGGAAGCAGGTTCGTACACAACAGTCAGTTTATACTTATCGTCAGGTTCTTGTTTTCCATACAGACGTTCATTCATAAAGTCATCTGTTTTGAAATGATTCAGAATTTGAAGTCCGTATCTAATTGCCTCTTTTAATGCATCATCTTTCGTATCATATTCAGATACAAGAGCTTCTCTACCGTCAATCGTGATGCCGTCATAAAAGTTTGTAAAAACGCCCCATAGTTTCATAAAGTACCCCACTTTTCTCTACCACAAGTGTCACAGACGAAGTGCCATTTATCATACCAACTATGTTTTGCATCGTAGAGCATCACACCACCACATCGGCTGCATTTAGGAAGAAACCAACAGAGTAGACGTTTCAAGAACTTAATCATCTTTGCTCCTTCTTCTCAATAATATCAGCTCTTTCCATAGTCTCGAAGAAATCTTCCATAATGGCATCAGCCATCTTACCAGGAATTTCAGGAAGATCTAGTCCAAAATCTCTAAAAGCACAGTGTAGGCAGCCCCATGGAGTTAAGGCAAATTTTTCATAAAAATCATCATCAGGATTGTTTTCTTTTGAGTCCAACGTATTCGTCTCGTATTCAAACTGTCTCACTTCATTCTTGGTAAGCCATTTCTGCCACTTGCCACAAATAGAGCAATACAGACCAATCTGGCTACCTTTACTCTGGATAAAGAAAGATTTACTGCCACACTTACATTTAAAGTCCACCTCAGCCACCTGCCTTTTCTGCATTGTGAATCATGCAGTTCATGTTAGGATGCGCCTTCTCAAAGCGATGATGTGCCTTATTCATGGCATCGTTTTGATCCTGTGCCTTAACCATGTATGTATTGAATGCCTGATGCCCATCATCGTAGTACATTACTTCAACAGACCAATAATCCATAAGACTCCTTTCATGCCACCACACCCACCCTGCTTGTTTATTTACTTACCTCGGCTACCCTTAATGAATCGTTCCAGAAGAACTAGAGCCAGCCAGATGCCTGTCGCCACTTTAACGGTAAAAGTGATATTCAGCAGCTTAAAAATCAGCCAAATGATACCAGTCGTGATAATCCACGAGGTAAAATATGTAGCTGCCAGAATCAGAATGATTCCCAGAAAAGAACCAAGTGCTTTGAAAAATTTATTCCATGCGTTCAATTTATCGCCTCCATTTCTAACGATAACACGTTATATTTTATTAACGCATTTACGTTAAAATTTTCATTTTATAAAGCCTCGTTTACTCACCCTTGGTAACGACGGTATCAGCACCCTGTACGGTAACCCAACCATGCTTCAGACGAGCTTCTGCTTCTTTCATCTGAATCAGTTCAGGAGTAATAGACTCCGAGAGCACCTTGTTTGCATCAGCCTCGGCCTGTGCTTCGATCATCTTAACGTCAGCTTCCGTCTGTGCCTTAACCTTGTCGGTCTCTGCCTGAGCCAGAGCGGTCTGCTTATTTAGCTCTGCAATCTCTGCATCCTGCTTTGCCTGCTCCTTGGCACGAATCTTCTGCATCAGGGTATCGTCAGGCTGTGCGTCAACAATCAGTGCGGAAGAAACATTGATTCCATATTCTGCGGTCAGCTTCTCATTTAGATAGTTGGTGATTGCAGTATTAACACCTGCACGATCATCGGAATAAATCTGCATGACACTGAACTGAGGAGTAACTTCCTTGACGTAAGCAATAATATCGTTCTGAATCTTACTCTCCATCAGGCTCTCGCCATCCATGCCACCAAACTTGGTATACAGTTCAACAACATGCTCCGGCAAGAAGTTATAATTGACAGTCAAGTTGATTGCAATCGTACCGCCATTAGCAGGGGCATCGATGTGCCAATCTGCGTGTTCCTTTGCGCCATAATCGGAGGGAGCGTTAGAAAATACCACTCGCTGCTGAGTAATTGGAAACTCAGACACATGCTTCAGAGGACTCATAAAATGCCAGCCCTGAGAAATAGTCTGCTGCTCAACACCCTTTGCAGAATAAACAACACCAACATAACCAGTATGTACTCGCTCGGTACAAAGCACCGCACCGACTGCAATGAGGAATGCAACGAAAATTGCCATAAATTTCTTCATAAGTATCTCCTTAGTCTTTATAGTTGTCTTTCAGAATGTAATATGCGATAACCCATACAATCACAAAGAAAACAATGATTTCTTTCATAAATAATCCCACCAACCCACCACTTATATTCAAATTTTATTCCATACTCTCTTCGAGTTCTTTGTAGCTAATTCCACTCGTCAGTCCCGGAGACTCTTCACTATCCGTTCCTTTGAAATGCGCTCCAACAACACTAGGATGCAAATATTCAATCATTGCAAAATTAGCAACATCAATGAGCCATTCTGTATTTCCTGTCTCTAAATACTTTTTGACTCTTGGATAAATTTCCTTTACAGCTTGAGCCAAATCTGGATATGTCTGATTCATCCAACCATATTTATAATGAGATACCAAAATACGATTCTGCATCTTTTTAACAAAACCATTATCCCAATCTCGCTCTAAAATCTGTTGTGTAGTATCCATATTTTATCCTTTGTTTAATTGTCGCTCAGGTGAACTACTCGATCTCGAATTTCCTGAGTGCGACCCTGATTCCAGAACTGAGTGCCGATAAATCCGCAGGTACGTCGTGCAACATTCAGTTTATTCTGGTCACGATTACCACAGTTCGGGCATTCCCAAACGAGCTTACCGTTATCTTCAACAATCTTAATCTCGCCGTCGTAACCACAAACCTGACAATAATCAGATTTGATATTCAGTTCTGCGTAGATAATGGTGTCGTAAATGTACTTAATAACACTCATCACGGCAGGAATATTGTTGGTCATATTAGGGCACTCGATATACGAGATGGCTCCGCCGGGAGACAGTTGCTGAAACTCAGACTCAAACTTCAGCTTCTTGAATGCATCAATATGCTCACGAACTACGACATGATAGCTATTGGTGATGTAATCATGGTCGGTTACATCTGGAATGATGCCAAAGCGCTTTTGCAGGCACTTGGAGAACTTGTAGGTGGTGGACTCCAGAGGGGTGCCGTAGAGGCTGTAATCAATATTTTCTGCTGCCTTCCACTCACTGCACTTGTCGTTCATGTGTTGCATAATCTCAAGAGCAAAAGGTTTTGCTTTATCATCAGTATGGCTCTTACCGGTCATGTACTTTACACATTCATACAGACCTGCGTAGCCTAAACTGATGGTTGCATATCCGTCAAACAGCAATTTATCAATCTTCTCGCCCTTCTTCAAACGTGCGATTGCACCATGCTGAAAATGAATTGGACTCACATCAGAAGGCGTACCCATCAATCGCTTGTACCGAATCTGAAGTGCCCGATGGCACAGCTCAAGACGTTCATCAAAAATCTTCCAAAACTCAGAAACATCCTTCTTAGAGCTACAAGCAACATCAACCAGATTGATGGTGACAACACCGGCATTAAAGCGACCATAATACTTGTGGCCCTTCTCCCAATTCATGGCACCAGAAATATTCTCGGTGGTTCGATCAGGAGTCAGGAAGCTGCGACATCCCATACAGGGGTAGCAAGCACCTTTGTACTCCAGCATCTTCTTCTCGGAGATATAGTCGGGCACCATCCGCTTGGCGGTGCACTTGGCGGCCAGCTCCGTCAGATAGTAATACTTAGAACTATCTCGAATGTTGTCTTCTTCCAGCACATAAATCAGCTTTGGGAAAGCCGGAGTAATCCATGCACCTGTCTCATTCTTCACGCCTTTAATGCGCTGACGAAGGACTTCTTCAATGATAATTGCAAGGTCATCACGGGTCTGGCCTTCAGGAACTTCATCCAGGTACATAAAAATGGTAATAAAAGGAGCCTGCCCGTTGGTGGTCATCAAAGTAATAACCTGATACTGAATAGTCTGAACGCCTGCAACGATTTCTTTATGTAAACGCTTCTCTACAATTCGATTGACAGTCTCCTGATTTGGCATCTTGTCAATCTCATTGTTTTGAATCATGTCGCAAAACTCCTCATGGACTTCACCCGCAATCTTTTTTCGAGAGACATCCACGAAGGGAGCCAGATGAGACAGAGTAATACTCTGACCACCATACTGATTTGAAGCAACCTGTGCAATGATCTGGGTTGCAATATTGCACGCTGTAGAGAAGCTGTGCGGTTTGTCGATTCCTGTACCAGAAATCACAGTGCCGTTTTGCAGCATATCTTCCAGATTGACTAACGAGCAGTTAAACATGTGCTGGGCAAAATAGTCGGAATCGTGGAAATGAATTCGGCCATCATAGTGAGCGTCCACAATATCTTTTGGAAGAAGCAGATTAAAGCTCAGATCTTTGGAGACTTCGCCAGCCATATAGTCACGCTGTACGCTATTCACAACAGGATTTTTGTTGCTGTTCTCCTGCTTGACCTTTTCATTATCTACATCACAGATGGAAAGAATTTCGCCATATGCTCGCTGCTTCTCACGAATCTCCTGCCGAAGAATACGCCAGTGGCTATAAGCGTCAGCCACATCCGAAAGAGGGCTATTTTTCAACTGGTCAATAACCACATCCTGAATCTGCTCTACAGACATCGCATCAGGGATGTCTGCGATGTAGTCTGCAATAGCGTTAGATACGCGAGAATCAACTCCTCCAGTCGTATTCGTCATCGCCTTTTCAATCGCATTTACAATCTTACTTTTGTCAAAAGGAACTTTCGTTCCATCGCGTTTAATCACATATTCCATGCAATCACCTCTTAATCTTCCAACCAACGATTTTCGGCCACATAAAAAACTCCGACCACAGCTACAATCAATGCGATCCAAAATACATAAAACCAAATCACTCGTGTACCAGCTGCAGAAATCATATAATCTCGTGCTTCTTCAATGTTTTTGTCCTTAATGAATTGTGCATCATGTATACTTTCGTCGCTCAAATTTGCAAACAACGTACCATCATAATGAACATCTTTGACATAAAACTCGAATTTCACATGAGAACTGACTTGTACAGTTGTCAGATACTTGCTGGATGGCATTTTGATGTCACCATACTCAAATTCTTTGCCAAGAAATGTAATATTCTTAGAATTATGTTCTTCTGAACTGTAATAATCCCAAGTCCAGTACGTTTCGACTCTTGTTTTTGTATGGCCTTTGCTATCCGTAGTAGTGACAGTTCGTGTATGCATCGTGTAATGCTTTTCTTCGCAATAGATATACATCCACTGACCGTCGATACGTGGATCGCTTACGGTATCTACTGCCTCTAGTGTGCCTTGGCAAAACGCATTGCCTACGTTGGTTCTCATTCCATAATCGAACATATTTTCGGACTCAATCGAAATTGCTGTATTATATTCTTTTTTCTGCTCAAGCGAATCTCTGGTGATATTTCCAGCGATAACGCTACCAAGTATCAGCATAATGAACACAATACCAACACTGACGATCAATTCACGATAAGTAATTTCGGCATTACCGATTTCCAAAAAGGTCCCCGACTGCCGGTGCCGCCTCATTCCCCTCATAGGACAGATACTCATAATCCTGAACCTCATATCCAGTCAGACCCAGCAGAAAGGAGTTCGGAAACTTACGAACACTCTGCTTATATTCCTTCACGACACGATTGTAATCGCCACGATAGTTTGCAATCAAATTTTCAGTGACGGATAACTCGTTCATAAGCTCCTTGTAGTTATCACTGGACTTCAGTTCAGGATATGCTTCCGCAATAGCTGCAATCTGAGTCGTAATTTCTTGAGCGGTCTGGCCGGAAGTGCCACGAGCATTCACAACATCCATCAAAGTCTGATACTCATGTTGGTCATAAGCCTTGACGGTTTCAACCAGATTTGGAATCAGATCTACTCTGCGTTTCTCTTGATTTCCAATGCCAGACTTAGCTTCCTGAATCTGCTCTTCATAAGAGATGGCCGTGTTCTTAGGCCCCTGCACCATAAAGGTTATGCCGATAACGGAAATCAACACGACACAAATAACGATAATAGGTAACTTCCAGTTGTATCTCATTTATGTAAACCTCTTAAAACTTGACCTCATCGGCATAAACTTTAGAGTTTAACATCGAATGGTCAACCTTATTAACTCCTTTGTTATTCGGAGACATAGTATCATTATGAACACTCGGAACCACGGCAGTTTCAATGTTTGGAGCATGGATTTCTGGACGGAAAACCAAATCATCCGTATAATCAGGCTTTGCATGACGAGGAATGTAATCCGGCATCGTAGTCAGCTTATCATTAGCCTCATCAGGAATCTTCTTTAATGTATCTACGACACTTTCAGCAACCTTCTGCTGTTCCTCTAAAAGCCGGATTTTATAGTCCAAATAATAACGTGCCTTCATTAAATCTTGAAGCGGGGAATTACCATCTTTGTGTCCTGCCCGGCTCAGATACTTACCAACATTCCAGAGATAAGCATCCTCGTCTAATTGCCACTCTCGCAGCACTTTAATTGCTTCATAGGGATTGTCTGCACCGCCGTAATGAGCCGGGTGCTCGACATTCTTCTTAATTTCGTCAAGTGTTTCCATCAACGACCTCCTTGTTCTTTTCAATAGGTTTATAAACATCTGCCAACCGAGGATGACGGCCACAGCAGCCACGACCTTCTGGGCAGAACGGATACTTCGGATTGGCCTCGCAAGAAGGAACCATCCAGTTTGCTACTTCAGGACAAACCTGTACAACTTCCTTCTTCATTTTTGTAAACATCTCGCGGATTTCTTTTTGAGCCCTGGAGCAAAGCCGCAGATGACTCATCTCAATCAAAGCACGAGCGTTCATCGTAATATAAAACTCTGTGCAGCAAGCATTCGGAAGAACTGCACGAGCATCTTCGTTTTTTGCGTTGTGATACTTCTTGAGAATCTGATAATCGGTATCAATGTCAGACATCATATTATCGAAAACATCAGCATCCTCACCAGTAAACGGGTTCACATACTTGAACCCATCCTCGCTACAATAACGCTGACTGCGGCAGCTCATGCTAATATGTCGATGGCGACTAATCTGTGCCAGAAGTGCTCGGCTTACATCTTTGACGTAGAACGTAAAGTTGATGTGCTCAAGCACAGAATAATGACCGCTCGCCTTACATCCCTTGGCAATCTTATAATCGTCAGTCATTGAAGAATCGTAACAAATACTCGCAGCTTCCTCCACAATACCTAAAGGATTCTTATCACTTGTAGGAACAACTCGCTGTGTGTACGCGATCAAATCAACAGTCATTCAACTCTCCTTAATATTCGTCCTGCCAGTTTTCAGGAATGTCGTTCTCACCAATTACGATACAATTTCTAGGTGCGACATTTAAAGTGTACTTTCCGTTTTGAATCTTAATCATTACGTTCATAATGGAGACAACTTTATGAATACTCCAAAGAACTCCGCGACCATTTCGAGTTCTAGCTCTAAGAACTGTGTCGCCAACATGAATCTCTCTATTAAGAATATCGGTTACCATTTAATCCTCCTTTATTTTAGAAGTGCAAACTTAAACCAATCTGGGAAGTTGGATACTGAAATCCCATACTTGATAAGGCAAGACAGCAGCCACAACGCAATCATGATTCCGACCGCAATAAGATAATCCTTAAAAATCTTAATGAAAGCGATCCACATCTTAATCCTGTCTCTCATCTACCTCACCTCTTTCAATCAACTCATCCACAGTAACCTCTCCACAGAGAACTTGTTTAAGCTGCTCTTCTGACAACTGATATGTAATCGGATCTCCACACTCAGTAGGATATCGAGCCAAGGTTCTATAATATTCTGCAAGGGCTCGTTCTTTACGTCCCTGTTCACGATGGTCAATACCAATCATATCGCCCCACCTCCTTCCTCAAGTTTTTCGCTCTTACCAGTCACGACATATACATCATCTTCGAGATCTTCTTTGAGAATTTTTACGATATTAAATGGTTGTGGAAATGGGTCACCTTTATCTGTACATACAAGATAAAAAGTATCCGCCTCACCTATCACATCATAAAAATAACCTTTTCGCATTAAAATGACTTGATTCAAGCACTCCACGCAGTAACAAGCATAATAATCCGTTCTGAAGTACATCCTCATTAGGACTCCTTGTAGGGTTCCATATCACCCTTCCAAATCTGGAAATAAGGATGTGCGTCAATGCCGTAAACCTGCCCCTTCATGCCGGTGCTGGTAATCTTGTAAGGCTTTCCGTCTTCAAGGCTATTGATAAAGTCCTGATACTGAGAACTCATCTTAAAGAAATCCTTCTTTCCTTGAATCCGCTTTACCTTAATGGTGACCTCATCACCAATCTTTGGCTCCCATTCCTCTGCGGGCATTCCAGCCAGAAAGTCGGGACCACCGGCCTTTTTGATTCGCCGGGCAAGGATTCGTGCCTTACGCTGCTCTCTGCGCCGGTCTTCTCGATTCATCGAATTACTCATATTCTGTTCCTTTCAGCTTATCAAAGTAGGGATCGCCGTCTCGCTTCTCTAATAAGTTGAGCTCCCCGGCGGAGCCTACAGAATACAAACGAAAATTTTTAAAAATCTCAGCACCTTTAATAGTGGCTAGAGATGTGATTATGTACAATATATTGTGCTCTTCTGTGCCATCCGTAAGTTGAACTTCAAGTCGTTCTTTCTTTGGGATAGCTAGTTTTTTAAAATCATTCATTTTGGCATTATGTATGCTTTCTCATTTTTTCGATAGCAGTCAAAAATATTTGCAATAACGTCATAGCATCTACTTTCGGAGTTATAGCTGCCAAGAACAATTCCACGCTCACCCATGCCCTGCCTTGCATAAACATTAAGGCTTGCGGTATCAATGATTGCCATGCGGTCAAGATTTATAATCTCTCCATCTAGCGTTAAAAGTAGCATTTTAATCCTCCGGCATATCGAAGCTAATACGGTTTTCACAAAGAGCAGTGTTAATCTCTTGAATTACATCCTTTGCTCGTTCTCTTGTTTTGTAGAAACCAAGCATTATCCAGTTACTTGTATCATTGCAATACGCTCTAATAACTGTCGTATCGTCTACAATGCAAATTCCAAAACATTTACTGGTATCAACAATTTCGGCTCGATGCTGCGTCAAAATAAACATTATAAAACCTCACAAATCAGCAAGCTGTGCAGGAGACCAGATATCTGGAATATCCCAATCTTCTTCCGATTTTCCATTATAAATTCCGTAGAAATATCCTTCGGACGGTACATAGACGATCCGTTGCCAGCCATTCATTCCGTGTGACTCCTTTGGTTCAAAATCACGAGTCAAAATTCTACGTCCACCATTGCTATAAGCGGATGCCTTTGTAGGAACTTCAACACATTTGTTATCCAGAATCCGAAGAATGTGCTTAATGGACTTCTTAGAAAGATTCATAGCTTTCTCCTTAGCCGTAGCTTACTTCGTTCTTATCATCTCGGAATCGTACAAACGTCGGGAATTGCAGAGACTCAAGGCCAGTCTTTTTGTCCATCGTGACCTCTTTGTACTTACATTCCACAATCTTACCGATGTAATTATCGGGATTCGCCCACACAGCAGCTCTCGTAGCATCATCAAAACCGGAACCAACACGAAGTTCGTTACCCTTGTAGTCAACAACAAGAGCGCCCATCGTACCAGCCAGACGGTTCTGACCTTCCTCAATCGCTGTGATTCGCAGATCGACCGTATAGAATCGCTTGATTTTGAGACATCCGTTGTGACGAGCCCGGCGATAAGGGACATCCGTGTTCAACATAAGACCTTCCCAATCGTGTTCGACAGCATAATCAAGCCACTTCGGAATCACACTCTGGTCAGTACCTTCATATACCATTGGAACAATTTCAATATTCTCAAGGTGCTTGCGAGTAATCTCTGCGCGAAGACAATTTAACCCAATACGGCGAATTTTATATGGGATAGTACACTTTCCACGGTCGAACTCTACAACAGGAATCACATCAAAAATCACAAATTTGATTCCAGTCTTGTCCTTGTTATCAGAATTAAGTAGGCCAGTGCCATAACGAAAAGCCTCTCCGTCCGACATTCTTTCTGGGTTCTTGTAGATCAGCTCACCATCAAACACCCACGCATCTCGCCTTGAGGCGTCTTCGTCGTATAGAGCGAGCAGATCATTCTTTATATGGTCGAGCCCTTTAAACTTCTGAGCCTGCCGAGAGATGAGCTCGCCTTTATACATGGTGCCCCTATTGCCATTCATCTTCTGGCTCAAACTGAACCAAATGCCATCCTTCAGCTTTACCTTATCAATCGGATATCCCTGTTGGACCTCCCAGACTGGAATAATCTCTTCGCCGTACACTTTATTGATGGTCGCTGCCTCGACTCCAATCGGCAAGTTCTTAGTGAACAGTCGCTTCAGAAACTCTTCGTATTCAGGATTTTTATGTAAATAATTCTGGATTGTTACAATGGATGCATCAGAGCCAGTATTATGCCCAGCACCCATAGTATAAAGGTATCCGCAGCTGAGATACTGAATATCGATATCAGGCTTTGCCGTTACCTTCTTGTTGATCTTTGCATCAGACAGGCCAGTCACAATCGCTGGGTCAAGCAGGAATTTGAAGAATGCCATTAGCTCGTCAGCTTCATCTCCAAAATCCTTACGTGCATCCAACAAAATGCGGGTCTTGTCCGTCTTTTTCTTTGCTTTCTGCAATGCCTTAACCATCGCATCAAGCTTACCTATGAGCTCTTTATCTGTCATAAAGCCTCCTTGCGTATCCTGTGTTATATAGTTATAGCTAATAAAGAAAGGCTTGTCGTTACGAGCAAGCCATTTCTTTCCAGTATCCTGTATTATATAGTTAAAGAGAGAATTTTAAGCCTCCGGGATGGAGACTTTTTATAACTATATTATACAGGATACTCACATAATTGTCAATGCTTTTCTGCAAATTCTTTCCGTAAAAATTCCTTCAGGAACGTCCGCTTGTATGGTACTCTCGAAGTCTTTACAGCCCGATCAAGAGCATGAGTTTCGGCGCAAATCACACAATACTTCTTGGCACGAGTGATGGCCGTATAGAGCCATTCTCTCGTCAGCATCAAGTATGCAGAGTTGTCCATACCAACAATCACATACGGAGCCTCACTGCCCTGCAGTTTATGACAACTCAAAGCATAAGCAAGTTCAAGCGTTGCCCAAATGTTATTCCCACCAAAGTAATGAGGAATGAAAATCGTTCCCCACTGGTCAAAATCAACCAGGATAAAACTACTCTCAATCTTTCGGATAATGCCACGGTTTCCGTTGAACACCGGACACTTCTCTTCTTTTTTCTTTGTCTTGAGATTGTATGTGTGAAGCTCATAGTTGTTCTTGTTGATGATGACCTGATCGCCCTCACGCAGAGTATACACCCTATCCTTGCCATCACCATAGATTGTGACCTTTGCTTCTGCTTGACCACGGCTCGGATTCACAATTTCCTGAATAGCATTATTGACTTCATAGGTGCAGATACTGCCACGAAGCTTCTGTGAAAGTACAATCTGAATCTTCGCACTATCATTCCCTACCTTATTATATAAGGTACGGTACTGATTGATGATGTGGTTGAATGACTCACTTGCATCCTTATAGATATCAAGCTCCAAGTCACGAAGTTCACCACGAACCTCATTGCCAGCCCAGCCATAAGGAACCAACTGTGTAGCATTACGAACCTTGATGCTCTCCGTAATAATTGCAGACTTAGTTGCCTGACGATGGATCTTAGTCAAACGAGCTACAGGAACAACCTTAGATGCAAGCATATCTTTGAAGATGTTGCACATACCGATACTCTCAAGCTGGCCGTCATCACCAATCATGATGAATCGCTTGCCGGTCTCGATTGCCTGAATCAAGTCATAGAATAACTGAGCTCCAACCATAGAGGTCTCATCCAGAATGATAATGTCTTCTTCAAGAGGATTGCCCTTGTTATGGACGAAACCACCATTCTCAATATCATAACCAAGAAGACGATGAATGGTCTTACCGTCCTGACCAGTAATCTCCTGCATACGAGCTGCGGCACGACCAGAAAGTGCAGTCTGAGCAAAAGACTTACCACGAAGAACCTTTAAGACACCAGCGACAACGGTACTTTTACCGCATCCACCAAGACCTGTGACGATAGCAATATTGTTAGAGCATACCTTTTTAATAGCATCTCTCTGCTCTTCAGTGTACTCGATACCAAGTTCATCCTCGGCTTCATTGATTGCTACGTCCATATTTCGACCAATCGGATCAACAGGTGCATCCGCCAGTCGCTTGATTTCCTTTGCGATTTCATCTTCCAGATTCCACACTCTAGTTAAAGCAAATTCCTGACGGTCATCACTCCACCAAAGCGTTTCACGGACATCGTGCAGATGGAAAAGTGCCCTTTTGATGACTTCTTGGTCACCCTCATTCAAATCAAGTTCCTTGATGCAGCTATTGATTGTCTGGTTTGCCGGGATAATAGAGTTTCCTTCTTCGGCACGGGCAGCAAGAAAATGCATGACGTAAGCTTCGATTCTGAATTGCGAATTGTGCTTTAAGCCCATATTCAAAGCAAGAGCATCAGCTTTTTTCCAGCCGATTCCATACACATCATCGATCAGGACGTAAGGATTCTCCTCAATCTTTTTTACCAGAATGTCTGCACCGTGATACTGACGAACAAGCTTTTCAATAGCACTAGAAGTCAAGCCATACTCAATCAGCTTTGTGTATGCTTCACTGTTATCAATGTTATTTTCAAAGGAGTCAATAATCTTTTGTGCTCGACCTTCCGTAATACCGCTAACAGTACAAAGAGACTTGATGTCACCATTCTTGATAATTTCATACGGATTGTCGGATGCTTCGTAAAGCATCTCAAACTGATGGTCAGTCAAGATAAAACGGAGAAAGCTTTTTTGTTCTTCCGGGTCAGTAATCTCTTGAAACTCATTCATATAGATGATTTTATACTGGTCACCAAACTTTTCATGATGAACATACTCACCACAGAACGAATAAGTTTTATTCATATCGAGACTAGGAACGTTGCCTTTTAGCCGGAGGTCACTGTATCGACTCATAACAGGATTCCCCTGCTTGACTTTTACCACCTCGGCGGAGAAAGTGGCGAAGCCGCCGGGCTCCACCTCCTTTCCATCTTTCGGATAAAAGACTCGTTTTATCCTAATGTAGCAACGGATCATATTTTCATTAAATTTCTTATCTGCCACTTTATACCCCTCTTATTATGCACCTAATCTAAATTCTGTCAGTCCTCCGCACACTCTGCAATAAAACCATTTTGTGGTAAGCTCGCATTGTTCTGCGCAGTCAAACTTCCACTTCTGAACTTTTCTAACGACGCAACAATTCGTACAATGTATCTTAATTACAGTTTTATCTTTGTACCAATCAATTTTAAACTCAGGAAATTCACAAAGAACCTCTCCGTCAATAGTATATAAAACACCATTATATAAAACATCATTCATTGCTTTATCTCTCTATCATGCAGCCACTGTTTGTAAGGCTTCATCTTCTCAACAATGTACGAATTTTCTTTTCTCTTGCAAAGGATTGCAAGATCACTGCCCTTTGAAATTAGACTTGAATATCGTGCATACTGAGATGCCCAACAAATCATTTCAACAATACCACCTGTCGTGTAAACATGTAAGTATGCAAACTGGTTGCCACGTTTATCCTTCTTTTTTTGGATGTCTACGATGACACAAATAGCAGTTGCCTCACCGCCATCCTCTACAGTATCAAGACCAGCATCAATATAGGTGTAAGCATCCTTAATGGGATTGCTAGTCAAGAACATTGAAAGGGTTTCAAATTCCCACATGTGCTCGTCTTGCATATATTTTTCAGCAAACGCCTGCATAAAGGCATTCCGCTTTTTGTCTTTTTCTTTCTTTCGATTCTCCGCATCTGCCTCCCAGCGCACCCTTCTTGCCTTATTATATAAAGCAAGTCTAGTAGGCTTATCTTTAATATAATTTGTGTCAATCCCATATTCGTCTTTAAGAACAGAGATTTTGGGAAGGGATGCCATCTCATGAAAACTCTTCTCTTTATACTCGTTCTCAAAAACCATATTTGCAAAAGTGATTAAGATTTTTCTCTTGTCTTTTGTCGGGATAGCTCCCGCCTTAATCAACTTGACAACGTTTGAAGTTCCAATCTTGCCACCGTTTGCTCTCTGAACAAAGTCTGCCAATCCAGAATATGGACGGTCTGCAATCACCCCTGATGCGACACTCTCGCCCATTCCCTTAATGGCTTTCAAGCCAAACAGAATTGTGTGCTTTTCCGCATCGGCCTTAAATTCCATATTAGACTTGTTAACACTTGGAGGAAGGACCCGAATATGTAAACGATCACATTCATTGATGAACACACCCATTTTGCCAGAATCATCTTCTTTAGTAATCATACACGCCGCCATGAAATATTCAGTATAATGAGTCTTCAGGTATGCTGTCAGGTAAGAAAGAAGCCCATAAGCAACTGCGTGACCCCGGTTGAAGGAATAAGAAGCCTGTTTCAGGATCAATGCCCACATCTCAGAAATCTGATAATCGTTCCATCCTTTCTTGTGAAGACCATCTCTAAACTGGACCTCCAAGGATGCCATAACATCTTTCTTTTTCTTACCAATGGCACGACGAGCATTGTCAACCTCAGTTTCAGGGAATCCTGCATAACGAAATACTGCCAGAGCCTGTTCCTGATAAAGAAGAATGTACTGAGTCTTGGCAAAAAGCTGTTTGATATCAGGATGAAGTAGTTTGATAGTCTCTGGATGAAGCTTATTGGAACAATACGTCGGGAAGCTGTCCTTAGTACCAGGGCGGTTTGCTGCATTCACAACAATGATATCCTCGGCGTTGTCACATTTTGCTTCAACACACATCTTTCGAGCTTCAGCAGACTCCATCTGAAAAATACCAATTGTGTGTCCAGACTTATAAACTGCGTCGTAGACTGCCTTATCGTTTAGGTCGAGATGGTTGATGTCAACATCCTTCCAAGTTAGACCGGCCATCTTTAATGTGTCATCAATCGTGTCCAAATTTTCAAGACCAAGAAAATCCATCTTAACCAATGATAAGTCGTCCATTGCATTGTGCATTTCAAGCTGACACATCTGATTTCCTTCTCTATCCATACAGAGAGGACAATATTCAATGACAGGCTTAGGTGTAATCAAAGTTCCTGCAGCATGGCGACCCATACTCTTCGGTAAGCCTTCAAGCCGCATAACGTACTTAAACCACAGAGGGAACTTATCATACACATTAGAAAGCTGCTCGCTCTTTCCAAGAATGTCCTTCAATAGAACTTCCTTCTCAACTTCTTCTCCGAGATCATCCAATGTTTTCACGGTCGGAATCAACTTAGCAACTTCATTTCGCAATTCATACGGAATCTGCATATAATATGGGCTTTCTGGATCTTCATTCAGTACCTTGCCAATATCCTTAATGGCAACCTTTGTAGACAGAGAATTAAAAGTTGCGATTGGTGCTACACTCTCTTTTCCAAAAAGCTCTTCTGCAATAGAAACAAGTTCTTTGCGACGACGACGGCTAATATCAAAGTCGAAGTCTGCGAGACTCTTACGACCCTTATTTGCAAAACGAGAGAAGTCAAGATCCCAACGAACAGAATCAATCTGCGTAACGTTTAGCATAAATAGACATAGACAGTTTGCACCAGAACCACGAGAATAGCCACGAGGGATACCTCGTTCATCGGCCACCTTACAAAGCATATACAGCATGATGAAATAGTCGATGTAGTCAACATATTCCAAAACGTCAAGCTCCATCTCAATTCTGTCCCGCCGGGTTTGCTGTTCTTTTTTACTCATCCATCCGAATTTTTCATCGAAAGTAGAATAAACAAGGTAACGTAGATAATCCAAATGCGAATCAAACTTGCCCTCAATTTTCACTTCTGGCATCTGGTTTGGCTGACCAAGACCAATATCAATATCGTCAACCATATCTGCAATCTTCACAGACATTGAGCAGCCTTCTCGGATGAAGTCTTCATCAAACTGCTTTGAAAGTGTTCTCAGCACATCGTCTTCGGTCTGAAGATAACAGTCAACATAACTTTCTCCAACTTCTCGTCCTTCTCCAATTTCTACAAAAACTGAATGTGCATCAACATCTTCTTTGGAAAGCATATGAGCATCAGTTGTAATGGTATACGGAAGATTGTACTTTTTAATAAAAGCTGCAATTTTTGCATTAGCTTCAGCCTGATCTGGCGTATCATGAGACTGAACTTCCATAAACACGTCATCAAAGATCCATTTCAGTTTGTTCCATAACTGCCATGCCTCAGTCTCGTTTCCATCAACAAGCAATCTACTCATTCGACCAACTTGACAGGCCGTAAGACAGATGATACCTTTACCCCACTCGTTCTGTTCAATGATGTTCAAAGAAGTTCGAGGCTTTTTATACATGCCATCAACGCAAGCATTTGAAACAACCTTGAACAGATTTTTCAAACCGGTCTCGTTTTTTGCCAGCAGAACAAGATGATAACGAGGTTGTTTATAGTCTTTTGTGTCGGCTTTCTCTGCCTGATTATCTACTTCATAGACTTCACAGCCGATGATAGGCTTAATACCTGCTTCCTTGCAAGCCTTAACTTGGTCAACAAAAGAGTGCATTTTTCCGTGGTCTGTAACCGCGATTGCTTTCTGGCCGTTTTCTTTGGCAAAGTTTACAAGTTCCTTGACGGTAAGAATAGAGTCAAGTAACGAACCCTGCGCTGTATGTACATGAAGATTTACAAAATTATCTGACATCTATTCTCCTTCCACCATTAAAACTGATTACGTTCCTTTAGACGCTTAATCCAGCGCTTGCGCTTCTCGTTAGCAATCTTATCTGCCTCTACAGTGAACTTCCAAATTTTGTCTGCGTCATCATCAAAGTATGCGTAGATACAGTTCAATACATCACCGAATTCTTCTACGAGATTTTCGTAAGCTTCATTGATGCTTACCGGTGTTGGATTCTTCATATCAATTGCACGATAAAACTTTATTGCAGCCTTTGATAGTTCCGAACCTTCCTCTCCCATCTGAATGAGGATTTCTTTGCCGTCAATGTAATCAAGCACTCGTAAATTTTTGTCTTTAATCATTCTGTCTGCTCCTTATCTTCAATGGACACTCTCAAAGTTACAGTCTTACCGTCTTTTGTTGTCCATGTGTATCCACCAAAAGTTCTATTGTTGAACTGAGCTTCAGAAAGAAGCCAATCACGAACTGCCTCGATAGCTTCATCTGTGACACGAGTTTTATCTTTCCACTCGGTTCCATTCTTTTTAACAGTCCCTGCGTAAATACCAAACATACCACAACTTACATGATATTCACTCATCACTCTTCACCTTATCTCCAAACTTAATAATATCGTCGAAAAGCATCACATAGTCATCGGTGTACTTGTTGCCATGGAAATGGCCGAAGTACCAGAATGGTTTACAATCGTTAGGATAGCATTCGTATATATTATCAAAGAATATTTCAGTTGACTGGTCTACTGTGCTTTGATCAATACCACCGATAAACAATTCAGTTGGAATGAACCGGAATGGACAGGTGTGCGTGAGCATAACATCAATATCATCGATTTGAGGGTCATGTGTAATATTCCAGATCTTTTTCTTAGTCTTCTCATTAGGTTGCTCATCCGGCCACCAGTTCCATCCACGTTCCAACCGATAATATTTATCTACAGAATAGGCTCCGCCGCAAACAAGACAGTTCAGAATTTCCCTATCAGCAAGAATCCGGTAAACTTCGCCATCAATAGCAAAATACTGATTTGGATAATGTGGGTCATGCCACACTTTGCCGCAAATATCTCCACTGATTTCCTTTGTCTTATAGCCATCCTTACGAGACGGGCGGCGTTCGTGATTTCCATGAATACAGAATAAATTCGCAGGGATGTCCGCAGCAATGGTCTTAACTCTCCATTCGTTGATGTTATCCTTACCATAATAGTTTAGACTAACATCACCAAGACAGATGATCCAGTCGTTCTTTCCAAGCCTATGTTTTATGCAAAATTTATTTATCTTTAAGAGACGATTAAAGTCGCCATGAATATCGCCTGTAATATAAACTGCCATTTAATCCACCTCAACAAGACAGCCATTCTTTACAACTTTAGCTTTATCATCCCAATATTCATCAGCTCCAATCTTTCTAGGAGCAGTGCCAAAATGCTCTTTCCACTCAGGAAGACTCTCGTTGATTGCATCAAACTGAATACCCCAATCAAAGCAAGCCTCCATTGCATCATACAGAAGCTTTCCTTCCCGGCAAGTCCAGAGAATCAGACCAGCACCGTGCTTCTGTTCTTGAATTGCCTGGTAGATCACATTCCAGTTTGGTTCACCGATATCAGGATAATTATTCTCACAGAGAGTTCCATCAAAGTCGATAGCGATAGCACGCTTCCAATTTCTCATATCAAATCACCTCAAAATCAATAATCTGTGCCTGCGGAGTCACTTTATTTCCGTACTGATTCAAAGATAACCGGCATACAGCATTGATGTATTTTTCTTCTTGACCACCATAGAAATCATTGTTGATCCAACCAATCATCCGACCATTATCAGCAAAGCATACAAAATCAATGCCTTTTTCTTCATCAGAATACTTCCACATATTGCCGTTCTTGCCCATTGGGGCACATCCACTATGAATCAGCGGAATGTTTTTAATGTAGAAATACGGCTCAGAGATTCCCTGCGCCCAGATTTTATGCATCTCGTACATGGTCTTCGGCAATGCAACAGTCAGCCTACTATAGTCAAAATCAAAATCAACTACGATTGCCTTACTCATAGTGACATTTTTAAGCAGTTCGTCACAATCCGCAATCGCCTTTGACACGTTTTCTTTCTTGATTTTCACGCCAGCAGCGTTGTCATGACCAAGAACCGACTCGAAATCTCCAGTACTCATCAAGAACTCCTTTAAACTTTCAATCGGAGAACCGTCAGGATTTCTCATTGAACCACCAAAATACTCTTGATTCTCGTCTGGTTCTTCAGGGCAGGCCATCTCTCGAAGTAGTACGCAAGGTTTACCATATATTTCAGCCAGCTTGATTGCTACAACGCCAGTCAAATTACTGTCCAGAATGCCAGTGGAATTACAAAACAAAACTTTACTTCTGTCCGCTCCATACTTAGAAATCCAGTTTTGAAGCTCTGAGACAGCCTTATCCTTGGTCTTATTTTGCTGGTACTTACAAGAAGAGCACTCACGAGCTACATGCTGCGCCAGAGTCTCATCAATCGTGACACCGGCATTCTTGCCACGAGTCGGAGTGTACTGGAAAGTCTGTTCCTCTCCGACCATCGCACGGAACATCCGCTTCTTTTGCTCAGATGAGCCAACACGAATCAATGCGTTCATCATAGGAACGATGTAGAACTGAACATCATTGATAGTCGGATCACCCTTGATATTGAAACTATTTGCCTCAATCAAAGCACAAATCATCTGATTTACAATTCGTGCCAGACCTTTCGTGCAAAGGCGCTTTGTCTCATGCGAGTGCATATCCATAACGTCACCGATGTTTCCGACTGCCACCAGATCAAGATACCGGTCTGCAACATCAGTCCAATTATATTCATCAACAGCCTGAAGAAATTTATACACCACGCCAGCGCCAGACAATTCCTTATTAGGATATGTACCGTTCTGGTTGTTGACGATTACTGCGTAAGGATTCTCTCTGTCGCAGATGTGATGGTCAAGAATCAGAATATCGATGCCCTTTTCGCGGAGTTCCTTACACTGCTCAACATCGTTACTACCAGCGTCAGGAATAATCAGCAAGGTAGTTTCAGGTGGAACCTCAATTTCTTTAGAGAGTCCATGCTCCTTGCCACTATGATGCAGAACATTGATTTTTCCAAAATAACCAATCGTCTTCAAATACTGAAACATCATTGAAGCACTTGTGAATCCATCCACATCACAGTCTACAAGGATAGAGATAATAGACTTATTCCAGATATGTTTGTTCAACAGCCGGACAGCATCTTCCATGTTGTCCAGTTCCCACGGAGAATTCAGACAAGAATCATCCAGATTCATGTAAGTCTTATAATCCTTGACCCCTCTGTTCTCCATAATCGTTCCAATTGGATCTAATAGGTCGTTCCTACTCCCCTTCCAGAGTTTTACATTCATTTAATTCTCCTAACACAATTCTCAATCAATGCCTTAAATTTTTCAGGATTATCAGTCGGGGCTTCCTTTTCATCCAGAATCCCTTTATCATCTACTACAGCATACACACTTACGCCATCGACAAATCGATTGGCGAGAACCATAAGCTCACTAAGCTGAACGTCTTTATCAAAGACGAAACAAATATCAACGCAAAGACGTGTTAAAATTTCAATTTGATTCTGTGAAACCTTCTTACCACCAGTTGCCACACAGTTGTAGACATCCATGTTCCACATCTGCATGACAGACTTTTCAGCTTCACCAACATATACCAGACCTTCATTCTTAATGTACGGCTCTGTCTTATACAGGCCATACAGAATACGGTTTCTGGCACACGGCTCAAGATATAGATACTTTAATTCACCTTCAGGCGGCTTGCCAAAGTATCTTCCCTTTACACCAACTAGAGTACCAATTTCATCTCTGATTGGAATCGTGATTCTATTTGTCAGTTCATCAAAGCCAATCTCAAACTCCTGCTGCGTCTCATAAGATATCCCATCGTCAGCAAAAATCTGGTTCACATAAGGTTTATAATAACCGAGGATGGCTTCGGATATGGGGACTATCGGACGGTCATCCTCGTGTTCTTCACCTTCATTTTGCATGGCAATGAGCTCTTTTAGAATCAGCATACTTTTAGGAAGGTCTTCCTCGAAGTTGTGATAGTAGTCAAGACCAACCCATTCGCAGATTTGCTTAATGGCTTTTGGGAAAGACAGTTCCAGAAAGAACTGGACGACAGAAATCAAATCATAACTGGTCTTTCCATTGGCAATATCTCGTGTGTAATCTACCGCAGTAAGATTTTCATTCTCGTAAATGCAGAGTGCCGTTCTATTGTCACCATCTGGATTTGCACACTGGTAGTAGCCAGCTTTATGACTAATATGATGGCAACCAAGCTCCTCTAAAATCGGTTCAATCTGTTGTTCTTCAAGAATGTAATTTTTCAGATCTGCGATATTTACCATTGTAGTTCCTTACTTTCTAGTGCAGACACCGACCTCTTTCCAGATATTCTGGTTCAAATTCACTTCAAACATGATTTTCTTTTTCTCACCAAAGCGGTTTTTATCGATGTTTCCAACGTAATACCGCTTATCTGGATTCAGCCGATGGGCACAGTCACCGCCCCACTCAGGGTCATGAGAGATGTATTGATACTTCGCGAACTTATCTTTTGGAATCTCCTTGAACAGAACCATCGTCCAAGCAACATGCTTAATCATTTTTGACTCAGCAATGTTGTTTGAATTCAGCTCATCAGGAAGATACTCATGAGCGTTTTCGGCCAACTGAATACTACCATAGATAAAGATCTTCAGGTTTTTCGCAATCTCTTCAAGCTCTGTGGCTGTGACTTTAAACGCTGCCCATTCACCAATAGATGCAATATCGTTCTTTAAAGTATCATAGAACACATACTTAACTCCCTGAGTGAGAGCTGCCTTCTGAATTTCAAATCGCAGGGACTTATCACTATAATCGGCAGAAACATCTTTTGCGATAATCAAGCCTTGTGATTCGTTCTCAATCCACTGGCAAACATCAAGCACATTGCGGTATTCTTCGCTTTCTTCGTAGACACGAGCGGTAAACTCATCAATGCTTTCTATGTATTCTCCATCTTCATTTTGCTTTCGGAAGATGAAATTTCCGTTTGCATCCCGGTACATTCCAAGAGTGATTTCTCGCTCATCCTTATGGAAACGATGACCATGCAACTCTTGAAACTCAGGATTATTTATGGCGGTAACCAATAAGCAATACCGAACTGACTCAAGATCCATCTCATTCAGCAGCAGAAGAGCTTTTTGCTTTTGAACCAATGTGACGTAGGCAACAATCGCCATCATGTATCTAGTCTTACCAGCGTTAGATGGCATACCATTGAACATCACAGTGCCCAGCTTCAATCCTCGGAACAAATCATTCATGATAGGATACTGGAACGGCAAGCCCATATCAGGAACACTCAGACGTTCATTGACCATTGGCAACAGACCATTATTCAAAATCTCAGCATCATCGTTTGTAATGATAACCGTGTTGATCTTGTCGGCCTTGCCACGAATCAGTTTATAAATGTCCTGAGCACCAAACATTTCAAACTGCCGGTGCTTCAAGATTCCTTCAATATTGAACCCATTACGCTGATACTCACGAAGTAGCGAATATTTCTTCAGGATATTGAAATATCCCTTGATATCATCATCATTCGCAAGGCTCATGTAGTATTCAATGGTTGACCAGCCCTTCAGCCGCTTGTATTGGGACAATCTGGACTCGTCTTCAGCCATAAACGTTAAAACAGACGTTTTATTAAATTCTTGAGTCCGAGTTTCGTAAATAATTAACGCTGCATCGTAGAAAAATTTTGTTGCTTCATCAGCAAAATCGTACTTGCTCTTGACATAATGCCCATACTCGACCAAATAGTCAGGATGCTTGTAAATTGCGCCAACAAATAGAATTTCGTTCGGGATATTTGAAATGAGTTCCACTCATCCACCTCCCTCTTTTATATCTCATCGAGAATTGCACTTATATCAATTTCATTCTCGTTTTTACTCTGTTTCGGTGCTGTTTTCATCCGTTTCAGTACCGTTTCAGTCAGATTTTCCTTCGTTTTGCCTTCGCTTTCACTGCGAATCGAAGCTAGTCTTTCTTTTCGTTCGAGATAACTAGGATATTGAGATAACAAAACAGCCAAATCGTAATTCCATCGCTGGCTCATATCGCAGCCCTTTGCTTCTTTCTCGGCAATTATCTTATCTAGTCGGGGTTTCGCTAGAACCCACATATCGTAAAGTTCTAGCGGAGGAATAGAACCTCTATATTTGTAATAATTACCGGAAATTAACTGTGTAAGTTTCGAGTAGAAGCTGCCAGGAACAACCGCCGGGGCGTATATATCTCGAATATGGTCGAAAAGAATCTTTTTTTCTTCCTGTTTGATATGTGCAAGCTCACGATTGTTGTCTTGCTCTCTCTTTTTGGAAAGAAGATCATCGACCTTTTTGTCCGTAGTGTCTTTCACTTTGTCAAAAAATGCCCTTAGCAGGTCATCTGTCCAAGGGCGTTTTTGATTTTTCTTTTTCTCTACAAAACAGTCCTTATGGTAAAAACCAGTCTTGTCGTAGAAAAAAGTGCTACGGTCTCGCTCGATGAAAATGTTCTTCCCGCAAATTTTGCATTTACGGGTAAGTTCCATTAAGCCAGTTCCTTCTCCATGATTGCGGCAACCTTCTTCAGTTCCTCAATATCAGTCATAGAACGAAATGCGGTAGATAAACCAGCCGCCTTAACAGCCTTCTGTGCTGCACTCTTCTTCACAGGAGAAGCGGAAGCAATCAGATCGTTCAGCTTTGCCTTAATGTCATCCAGAGAAGGCTCCTTGGATTCGGAGGTGTTCTCTGCAGGAGCATCATCACTGATATCATTGTCATCAAGACCAAGTTCACGAGCGCGAAGCTTCATCTCGGTCTTAACTGCATCATTCAGACCATTCTTAATAATGACCTCACGGTTCTTTGCAGAGCGGTCAAGATACTCCTGATACTCAAGCAGAGTCAGGTCTTCGACAACCTCACCGCCATTATGAACACCGGTACGATCCTTATCAAAATAAGCAAAGTTGATAGACTTATCATCGCCGGGATGATACATACGGAACTCGGTGCCGACATTGTACTCCTGACCCTTGAAGCCATCAGGAATCTTGCGGCCAGTAGAAACGCTCACAGAAGAACCATTCACCAGCTTGGTTTCAGTCTCATCCTTCTCACGGCAAATGACGATGTAACTCACACCAGTTGCATTCAGATCCAGAATCAGGGACTGACCCTTAAAGTTCAGCTGCTGATAATCCTTCAGTTCCATACCAGCACCCTCAATCTTCACCGACTTCTCATCGCCGGTCAGACCCTGTGCTGCAGCCTTAACCTTTGCACGCTTCTGCGAGAAATTGGTCAAACCCTGTTTTGTGGTTAGATTAAGAATGGTTGCGGAGTCAACAACAATAGCGTCAGCACGGAAAGGCATGCCATCTGCATCCAGCCAAACGTTACCATCTTCATCCTCGAAGTCCTCATTATCTGCAACAGTATGGATGAAATCCTGTACCTCTGCGAGAGACTGAGTATAAACGATACGGAGATTCATCGGGTCGAGCCCATTTTCCATCAGTTCCTCACGATAATCGTCGATAGAACCAGACTCAGTATCCAGATACAGAACACGGAACGGACGACCTTCAGGAGTCTTCATGTAGCAGAACTGCATAGCAAAACGAGACTTGCCAGTCCCCTGCTCACCATACACAAGCATACGAAGCTTCTTACGAATAGCAGATGCATCACAAACAATAGCCATATATGTAAATTCCTCTCTAAATCTTTTCTTTTATTAAACTTTCAAGCACTCATACCACGGGTCACCCGTTTCAACCGCATGAGCAACATAATCCAACTGACGAGTGATATTATCCACACTGTCAACTAGAAGATCCTTGCACCCCACCGGAACAGCACCATCATTGCATTCCGCGTCAGCTTTAGCTTCTGCGATAATTTCAGGATGTGTAGTAAACACAATAGACATCATCGGAGAATCTTCTTCAGGCTCTTTTTCAAGGGCCTCGATATAAACAATGTAAAACTTCATGCCATTATAGGCGGTATACTCAAGAGTATTCTGCATAATCAAACTCCTTATGTATCCTGTGTTACTTAGCTAAGACTAAAAAATTTTAGCCCCAGTTGATATCTTCCTCATCTACAGGAGTTACAGTAGACTTATTGGAACCACCCCACCAAGAAGTGTCGTTCTCAGCAGCCTTACCATCAAAGTCCTTTTTTGCCTGAGCATTGGCAGCAATCTTTGCCCGCGCCTCGGAGATATTGTCCTCCGTGTAAGTGGGCTTTGCTTCCTTGTCGCCGGGATTCGGATCAAAGGAATCAGGATTAACACCCTCGATGTACAGCTTACGAACTGCCGGAGTGCTCTGACGCTTCATCTTATTAGGACCACCCCAGATATTCTCAGTCTCAACTTCCTCAACCTTCTGCTGATTGACGATGGGGCCAAAACACTCAAAGCTAGTATAAGACTTCAGACGCTTACGAATAGAATCAGCCAGAACCTTATTCTGAGCGTTTGCCTTATAATCAATGAAGAACTCTGCATCCTCGATGGCGTTATAGTTTACGATCTTCGCATCGACAACTACCTCATCGCACTCATCGCTCTTGCGGCAACCAGTGTAAACAATGGTCTGAGTAAATAGAGCCAGCTCCTCGAAACCCTCTACATCGAAGTCGATTTCCTTAGAGCTCAGAGAAACCTGAGTAGGAACAAAGCGAATCTGGTGCTTGCCATTGTAAGTGCTGTACTCGATGTTACCACGGACATACACGTTGTCACCGTCATGCAGGTTCTCGGAGATCTCCTTAGCTGCATCGAAGTCGGTCAGAGTCTTGTTATCATTGACGACCTTACCAGACTCATTCGTCTTCTTGGTAACACCGACCTTGACACCAATCATATCATAGCCTTCCGGTGCAACATAAGTCAGACGATCCTTCCAAGCAACTTCCTTCTTGTCCTTCTCGATGCCCTTGTCCTTATCGGCACGACGGAAGAAGTAAACCTTATCACGAGGCATACCAGCCAGATCAACATAGAAAGTGTTTTCGTTAGAAGTCTGAACACCAAAGCTCAGAACACGGCGCATAGCACCACTCTTAGTCTCCTTCTCATTATAGAAGTTACTACGCTGGGTGCCGGTGACCTTACCAGCCATCTCAAAAGAACCACGGGTCTGAGGAAGATTAAAAATTCTATCTGCCATATCAAGTCTCCTTTATGTGATTTTGTTTCATTGATAGTCACTTATGTTTCATATTATCGTCTTAAATCAATTCATGCACTATTCATTTTATGTATTATCCTCCGTCTGGTTTATTGATGGCTTATATTTCATACGGCACCCGCCGTTAGAAATCGTCCTTTAATGGATTATGTATAAACATTGCGCCGAGCACTACTGGGAGCCGTTCTGAACACTCAGGACACAAATCAAAACTCAAAAGCGAGCCATCAAGTTGGCTACCATAAGAATATTGATGCTCAAAACTGATTCCCTGCTCGCTACCTATCGGCTTGATTTCACGACCACACCAGTTACATATTTTTTTACATGTGTTCATACGGCATCACCCCATTTTTAATATTCTCTATCACGGAACAGCTTAGATTGAGCACGAGTCAATCTGTTGTTCCGGCCATACTTAGGTCTGAATGCGGACTGCAGCTTGTTGTTTGCGTATTCGAGGTCACTCTCCAGAATCTTCGCAGCTTCTTCAATGTAATCCCGAATGGCACAATACTGGTCGCTATTGATACAATGCGTCTTTAGATAATCAAGCATATCGACCGCCTGATTTTTCAAAAGAAGTGCATCTTCAAGCTGGGTTTTACGCCGTTGGAAAAAATCTATATTCAACTGAACATCTCCTTCTTCTTTTCAATAAACCTGCTCCAATCCATCTTGTGATGACACTCTGGACATTTCGGTTTAAGCTTCTCTAGCTTCGTTACACAGAACGGGCAGAGATATGTGCTCTTTTCCTTCTGGAAGATAGGACTTGCCGGAAGGCTCAAGGAACCGGAATCAATGGTTACATTGATAGAAATTTTACTGTTCATCGTGCCACCTCTTACAAAAAATTAGCCTTTTATGAGATTTAATCTTCTGGAAAATGCTTCTTTGTCACCGCAACACAAAAGCTATCAATTTCAGATCCCCAGATAGCAGTACCATCACCATACGTACTTTCAAAGACAAGCGGAAAGCCACCGATTCCATCGAAAAGACTGCCAAGCGTAGGATTCTCACCGATATACGGCTTCATTTTCTGGAAGATCCAGTGCCACTGCGGCAACGCAATCGAGTTTCCGAGCGCCTTATAACGAGCTGCGTCAGAAGTTTTGTGCTTCTTCCCATTCTCATCGATCCAGTCACCGATATCGGTCCATCCATCATGGAAACCCTGTAACCGTTCATCCTCCAAAGGAGTCAAGCGGCGAACAATCCATCGTAGATTCTTCGTTTCCTTCTCTGCAATCAGGTCAGTAGCGTCCTTATAATCACGAGATTTCATCGTGCTGGCGTGTTCACTTTCCTTGTACTCACCAATGCGCTGCATTGCAAAGGCTTTCTTTTCAACGACCAGCGGCATATTATTACCGCCCGTTCCCCACTGAGCAGTACAAGTCGGACTTGTATCACCCTGCCGAGTGTATCGAGCATCCTGACTGTGACTCTCAAATACCACCGGTGAAATCTTTTGTTTTGAATTATGTAATGAGGGATTTTCTACCAAGCAAATTAGCGTCTGGTCTTGCAACGTAGAAATCGTTGCACCCAATTCAGTTTGAACCAGAGCACCTTTACCACCACCTTCACATCCAGAACGGATTTTTAGAGTGTAGGCTGCAGGTTCTGTGCATCGAGTCGAAGTCTCTCGATGGTCTGACTCCAATACTCGTCCAATTCCTTCTCTTCCAGACCTTCTTGTTCCTTCACTTTCTGCACCACCTGTGACAGAGTTCCTGGATTCCACCATTCGATCATATCCAGCAACGCTTGCTTCAGGAGTTTGGGCAAAGGTTTTCCACGCCGGGATGCTCTCACAAGAATCCCCTGACATGCTCGTGCGCTCAAATAGAATTTCTGAGGCACGTTGTCCTCCAAAATCCATGACAAGCGCGATTCTCTGGCGACGCTGGGCGACTCCCCAGTATTTAGCGTCGAACAATCTCCATGCAAGAGACCATCCATTACCGGAAATCGCTCCAGATTTTGCCCACTTTCCGTTCTTTCCTGAAGGTCGAGGAATTGAAACGTCTGGCTCGACAATGCGTGCAAATCTTTCCAACACACATCTGAAGTCTTCGCCTTTGCTTGAGCTGAAAGCTCCTCTGACATTTTCCCAGATTGCAAATTTTGGATATTCTCCATTGGTGGCCTCCCTCATTTCTGTAATCACACGAATCATTTCAAGGAACAATCCAGAGCGTTCACCAGCCAAACCTTCACGTTTACCGGCCTGACTCAAATCTTGGCAGGGACTGCCTCCTGTGATACAGGACACCGGCTCAATCTGCCATCCATGGAGTTGTGTGATATCTCCGTAATGCTTCAGTTTTCATTCCTCCTTTTCGTATCCTGTATTATATAGCTAAAACTCAGAAAATGAGCGAAAAAATAATAGACGTATCAACGTCATATTATTTCGTCGCCTATAAAACAAAAGTTTTAGATAAATTATTTACTGGTACTTACTGAAAATATCAGTATACTTTGTAAACAAATCACCATTGTGATAGTAGGTGTTGTAATCACACTGCTCGATATACCACCAACGCTTCTTATGCCCAGCTTTTAGGAAATCGTGCATATGATAAGTCGGCTGATAATGGTCATCGATTCTCTGTCGAAAAGATAATTCATCAATCTGGTCAGACGTTTCCACAAAGTTCGCGATATCATTGATGATTTCTTCTGTCATACTATCATCAACAACGAAAACGACACGAACGATTTCTCTTCCGACTCGCCCAACATCATCAAGGTCTTCTGGATGATGACAATGGTAAACAACACGATCAAAGATATAAAGCGGAAACATCAGCATCTGAGGATTATAGGCGGCATCGTAATAACTTGTATGTAATTCTGTCTTTCTGTTCTCTTGCTGACACATATGGAAGAACCCCTTCCACCAAAACTGATGTTCCCACCAATGAAACAGCGGGTCACCACCACCGGAAACCGAAACCCAATTTGCATCAGACATATCTTGGAGGACACTTTCCAATCTGCCCCAAGAAGAACGTTCGTCTGTTGGTGACATTTTGAGATTGTTATTGCGAACAATACATTCTGGGCACTTATAATGGCACCCAAAATTTGTAATGATGCTTAGATATTTATCCGCCATTTTACAAAACTCCTTCTATGTATTCACCCTATCGGGCTGGTGGGACAGGCAAGATTTGAACTCGCGACCAAGCGGTTATGAGCCGCCAGCTCTGACCAACTGAGCTACTATCCCATGCAAACGCCGACTTTCATCGGCGTGATGCCAGTGAAGGAATCGAACCTTATCTCTCGGCGTTTCCGAGCGCTTTTACCATTAAGCTATCCAGCCGTATACCTCAGAATTTAATTCTCACTATCCAAGCTACGTCGCGTTCCAATATGATCACTCTTGGCAACCATGTCGTAACATATAGGTTTCTTTCGGCTCTGAGCAACCGGTGCAGCGTAAGGGGCTGCGTGTGGAGCGACTGACGGGGCACGATCCCGCAACATTCAGATTGGAAATCTGACGCTCTGCCAATTGAACTACAGTCGCATATAAATGAAATCAGAAACAGCCAACCATTCGTTTTACATTCTAGTTTTCTGGCGAACCGAAGAGTATTTATCCGATAGCTAGTCGGCTTACACCTTATTTCTCTTCTTGTCTGGCTTGACGTCCTTTACCGGTATGACGTCTTTCCGGTCGCCAATGTACGGCCAATCCACGAACAAGCTAGAACAACTGATTTCATATTTTGCAGTCAATGAGTTTTGAACTCATCCTCTTACTTCATCAGCAAGCGCGCTTACCAACTACACCATAACTGCACAATCACCCAGCTTACAAAGCACTACTGCACTCTTACGAGCGAGCTGGGAATAATAGTGGTCAAAGGAGATCAACAAACGGTACGCAACCATTCTATGACCGTGGTACGGGTAGAGGGGCACGATCCCTCACGCCTTTCGGCACGGACACCTAAAATCCGCGTGGCTGCCAGTTACACCATACCCGCATATAAATCGAGGATGCAGGAATCGAACCTGCGGTCGTGGAGTCAAATTCCACTGCCTTATCCGCTTGGCTAATCCTCGTAATCTACCCAGCTTACTATGCCACACTGCTCTGTTTCCAGAGAGCTGGGAATAATGTGAATGAAAAATTCTACATGCCCTTTCGGGCTGGTCCGAGTGACAGGTTATGATCCTGCGGCCTCATGCTCCCAAAGCACGCGCTCTTCCAACTGAGCTACACCCGGATATTAGTGCTACCGACCCGACTTGAACGGGCACGTCGTTGCCGACAGGAGATTTTAAGTCTCCGGTGTCTGCCATTCCACCACGGTAGCATATAAAAGCTGTCTGTCCAGCAGTCAACCGTCTTTCCGATTTGCCAATATTCTAGCACTTACCCATCTGCAAATGGGTTGGTATCCCTACTCAGATTTGAACTGAGAATTTTACAAGGTTTGAGCTTGTTGCGTATGCCTCGTTCCGCCATAGGGCCATATTGCCGGTCTTTCCCGGCTGTCAGCCCCGCGCAGGGCATTTTCGGAGGAAGAAATATCACGATGCTTCGTTAATTGTTTTAACGAAAATCACGATAAAATGTCTATTTTTTAATTTAGCTGACTTGCGTAGAACTCATTCCGCAGCTGAATAATACCCTTCTTGCAGAAAGACTCTTGATCTTTCTCTCGTTGCTCACGCATCCAACCATAGAATAGGTTATCCTCAGCAGTAAACAACTTTGCGGTATTTTCATAATAGCCACGCTTCTGGACGCTCTGCATAACACCACGCAAGAATTTCCAGTGCTTATAATAAGGAAGCTTCATCTTAAACATGAAATTGTTGCTATCTCGCAAAACAAAGCCTTCAACGTGTTCAAAGCCATGATGCAGATAGTTCTCGTTCATGACTTCCTCGTACCAAGGATAAAATTCACTCCAGTTTTCAAATGTCTCAACCTTCTCTTTAATCTGTAAATGACACTTTTCAGCAACACGCTTCAGGTCATCGTAATCCATCACACTGAAGTTCATATCATTCGCAACAATATCCAGCAAAACAATGTGCGGTTTCTTGTATTCGATGATATGAGCATCATTCACAGGATCAATCACCTCAAAAATGATAGAACCATTCTCTTTTGCAACTTCCTTCAGATTCTTACGATCTTCATCAGAAGTCGTATCCATGAGAATCTTTCGGAACATATCTGCAAAAGGCCCTTCAGGAGTGGATTTACTTGCAATGAACAGACCATCCTGTTCTGCATCATACGAAATGATACCAAGAAATCCGTTCTCTTTTAGATATGCAGTCACCGGGAACTTCAAAGTGTTCTGTAGGTTTCCAATTCTCGTTTCATTCCGCTCATCAACCGCAAAGAACTTATCATAGCTTCGAGCTACAATCTTATTCGTCTTTGTGTTAATGAACAATCCCCTTGCTTTGGTAGAAACCTCATCCCAGTGCTTCTTATAAAATGCTTCACGAGAGAAGTTGAAAGAAGAAATATCTCCGAATCGCTTCTCAAACACATATTTGCTTTGACGCATCTTACTAACAAGTTCTGCGTTATCGAACTCAGTTTTCATTTCAATGGCAGATTCGGTCTTTGGTTCCTCCTTTCGGAATACATCATTCTTGGTTTCTACACACTTGACGGGCTGACCGTGTTCAAGCTCCACACAACGAAGATATCCACCAAACTCGATTTTGCCTTCAAGATTGTAGCACCGATGACCCATATCAATAGGAACATCCTGTACATTTCGATGGCCGAAGATCTGAATATAGCTATCCGGCATCGACTTTTCCCAAGACTCAGCCACGGTCAGTATATCAGGATAGCGGCCTACGCCTTTAATCATCTGATCCGCAGACACGAACGGAAGAAAATAAGGAAGATAGCTCAGACCACCGTGACTTACGAAATACCGCTTACCATCATACTCAAAGTAGACACACTGGCCGACTCTGGAATAGATCTTACGAGCAGTGTTCTTGTCAATACCGGCTTTAAAGAGCTGCGGACGAGTGTAGTTTGTAAACTCTTCACTCTGAACTAGTTCATCATGTCCCCACTTGTTAAGCCAACGCTCGTGATTCCCTTCCAAAAGAATCACATTCTTGCGGTTGTTATTTACAACATCACACAAGAACTTGAATACCTCAACGTTTTCGATGCCACGATCGAGATAATCACCAACGAAGATATAAAGTTCGTCGTCCTTCATCTCACCAAGGTATTCACTCAAACAAGTATAACAGCCATGAATATCACCGATGATATGGATCTTTTTCCATTGGTTGAAGTCATTCGGACAGTAGTTCAAATCGGACATCACATCCGTAGTAGAAGGAAGAACTGTCACGCCAGAAGGAACTTTTTGAGTAGCAAACCGAGCGTACATCTTATCAATGACCGCTTCAGGAACTCGCTTCAGCCATTCTCTCTGAGCGTTTCTTCGTTTGCACTCCTCAATCGGAAGGTCAGTCATGTCAATAACATACATCCGATAACGATACTGTTTTGCAAGATTCTTATAACGATTCATTTCGACCGTCTTGGAATTCGTTGCATCAATCACGGTAAACTCGCCGTGACTCATACGCACCTCAAGCAGTTTAAAAAGCATTTCCCATACAACATCATCATTCTGCGGAGAAATCTCCAGCTTCCCGGCAGGTGTTTCCTGTGCGCTCTGGCACATAAGGCGAAGTGTATCAGCACTCAATACGTACTGCTCAAGATTATGCTCTTTAATATAGGTGGACTTCCCGCAACCGGGTGCTCCACGGAACAGTAAAAGTGTTCTCATCTGCATCTCCCTTTCTAATAGGTATCCTGTGTTATATAGTTAGCATGTTAAAATGAAGGGGCCGAAGCCCCCTGTTTTTAATTTTCATGGAAATATTCAACCCAACCTTTATATCCTTGCCGGAAACTAAGATAGGCAACTTTACTGCACTTTCTTCCGATAATGTCCGCAAGAGGACCTTTACCATTTCCGAAACTAAGTTCTGCAAGATTAAATTTTGGATGAGTTTTACAGTAGTTATAAACCTTGATATACTCACAATTTCTGGCTAAATATCTTTGATCTAAGGTTTTTGAATGATGCCTTTTTTCGAGGATATCGTTCAACCTCGAAAAATAGACATGAATTGAAATTATAGACGTCTTTGGATCACTGTTTACACCGGGTTTATCCTTCGTTTTGCGTAGGATATAATCGCCATTCATGACATAAAATGTTCTATAACCGCTCTTATTGGGGGCATCATACTGTTTCATCTCGTAACATTGCTTGATAATATCCATTAACCTTGCGTCAACATCAGTCTTATCAAGAACGGTATTAGATTCAAAATCCACATCGTTAATTGTTAGATTAGAAATCTCATCGGAAGTAAGACCAATCCAGTACAAAACAGCAATTACGTTCATACGAATCTGATATGGCTCTTCGTACTTATTTAAGAAGTCAACAAATTCGTCAACCGACGCAAAATAACTGTCATTGTACATATCATCTGCGCTTACATCGCTCTCTGAAAAGTCAGCCAGATCATACATGCTTGTTTCGTTTTCACTTTTGATGTAGCCTGTGATTATTGACTTCACATTTTTAAACGAACGACTCGAATTCACCCAATTATATTTGGCAAACATCTTTACGAAATCATCTTTTGTGAAGTCAAACAACTCATACCCACGCTCGGCCTCGTAATCCATGACGTGACGCATCGTCGATGCAACAAACTCACCGCTTCTATCAGAATACTTTTCGGCAAAAGCTTTGATTTTTTCTTCAGTAAGCATAGTGGCACACTCCTTCTTATTATATGTAGTGTACCATTAAACCTTATAAAAAATCAAGCAAATGCGGCAAAATTCTGAAATTCCATGGTATGTTGTACGCCGCTCAGGAATGCTGCAAGCAAAAACGGTTCATCCTTGCATCTTGCCATTGCGATCATATTCATCTGACGCTCCGACAAGACACCAAGTTTTTTAATGAACTGTCCTTTGTTAAGTGTATCAGTCTCTTCACATAGAACGATACTATCAACCTCTAGGAAATCACAATCTTCCTTTGAGAGTAGAACATGAACCGGAGAGCGCTTGTATATTCTGGAAGACAACGGATTTCCTTTAATTGTTGGACTAAAGAAGTTGCGCTTATTGTTGCTCGTCACAACGAACGGTCGAATACCGCGCTGCTGATGACCTGTCGCATTGGATAGATCAACCAACCAAACCTCTCCGACCTTTGGGTCAATATTGTTGTCCATAGTCTTTCTCCTCTATAATAGTGTAGCTCCGTTCCATAGCTATATTATACAGGATACCTTTACAGAAGTCAATAGGTTTTCAAAAATATTTTTAGTGCCCGTACAACTCTGGATTCTCTGATACGAACACGCTGGTGTTATCGAATATCATCTCATACGCTTTCTCTTTATCGCCCGGCCTAAACTCAACCCTCCTTACTTCGTGACATTCTTGCCGCAACTCAATATGACTTTCGTTTCCAAAAAATCCAATGCCTTTGACAATCCCATGCGTCTCTACGCCAATGTCGTCCATCTTTTTGCAGATCATGTGAACATCCACACCATTGCAAATAAAACAGACCCACACTCGCTTTTTTCTTATGTACTTCAAAAAGTTCTCAACCTGTATAACTCCCAAAACCTTTTTCTCACTCATCGAAATACCGCCTTCCGATCACATAAACAACTTCCAAGATATATTATACACATCTTTTTGTTTTCGTCAATATGTACCACACCATTTTGTTGTGCTACTTTATCAAAATTTTAGATGATGCCATTTACTCAGCATCATCCACAACAAGCTTCGCGTCATAATAAAACCTGTGTGCGCCAAATTGTCCAGCAAAGGTTGCTCCGCGCTCGTGCCAACTGCCTGGAGCTGCCGCCGGGGTTACAAACCATTGAATAGGTTTGTCTGAAATCTTAGCGCCGTAATCAAACACCATAGACACAGCCAGTTCGTTCTCTGCCGTCACCTTCCTATTATATAAGGAACTATAACCATACTTCTTAAAGACCTGCTGGATGGTTAGACTATCAAGTACAGCGGAATCATAAAGGCATTGGGCCACAGCCATCTGGCCTTCCAAACTGTCAGCACCTGCTTCACAAGCAACGATCTGCTCCGCAAGAGCACGTTCGTCATCAGTGAGTTTATGTTTGCCCTGACCAAAGTTTACAATCCGCATCTCAGTAACGGTTTCTACAATGACTTCAGGCTCCTTTTCCTCTTGCTGCACTACACTCACTGCCGGAGGGCTATTATTATAAAGGTATGAATCACCATGATTCTGAATTACCGGACTGATCTTCGATACAAGATTCCCCGCCAGCAGGCACATTATACACACAATAGCAATACTTTGCTCACGATTTATTAACAAATTAGAGTTAATAAGAATCACTTCCTTTCAAAAATATTGGTTTTATCAAATCTTTAAAGACTCCTCATTTACAGTCATCACAAGCTCGTTGACCCGCTTCCAATCAACATTGTCCGGCAGATAAGTCTCAGTCTTGTCAACTGACAATCTGCTTTCATAGGCCGGAATCAGTTGCTGACGAATCTCTTTGTAATCATATTCACCGTTGCGAAGCTGCGTCAGAAGGTTATGATCGTTGTCTCGATAGGTTTTAATTTCACCTTTTTCCAAGATGTCAAAGAGCATCAGGTATACACGAACTGCATTCATTACCGTTTTGTGCATTTTCTTTGAATTATGGTAGATTGGATCTTTGTCTAATGTATCAGACTTCTGAATCAGCTTACCTGCAAAACCTCCAAACGAGTAAATCACACGCTTTGAAAGGAATAGGTTTTTGTTGTCCATAAGTAGCTGCGTCATTGGGTTATAGCTAATAACGAGTTCATCGGCATTCCCTAACTGTTCCAGCATATTGGGATTTCCACTGCACATCAGCTTCACAGCCTTGTTAAAGCTGTAGATTGTTGTATCAGTTTGAGTATCCACATAATGCTCAAACTCGCCAAGGCCAAGAAGATCTTCTCTTGAATTTAATGCCACACCACGGATGTCAAGATCTGAACCCTCAACATTCGTTCCATAAGCATGACTGCCACCGACTGTTACAAACATCATGTACTTGCCAAGATGCTCATTCTCCCGAAGAAAACTATATTCTGGGAAGCATAACGCTCCAAGCAATTCATTTCTTGTCATAGAATTACCTCTATTAAAACTTAGTTTTTATAAATCCGTTTATTCCATGCTTCGATAAGATCGGCTTTAATTTTTGCTTTTTCCATTTCAGAGGAATCAAAGTCGTAAGTTTTGCTTTCCATGATAACATAGCAGTTGCACCTATTTTCTTTGTTTCCTCTCGTAACATACATCCATCGTGTTTGGCGATAACCGCCCTCTGCAATAGTAACTTCTCCACCGCAAAATGGACACGGTTTCAAATTATCCATTTCGACCATTCCTTCCCTGTTTCATTTCCAGCCGCCCACTCTGATCATCGGCATCGGAAAGCGCTCCTAACAGACTAAGTGCGTACACGGCATCCAATACCATAAGTAAAATTATCATAATCCACATTATATTAACCTCACATTCTTTTGGCTTGACCATCTTGTATTGAGGTTGTCTCAAGCATACACCGCACAAAGAGATTATTCAACACAATTATCAAAATTACCAAAATTTTACTAATAATCCTACGTCATCAATAGTTATATCATCGGTCTGCACATCCTTTTGTTAAGTATCCACAAGAACCCGGATTTTATCAATTCTTGCATACTTTACATCATTAGCCATCAAACCCCATAATGGAAACTGTATGCTTTCCGTTATCATAACGAAAATAAAATCCGCCAAGAGTTTTGATGGTCTCTAATTTTGTCATGTATTCAGCAAGTTTTATTTCATACAAATCTCCAGAAAAGTGTTCTAACCCTTTCCATTGTTCATCAAGCTCATTCGTTAACTGTCTAATACCTTTGCATAACGCTTTGATTTTCTCGTCATTACTTTTCATCCATTGCATCCTCAAGCTTTCCGTTGATGGAGTCGATTTCACGCATTAGCTTACAACGCCAATTACCATCTTTGTCAAGCCTAAAACACAGATTCTCATCATTACTCTTGTATCCCATGTAGCAGTAAGCCCTACACAAGCTTGTTGCATCAAGTGCGTCTTGTATAACTCGTGCTTCATTGAGAGTCAAATCAATCTTCATCTTGTTTCTCTCCAATCAAACTTCTGACCACAATCTCTGCAATAGTGATCATACCTACTTGTAATTACCGTATTGCATTTGGGACAGCGAAAACTTCCATGCTTCGGATCGACGACAACTATTTCACCCTCAATACGGCTGAAATAGTCATCAAGTACATCACTCAAAATCATCTTCCCACGCCAGCCGAGGTCATTCTGCTGAATATTCTTCGTGAGAATTCGATATGCGCTAATGATTTCACGCTTTGTGTATTTCATGTTTTACTCCTCTACAATATCCTGATTCACAGAATTCCATACCTCGGTCGAAGTGCTGTCATTCTCATCAGATAGGCGATCAATCCAAGCGTTCAACACTTCTCTATACACAGTCATATTCGGGCAAAAATGACTGTTGGTAAATACCGGCATATCGTCATTGCACAAGATTCTCATGATGGCAGCACACACAGCGGCAGATCTCGATACACCAGCAGCACAATTCACGCAGAACCAATCGGTTTTATCTGCTTCGTGATTATCCAGAACAAAATTCACGATATCCTTAGCCTGAATATCAGTGATACAGGTGCCTTCTAAATCAGTAGTGCAATCATCAAACTTCAGCGGGAGAAAAGTAATATTGCCCTCACACTTATGAAAATCAATATGATGACCATTAGCTTCAGTGATTGAGATAAACCGTATCCGTTCAAAATGTGGCTGTCGGATAAAGTCTTCTGCATCTTCTGCACTCATCACCGAGAATTTCCATTTTCTTCGATACATAGTAACAATCATTTAGTTTTCCCTCCAAAGAATTTAGGTTTTATATGGATCTACATCAAAAGCTTCCTTGACATATTCTGCCTTAACATTATTGAGTACTTCATCGACGATGTTAATAGCAATTTCTAACCCATGCATTTTACCATGTAGATATATTCTGTCACCGTTCTTTTTCATATCGAGAGCAGACTCAAAATGCTCTCGTCTAGCGTTAATGTATTCATCATATAATCGATTGTAAATTTCTTCCAGTTCTTTCATATTCATGCCTCCACTTAAAATGCAAACGGACTATTATTCACCGCTATTATCAGTGCCACATTAAAAGCAAACATTGCAAACGCGGTCATTCTCTATCACCTCAATCTCTAAATTCAATATCTACAACAATATTCTCAGGCTCTGTCATGTACCTTCGTGCCAGCAGCTCTACCATGCGTTCCTTGTCTCCAAGATTGCTATTACGCAAAAGATACGAACAAACTTGCCTACCTCTATACAGAAATACAGCCCATGCATTTCTCCTCAATGGGTTCGCAGCCTCAATCATTCCATCGCTTCCTCCAAAGATGTGGTCACATCACCAAAGTCAAAATCGAGAGCACCAATCATATCCTCCAGAGCATCCACAGCATCAGACAGATTCGTGCAAGCATCATCTGCTTTATCATACCGCTCACTCCCCTGCAGATTCTCCGGCATATTGTCACGATACTCTTCTTCTTCCCATTGGATATCCTCAACATCGGATTTTACACTTTCGAGCTCCAACACCAGCACATCCAGCTTCTTACGGATGGAATCAAAACGGTCAATGGTCTGCTTAATAGCTTTTCTACGAGTGTTATTCATTTTCAAATCTCCTCTCAATCTACGATACCAAGCTTGCAAATGTTTTTCGGATCAGTGATATAACCAAACGTCAATGTATTTCGCAGATACCCTTTGTACTCAAATCCACGGTCACGAGCTGCCAAACGACACACATCTCGAATTGCAGATTCTCTCGGCCAAGAAATACCAGCCAACTGATACTTCCACTGAAGATCTCTCAGCTTCTGCCACTCAATCACAGGCTTCTTTTCATTCTCAAAACATAAACCGTTCTGCACGGCATACTTCAGAGCATCACACCGCTTACTCTCTTCCGATGTACAAGTTCCCCACTCATTTTCCAGACGACGATACGCTCTATCAAACGGTGCTTGCTTTGCTGCATCAATGCCAAATGCCGCTCCAAGCAAACTCAAACCAAGTAACAGTCCCATAATTTAAACCTCCAATTTACTTTTATCAATGTCAAACGTAAAACCACCATCTGTTTCCTGATAGTTCACTTCATCAAGTGCCTTATCCCGTCGTCTATTCTCTTCCACTATTTTAGCAACATTGGGATGATGCAGATTATACACAAACTGCTTTGCTTCATCGCCTCGCAAAACGATATCTTCGTTCATCATAATCACGCTCCTAAAATCACTCATTTATTAAAATTCATAAATAATATTTTTAATCAACTGAGTTACCGTGCAAGGAAAAAAAGAACAATCATACGGCAATTTCAAGTGAAAAATCTTTTGTTCTGCATCAGAGCTGGACTCTGCAAAGACGATATAGTCTTTCTTATACACCTTACAACCGTCATCGTATTGACCTGATACTTTGTACCAATTACCCATAAGCTCCTCCTAAAATATTACTTTTAAGCGTCTTTCTTTATCAGCGGACGTCTATGTGTCGCGTTCTTCAGCCAATCACCACAACTAGGCATCTCCCTACTCACTCTAAGATTACGACCACTCCCTATCGGACAAGCCCGGCGATAATCATCAGCAGTCTTGCAACCAAGAGATTCTGCTTCATCCAGAGCTTTTCGCACATAAGCCCATGTGCTACCGCCGAGATCAGAACACTTACCAATCACAGCAAGCACAAGTTCGTTACCCATGCGCTCAACATATTCTGCTAAAGCCTTTTGACCAGTAGCACCAAGCTTCCCGATATTCTCTCGGAAAACATCCTCGATAGGTTTCGTCGTTGTCATCTCATCACAAGACGAGGACGATATCTTATCTTTTTCTTTCTCTTTTTCTAGCTTTGTTTTGCTTGCGTTTGCTTCATTTTGCTTACGCTTGCTTGACGAGCCACCGGCTTTACCAGAAATTCTCTTACCTTCGATGTATTCAGCATCTTTATCCAAATCTCTCTTTACAGCAGGCCACACATACCGCTCATTTCCGTTGAGTTCAGGCTCCGTTCCAGACGATTTGTATTTCATCATCGCCAGTACCAGACGCCCCACCTCAGCAGCACTAAGGGGTTCAAAGTAGCTCTCGTAAGTATCCCAGATTTTAATATAAGTATCAGCCATCATACACCTCAGTCTTCCAAGCTGTGTGTATTCACACCATAAAAAGTCTTCTTATAATATTCTTTTGCCTTATCCTCATCAAAACCAACGTACCGTAATGTAATATCCTGACTACTATGATTCAACTGTCCCTGAATCCAAGACAGTGCCTGATTGTCATCCTTGTTAAGACACATCTCACGATAACCAAATGTCTTACGGCAAGAATGAGACGCAATCTTGTAATTAAGACCCAAATCTCTGCCAGCATTACGAAGGATACGAGCAAAAGAATCAACATCGATAGGATCACCGGCCTTTTTGGGTTCTGCAATATGAGGAATACCAGTTTTCCCATCTCCACCATTTGTCCTCAACGACTTTTTCCAACTCCCCTGCCGAGATGGAAACATCCAATCGTCATATCCAAGGTTCGCAATCTTGATGTATGTTTCAACAATGTCCCTCGCTTCTGGAGTAAGAATGATTTCACGATATTTAGATGTTTTTTCTTCAACGATGCAAACTCCAGCGTCTTCAACCACTTCAATCTTTCCATTGTAAAGGCAATAAGACATATCGGAAACCTTCAATTTGAGCAAATCACTAGCACGTAAACCAGTTGCAATACCCACATTAAACAAACACCAGTTACGATACTGCTTTTTATCCCAGAAGTATTCCGAAATCATTTGAACATCATCCAAACTTCTAATTGGAGAAATATTACGCTTACGCTTCTGCTTACTTTTTGTAACACCACGTTTTTTAGCCGGAACAGAAGGCTTCTGATTAAAATAAATCAATTTAGATATCTGTTCTTCTTTTCTTTCAACGGCTACACTCATTACATTCACCTCAAATCCCATACTTTAAACAGTATTTTCCGTAAGACAATCCCTCGGCATCCGCAAGTTTAATAACATCGCTGAATGTCAAGATTGGCTTTTTGCTTCGTTCCTGTTCTCGTCTCTTTCTTTCATAAGCCTGTCGCGCTTCGATTCTTACTATCCTGCGGCAATGATCACAATACTCATGATTTATAGCAGCCGGCGCACCACAAACCTTACAGTGTCCGTTTCCTCTGATAGTAGGCATACCTTACACCTCGAATTCATCAATCTTCCAGTGGTGACGATAATAACTTTCACCACTACAAACAACAGATGCTTCCGCAGCTTCGCACCATATCTCGTCATTACTTACAGGCTGTAGGTCATTCTTGCTTTCATTAAACAGGAATACCATTTTATCAATTGCTTTGACTCTATCCTTTGTGACCATAATCACATTATCTTCTGCGTAAAAGTCACTGGAATCAATGCATTCGTGTAAAACATAGACCTTCATTTTTTATGTACCTCAATTCTTTTCAAATAGATCATTACGAACCTTCGGAGTAAATTGACGAGTACCAAGCTGCTCAATAGCAGTCTCTAGCTTGCCATCTCCCCATTCTCTGGTTTCTGTATTCATAACGATCTCAAGCAAAAGCTTTGCGTCCTTAGCTTCTCTACGCTTCCGGCGAGCCTTTTTAAGCTCTGCCATAAGCTGATAACCTTGCGCTGCATTCACGGTCTTAAACTCAATAGCATGTTCTAGATCATCAATCTCATCACTTGCGGAAGTCAAATCACCGTACACTTTTGAATACATCTCTTTCAGATTACACATGGTTTTATCTGTGATAACCAAATTCTTTTTAAGTTCCGCCAGCCATTCAGAATCTTCCATGTGAAATGCGTATGTATTTGACTTTACAGCCGGAGCCGTTATATTCGGACTCTTGCCTGCAATGGTAGCTTCATCCATAGACTTCGGTGCGTAGTGCCCGTTTTTATACCCGGCGGGAAGCTTGTTGATCTCACAAATCGCCAGTCCCTTGGATTCAAACTGTAAAGCCAGATTGATATCACAGGTGGCGCAGATTCGACCTCCCTTCCGTTTCATAATATAGTTGTGACCATTCGATATTACGTACATTTACTTATTCTCCTGCTCCTTCATCAGCTGCTTCACAGTCTTCTTAAACAGCGCGAGGTTCTTTTCGTTTTCAATAAACACCTTAGTCTTCGGATTCGGTGCTTTACCGTGTGCCTTTTCGTAAGCCACAAACAAATTATTCATTTTCTTATAGCCAATACACTCGTAAATCAGAGTATAAGTGTGCTTATACTGTGGCTTATCGCCAAGTTTTTCTGCCAGAGGAAGCATAATAGGGAAAAGAATTTTTGCCGTTTCGCTCTGCTTCTTGGGCTTTTCCTCCACAACCGGCTCAGGCTCAACTTCCTTGGCTTCCACATCAATCACAGGAGCAACACAAACATCCACTTCAGGAGCTGCTTCAACAACTTTAGCTTCAGGCAGAGCCTTCTGCTCAACAGCTTCTTCCTTCTTCTTATTGATTGCCTCAGTATACAGATCCTCAACCAGAGCGCCAAAGATAGACTTATACATTTTGCTTGCCTCGACCACATCAATCGTAGGAATATGACCAGTACGACCAGTTCTTGCGCAATACTTTCTACGTTCTTCCTCAATAACAAAGGTATAGACACGATTCATGTATTCGTAAACATCACGAAACACATCCTGAACCTTCATCTCATTGATTTCCGCAATCACATTGATACGCTCATACATCTTCTTACGCCAGTCACTCATCACATCCTTACGAGGAGTGAAGTTTCTGGTAGAACGAATCGCATCATCCATCTGCTTGTCCTTAATCTGATGGACACACTGAGATACGCTACTAATCGTATTCAATGCCTCGTTACTTGTGGCGCGAGCTTCCTCAATCTGTTCACTGAGATCCTTGCGAACAGACTTGAGTTCACTCTGAAGATTCTTCATACTATCAAATAAAGCGTGAAGTCTTACATCAATAAACTCCTTACTCAGTGTAGCATCCATCTTAGGAGTCGCCAAAACGGTATCGCCACGCATCAAAGATTCCATAATGTCCCAGCAGAAATCCATAAACGCATCAGCCTTCGGCTGACGAGACAGACGACAGATCTCCATGACGCCACGCAAACTGTACATATAAAATTCACGTGTATTCGTTCTGTTCTTCTCATCAACTACCAACTTGGTAGTCGATGAAAGTGGGTCAAGACGGTCTGCGTTTCGGTTGTGAATCTTACAAATTGCCGTTACAGGATCACTGTACTCTAGCGCTCTACCAATCTGTTCACGAGTCATGTAATACTGATGCTTACTATCCTCGTATACATCCATACTCAGTGCACCAAAGGGCTTAGAGGTTATTACGGCCATAGAATTGTTAGTAGTCATTTTTGTTTTACTCCTTTATGTTTATTAAGAAAAATCTGCGGTCAAATCTTCAGACGGCCAACTCTTATGATCTGTGTACTCGTCACTGAGTACATCCATCCAAAGATAACTTTCAATATCACCACAACTTTCGTAATTGATGCTGGACAGGTTAATTGTTTCGCCATCATTTCTTTTAAGGTAAATCACAATCTCAGGATATGGCTCTGTAATGCCTTCTGCGATAATCTTTCCGATAGGTGTATCAATTGCAAATTGCTTTTCATTCATTTTATTTTCTCTCCTAGAAGAACTGTTTTATCAAATCGTTACATAATACCATCCAGTGTACTTATCTACGCACCCCATTCGTTTATCCTCTTCTGGGTCATAAAAACCAGTAGCGGATACTGCCGCCCCAGCCTTTTCATCAATATAATCAGCAACACTCTGCGCATCTTCGTTCGTTTTGCATAGAATGTTCTCACCATCACACCAGCGTTCACAACCTTCTTCTGGATAACAAGGCAGATTCCTCACAAAACGATTCCAAACATCAAAAACATGATTTTCAAATTCACTCATAATCGTCACCTCAAAACTGTTTTATCAAATCTCTACAATTTTCCACCAATCGTATACATCATCAGCATCAATACGAATATCACCTTTTAATCGCAAAACACTGAATTTCTGTTCACCATTTTCATCTTCGTAATATTTACAATAATGATTTACGAGCATATCATCCACTTGTTTATTCATTACGTTTTCTGCCTCAAGAATCGTATTGAAGCCCTTTTTATAAACAACTTCTGGGAGAAATGAATTCTCACCTTTTGCAATATAAGTATTGATAAGTACAAACATTTTTACCCTCACAATCTATTCATCAAGTCGTCTCTTTTTCCATGTACTTCAAAGCGTTAGCAAGGTATCTGAACGTCTTACTCTTGTGCATTCCATCAAACCATTGAGCAACATACCAGTTACCAAGACAATCACAGCGACACTTCAATTTGCCAAACCGGAATTCAGGTCGTACCGTTGGCATCTTACTTAGACTATTCCACAGTTTTAGAGCCTCTTCTCTATTCATTGGAAATGATATCCAAGGTTCGTGACCATCTGTGAACTCAAGTTTTAAAACCATATTTTCACCTCAAAACTGATACTTCCAGAACAACTTTGCATTGCCGGTAATGGTCTGCAAATAACTAATGTACTCATTAAAGGAGCACACACCCTTCATTTTCATCTTACGTGCTCCAACAGCTCGTGCAGCCACCTTCGAATCATAATCAACAGCATCAATAAATGCACTATCAATCATCTTCTGCTCAAACATTTTGATTTCGTTAGTATCCATTTTCAACTCTCCTTACTCAAAATCCCACCATGCGTTAATAGACGTATTCGGAACATAAACCTCAAGCATATGGTGACCATCACGAATCCATTCAGGTTCATAACCTTCATCTCGCAGTTCTTTCATCAGGCTCTCAAAATCATTATTAACAGACTCTACCGCATCTTCCATTGTTTTGTGCTCTACACTGTAAGGACCATTACACATCGTATCGTCATAAACAACCGTAATCATTTTTAAAACCTCGATTCTATTTAGATTTTTACACTTCCTGCCTTTTCGTCCAGAATAGATTGAAACGTATAAAGCAATCCTTCAGCCGTACATTTCTGTGCTATCATATTCGCAGATTTTTCACTGTGGTTGCAACAATATTCGCTATAAAAATGCAATGCGTTAATAACCGTCTGTTTCTCAAATTTTGTCATATTCATTCTCCTTTATATTATTCTATTAAAGGTTATCAATAAGAGAATTTATTGAGTATTCGATTGCATCTTCAGAATTAACCCTTTGAGTGTCAAGAACGTAAATTAACTCTCCATCGTCTGCCCATCTTATTTCAAGCATAACAACGTAACCAAGCTCATCTTCATCATATGAAACATCAAGCTCATATTCATAAAAACCATCAATGGTGTATGTTTTAATTCTAGTGTCAAAGTTATCAGGTTTTTGACCTACGCCAGCCCACCTAGACGGATTCATCTTAGAAATAAAATCTTCTGCAATCTCACGTGCCGTCATAAGTTAATGCCCCCAAAATAAAAGATTTTTCTGAATCAAAAGGTTTTAGTAACTCATATTTGTTGGTTTCTTCATTAAAAATTCCAACCGTCGCACCTTCTCTTAACCAATAAGAAAGTGTATCAAGTGCTTCCTTAATCTCGTCCATCGAGTTATCCCATCCACCATTGGAAACAATCACAACACTCACTCCCTTAATTCTCCATCCTCATAATCAAAAACATGACAACAATCTTCGCAGCCTTTCTTATACACGTCGGTTTGAATCTTATCATCTGCTGCATCTTGCTCAATAACCGTAATTAAATCGTACCACGAAAATGTCTTTCCGTCTTTAGAGTAAAAAATCAGCATACCAGGATAGCATTCTTTGTCTGCCGACCCCGTGGCAATCAACCAACCATTATGAATTTTGATTTTGAAATCATGTTCATTAACGTTAATCATTCGTCTTTCTCCTTTATATTATTATCTTCTCTTCACCAAACGTTTCGGTTTCATACGTTGTATAGACAAGTTCTGTCGGCTTGCTGTAACACGTTTTCATCCAGTCAAGTTCTGCATCACGCAGCTCTTTTGTGGGATAGACTTCATGCCCTCTATATGTATCGCCGTACATAAAGTGTCTGACAGAGTATTCAAGATGGTAATACATTATCGTTTTTCCAACTCCTCACACACTTTTGCAATGATAGCCAAACCTGTGCGCCGAAAATCTGCATTGTAAGGATTTTGTGCTTGAACATCTAAATGGTACAGCAATTTTTCCAAATCAGAGCTATATTCAACGCCTGCTGTTTTACAAAGGACCTCGGCCATCGCTTGAGTGTCATATTTCATAATAAAACTCTCCTTTTAAATCTTGTCGGAAATATCAAACGCTTTCCAGCCCCAGCTGTATTTGTCTGTATTTACTGTTGCAGAAAGTCCATCAGATTCAATAAAAATATTAGCTTCTGGTAGATCACTAACATTTTCATAACATTCAGTTGCATCATCCTTAATAAATTCTATTGCTTCTTCTTTACCATCGAAGAAGTCAGGCTTGAAGATTTCACCATCACAACTGCATTCGACAACACACCACATACCTTACACCTCATAACCTTCTTCTAAACAATCAATCAAATCTGCTACATACTCACCAATTTGATCGCAATCTACATTTTTGTATTCGGCACCAGAGTTTCCATTATCACTGATATAGACGTTAAACAAACCACTTCCAACACGTTCAATATCAATATCAATATTCATTTTCATGCTTTATACCTCGTCAAAATTTACATTTTCTAGCACTTCATTACCATATTCAACAAGAGCATTTTTGAACCAGTTCTCATTCTTTTTCCACCACTGTTCTGCTTGCTGCGGAGTCATTTCAATTCCATTGTCTTTTGCAATACCAATAATATCATCGGTACACCAACGTGTTTTTGCAAACCAATACTGATTTACGTCATCATCCTTTTCCTATTCGTCTTCAATATAGTTAGGGCAATAGTTGGTGTAGAAATCCACATCAAAAAGTGTGATAGTCATATCATTGCCGCTTAATTCACGTTCAACGTCAGCTACTTCTTCTCTGAGATATAGCTCAGACATAATACCGTCTTCATGTTCTTGAATCCATTTCTCTGTAATATTGAACTTTTTCGCCAGTTCATCGATCTCAAACACCCATGCGCCATAATTTGTATTCTCAGTGCCGTATTTCACCATATAATCAGCAATCTGACGTTCCATCATATTGTCATCCATGATATCTTCCTCCTAAAATTCAACATTTATCAAAATTGTAAGTAATGGTTACAACCTTCTCTGCATCACCGATACGGCACCGATCTTCCTTTAATGCCTTTTCAAGGCCACAACCAGCGCTGTATGTGATACCATTTTCAAGCACATCGGAACCGATAAATCCGAATGCTCTATCAATTTCTTTCCACTCTCCGTGTTCCTCTTTGTAAAGCGTATAGCCGTAATTCTCACCGGAAAGATAATCACTATAGGTCTTAACCTCATCACGCATGATTCGTTCCGCTTCTGTTTTGTAAACATCAGAACCGCTAGAAACTTTTGTAACAATCCAACCAACATTGCTATCGTCCCACGAACCTCTGAATCGTGTATCACAATCCATAGATAGGCTAGAGTGGTCATGTAACCAGAGTGGAAGCCATACGATATACGTATCAAGAAGAATTTGACAATCCTTAATGGATAATTCTCCCTCAGCATATACTGGGATTTCATTCTCCTTCAAACCCTGACAAAAATGAGTATATTCTCCATCATCAGTAAGAACAGAAAGATAGTATGTATCATCACGAATACTCTTTTCTGCAATTACATCAATGGTTTTCTTGTTAATAAGTGCATTGATAATTTCTTCTGGCTCGCACATCTCGTAAACAAGATTGTTCCAAAACTCTTCCGGTGTGCTTGCATCGACCTTATCACCAAGACGGTAACGAGGATGGAAACAAGCCATCACGGAATCGTGGTCGTCCCACCAACGAGGGTTATTGTCTGCAACGTCGTTGTGCTGAATATGCAAGCAATACAGGTTATCGCCGTAAGTCCATTTTATGATTTCATTATCGTAGCAATACAGTTTTTCCATATCTAAAATCTCCCTTTTATCAATCTTTTTAATGCACAAAAATCGTAATCATACCTTCTTCATCTGCCGTAAAAAACGATACTTCGTATCGACTGGCTTCTGAAATTGAAATCTGGTCTCGCTTACAATAATCCTTGATTTTTTGCTCCTTGTAGTCATCCCAAAGAGCTACGCTTGTACCATCAGTGATCAAAGAAAGAAACGTAAGTAAATTCATATTCCATCACCTCTTATGCGCTAGCCTTTTCTTCAAATGTGTACCAATCAGCCCAAATCTTATCGACCTCTCCGTTCTTAAAACCGTTCTTGTAATCAGTGAACTCAACATAATAGTTACTTGTCCACTCATTCAGAGCGTGCTCATAGATAGTTGCAACTCCACGCTTTGTTTCAACGACAAAACTATCAACAAGAACACCATCAACGTAAGCACCAGTATGTTGTGCTTTATTCTGGTGCATCCAGCGGCCAAGAGCACCTGCGTTAAGATAAAACCGTGTCATAGTTCATTCTCCTTTACTCAGCAGATAAAAGTGCGTATGCCAATTCTTTAAGCATATCTCGAATCTTATATGCGTCTTCAGCAATTACCCAAACAGAATCTGGGATACCATTCTCACCACGATTTGCAATTAGTTCAGCTGCGTGACTATCGACATCGAAATTCTCATATTCGCTCATCGCACTGCCGGGAATGTCATTTGTGTTTAATGTGAGAATAATATTCTCACCAGCCGGAGACCAACTTTCGATATCAATTGTTTTTAAATCTTCGCCAACAATCCCCCATTCAAGAGATTCCAGAATATCTTTATACTTAGATTCGATTTTCATAGTTCATTCTCCTTTACTCTTACTCTGCCAAAATCATAGCAAGAACCGGTTCACCAGAATCTTTCAACTGAAGTTCCAGAATATCGCCACCGTTGACATCCACAATTTCACATTTGCTTAGATAATCCTGAAGAAAGAACATCTGACATTCCTGCCAGAAGATTTCCTTCGGATCTTCATTCTCACCTACGAACACATTCTTGTGATGAAAAGATTCATTCCAAGCCCAGCCATCACCATCAAAGCAAGCGTGAACTTCCCTCAGATCCCACATAATCTTCACTCCTTAAAACTCCATTGTTTCTCAGTTCTGCTACAAGTGCTTCTTCGATTCGTATTTTTTCATTCTCTGAAATATTAAGAGAATAAAAAGTACAAATCGAATTGTATAACGGCCCACACACGTACATAACATCAAGATAATACCTATCACTTGTGTTGAACATTAAGGCATAACCTGTTCCATCTTCTTCGTGGTAATTATTTGCAATTAAATCCCACATTTTATACTCCTCTTGTTATTCTCTGAATGCGTTTATCTTCCATCTTTTCATATAGTCAACTGCGTCAATGGCTTCTTTTTTAGTGGACACATGACAACACTCATCCCAGCATCCTATAGCATCATTAAAATAAAGTAGTGTGTAACGAGCATCGAATTCATTACGACGAAAATCATTTAAATGAAACTTGACTCCATACTTTTCAAAGTCACGTTTTATCATTTTATCACCTCAAAATCCCCTTGAGCATCTTTACCATACCTTCGTAATCTTTATCATCTGCACCAAGCATACGAACCGTCATATCAAAATCAACTGTCTGACAATCACTGAAATCGTATTGTTCAATATCGTTGCTACAAGTGTCAGGGTAATGTTCTTCGAGCCTGTCTTTCGTATCACAATCACAGAAGGTTCCAGAATAATAATCACTGGCCGACTCACCTGTTTTCATGTACACACGGATACCATCTGTGACAATCACTTTAGCGAACCGCTTCATATCTTCTGGCGTAAAGGTCTTATCCATGACGTCATACGAATAAACCATGTAACAAGTTTTATCAGGCTCATAAATATCCTGTTCCTTGTCTGCACCAAACGCTCTAGCGTATCCACCAGCCCATCCACCACAAAACACAAGAATTTCTTTTCCTGCTTCGATAACTGCCATATATTCCTCTTCAGGAATTGCTACAATTCTTCCGTTAGGAAAAACAAAACCTTCAAATTCTCTCATTTTTATCACTCCTCTGCGTCTTTTACCGTAACACAATCAATATCCGTTGGGTTTGGATTATCTGGTTCGATTTCACCGGCAACAAATCTATCTTTCGCAATTTTATAAGCGTCATCTTTGTTGTCTGCTTCAACAAACGTTGTGTAAGTAACGCTTGTTTCAATAGTAACGTAATAGCCGTTCATTTTATACTCCTCCAACATTCTTGAATCCATAAAGGCTATAACCTTTATACTTGAAATACCGCATCGCTTTGTTAATCTGTGTAGAGCTTGCTGTCGAATGGCTTTTTAGGTATGTATTCTTATATTCGCACAGCTTCTTATACTCATCACTTTCACGATGGGCTTTCAGTTTCTCACAATGGTCGTGGCAACCAGGATAACGCTCCGGTGCCACGCAATAACGGCAAGGATCAGTCATTGTTACTCTCCTTTCTTCCAAGGCTGTCAAACATTTCTGTGATACGATCAATCCATGCGTCATTTTCTGATTCATTGCAATCGAAATCATCCTGAAATCGTTCAGCTAACTCTTCCGAAAACTCGATAATTTCATTGTATGAATAGCCATATTTTCCTTCAATCCAGTCTGCATTAAGTTCAAGCTGGTTTTTGGCATCCTCAATACGATACTGGCGCTCTTTATAACGGTAAGCCGCCTCAATCTGTTCAGGTGTCATTTCCCAAGACTCCCCATTCCAACTAATCACAACAATCTTATTTTCGCTATTCATATTCCACACCCTCACTTGTTAGATTTGCACTGATATTTGCGTTCAATCATCTCTGCATCAGCGCAAGTCATACCGTAATACCAACGCACATCAACAACGGATTCAACCCAGTTTCCAGTCTTGCGGTTCTTTATGACACGAACCTCTTCAACATCTTTGTGAATCTGTGTGCCGGGCTTCGGGAGATAAGTCAAAACACTTTCTTCAGAATGTTCCAAATCGTAAGAGCCAACAAATGTGCAATCGCGTTTGATCAAATCAAAAATTTTCTTACGGTTCTGCTTAGACAGGTTTCTCATATTGCAAGCTCCTTTTCTTTTGTAAATTTAATCACCAACGCATTCACGTTAGCCGCTTCCATCGTTGACTGCTTTGCATCTTCGTGATTGCCAGCTCTAAGGAATGAAACACTCTGATCCATCAGCTTGCGCCGATAAGAAGAAAGAGCTGCGAGAATAATATTCTTTTCAATGTTGGTCATGTTCTTTTTCCTCCTGCTCACGTTCCTTGTGAAATTTTCGCACTTCTTCCCAAAAATCAAACGGACTAGAATTGTGATAAACAAGCTCCATGTATTCTTTTCTACTGTTAAGATGGTTTATGTTAGTATCCATTTCTATCACCTCAATTTTCATCGCTCAGGTTCTGACAAAAACTTAAATAAAAATCAATGTCGAAATCCTCCACAGTGCCATCAGGAGAAAAATCATAGAGCACATCTGCAACCGCTTCGTGTTTATAAAGAGCATCTACAATCTCGTCACGGAATGCCGTAACCCAGTTTTTTGTTACATTGAATTTTCTGGTGATCTCGTAAATATAGATGATCCAATTACCTTCTGTGGTGCTTCTTGTTCCACTTTCGACCATCCAGTCAGAAATACTGTTAATCATCCAATCGGTAACTTGTTTTACAGTTTCGCTAGTATACATTTTCTATTACCTCAATCAAAACTGAACCACTTCATGTTTTGCCTTTTCCAGCATCTCTTTCTCTTGTTCTTCAAGACGCTCAACCTCGCACAAAACATCACGAATGCCAAAGATAATCAAATCACGATCTCGTTCACGTTCTGCTCTATGTACTGGATTGTTTTTACAAGATCCTTCGCACAAGTTATTTTCTCTTGCAATCAAATTATCAATCGCATACTTCAAAACACGCTTATCTTTTTCAGTCATATTTATCACCTCAATCATTGTAAAATATCTGTTTTAGCAGTTTTTGAAATCCAAATCTTTTACAAAATTCACAATAGGGTCTCGGAAAACAACGCTCTTAATACAAAGAGACTCCAAATCATACTGACCTTTACAATTTCCGTAAAAGATAAGTCCATGACCGATTTCATCAAACCATTTTTGAGCCTTATCAATAGAATAAAAGTGCTGCGCACCATCAACGGATTCAGTAAAAAATGTGTACCCACACTCACCAAATTGAACATACTCCCAACGATTAATAGTGTTTCCTTCGTAGTCGAATAAATGCTTTACGGCAATAACATATACAGTTTTCATATTTTCATCTCCTATAAAAGCATGATTTTAATTATTAACATTCAACTTCTTCAATGTCTGCATGTTTATCTAAACTCCAGTCATTGATTAAATCATTGAGTTCTTTCGCTCTCTCTTCAGCTACCTCTTTCTTATAACAGAAGCTGTCAATTTCATAACCTTGGTGGTCCCAGCAACGAACGATATATGCCTTCATACTTAACACTCCTTTTAATGTTTAGATACCCCAAGAATCATAAAGATCTTCGGGCTTATCATTCGGCATCCATGCTTTTGCATTATCATTAAGGAAGTAACCGCAACCAAAAAATCCAGCAGGAGAATCACAAAGATTCTGTTCACCATCTTTAACACCAGCTTGATAAACAACATAGATAAACTCAGCAAGCTCATGCTTATCCATTCGCTTAATGCGGTCGTACATTGTTTCCATATCAATCGCTCCTTTTTATATTCTCATGCTTTCGCATTCTGGTAGCGGTTATGTCTGCCCTAGTACCGCTAATCACCTAGCATCTGCTGCTTATACCACCCAGACTTGACTTCTTATGTAGTCCTCAATATCTGCTGGATAACCATTGCGCTGGATATACTGACACAGAACACGCTGCACATCTCTGTTATCACCATAATCCATGGCGATAGAGATATCATCGCCGTGTGTACCAACACCCAGACGCTCATATTTTCTGACTTCATTATAGAAATCATGTGCGCTGTAGTGTCTGCCATCCTTACGGTCAAGAATTGAATCAATAACCATTCCTCACACCTCGATATCATTGATATTAAAAGTTCTTACATCAACCCTCTTTTCAGCTCCATGTGGCTTGTCAGACGGCCTGTACATAAAATACGGAGATGCTGCCGATTCGATGTAGAATATTACACAAGGAAATCGCTCTCCAGAAACAGCCTTTCTCTTTTCGAGAATTGCTTCGTATGCCGTTTTATGAAGCACTTCATATTCATGATTTGGAACGAATTCATCTCCAAAATGATACTGACTGATACGGTTTACACGATCTGCAAACACTCTGAATCCACTATATTTATCTGCCACTTCAATCGCATCAAAATCTGCACCAGTCATGTCATTTACAATTTTCAGGACGCGTTCTTTGCTGTACTCAAAAGATCTCGGAGTACGTTTCGCGCCAGCCTTAACAGGAACAATCGGCGGTTTATTGAAACTATTCTCATAATCAATTTCACCGGTTCCTTCATCAATTGGCGCAAACATATCAACAAATCCAGTCACAGGCCAATTATAGAGACCAGATTTTATATTGTACTTATTTCTTTCACATGAAATAATTTCCAAATAATATGCCTTGTCCTTAACGTGAAATGCTGTGCGGATTCTACAATTTCCGACATCTCCAAAGTGAACATCTTGCCCTTTGAAGTGATAATCAAAAGAACCAGCGCCTTCAAAATACAGAATCTTCATTTTCTTTTACCTCGTAATACTGAAAAACACAGTCGTACATCATGTTCCCCGTAATCTGATCCACGAATTTTGCACAATGCAAGTTCATCGTATACCCATTTTCATCACACCATTCAGAAATAATTTTTGTGGTCAAAGGTGTAACGAAAACATACAAATCACTCTGCCAATGGTGCATATCTTCTTTCGGATAACCTGCACAATCAAACGCTGCATTAAACTACTCATATAAATCACCCTTCATAAGAAACATCTTCTGCGAAATAATACTTCTCCATATTCACAGCTGCGGTAAAGCGACTCTGAACATTAAACACACGACAGAAATCAGGATCACTGCCAAACTTCTTGTTGTAGATACGAGCTTCTTCTGTTGCAATCTGGAAATAATAGTCGATTGCCTTTTCCTTATCATAAGTTCCGGCCTTGTAACGCTTTTTCAGCCTTTCAATAAATGGACTGGTCATCTTGCGATACAGATCACCGTCATTGATTGCACACAACTCAAGCTCTCTGCTTTCATCGGTCTCACGATAAACCATAGATTTTGTACGCTTCATAATCGACTCTCCTTTTTTCGTATCCTGTATTATATAGCTATATGGTAAAAATAAAAGTCCTGTGACGGACTACCTTTTCTAGCTACATAATACAGGATACTATTGCTTTTGTCAAGCACTAAAATGTAGATTTTATTAACGTCACATTTTAATGCGTTGATACGTTGTTTATTTGTAAGCATTTTGTGAACATCAATCAACATTCACTTCATCAGGCCGTGCCCACAAGACATCCTCGATGATGTCATCATGAATGGTTTTTGTTCCATTGTTGTTCATGATCATGGTCACTTTCTGACCATCTGCCGGGGTTTCTTCCATGTTTGCGTAGGAGTATAACCATTCCTCGCCGTTCTCATCGATAACATGGATGGTCTTAATTCCGTTGCGGAATACTTCGATTTCATCCACGCTACCGGCCAGGACATAACGATTCTCTAGGCGAGTTTTCATAGGCTCTGCCGCATTTGCAGTCATACAGTTTGCCAGAATGGAAACACCAGCCACAACAGTAGCCAGGATGACGGACAGCTTATTCTGAGTAAGTTTCATTTTTGTACTCTCCTTTTCTTATCAGTGACCCCAACGGCAAACAATAACGCCGTTAATCCAGATTGAGACATTTGCGCCCTGCCGATACCATTCAACAGCTTCACGATGAATGTTAGTGATAACACCTGTTTCATCGTTCATGAACCACTGACCTTTTTTCATCTTGTATTCTCCTTTACTAAAATACCGATTTTAGACAAACAGCTTTTTACCAAAGCAATTTGGAATCTTTTCAAGCGGGAAAATAGGCTTACGAAACGTGCGCCAGTTGTTGATATAATCCCAAGCATCTTCTTCCGTGTAGCAGATCTGATGACCGTCATAGATTGTTCCATAATACATCACTGCATCACTACCAATGCGGCGAATACGGTCGAAATTCTTCACTTTGCATACACGCCACATTGCTCTGCCGTGACAGTCCCAACCTTCATTGTAAGGAATATACAGCGCATCCAGACCTTTGAAGATTTCATTACGTTCACCAGTCCATTCCATACAAACATCTCCTTTTTCTAAAACATATCTTTTATTCTGACGGCATTCCAAATACTTCAATGTAAGCCTTCTTGACTGCCGTTGTGATATGCGAATCATGTACGTTATATTTATCGTACCACCCACAAATCGTACCAGAAGTGTACACATACCTGAGTAAATCCCATGCAATCCGGGTCAACAGGTCATTATACTCATGCTCTGCAATGACGCTCTTAACATATTTCTGCCAAGCGTCTGCGTTAGTCGTTTTCACATACTGAAAGCGATTGACGATATCAGGATAAACAGGATCAAGTTTCATTTTTGCCATCTTACATTTCCCCTTTCAAAATAAGGCCGAAAATCAAAACAAGGCTTGCGCCCAGAACGATACCAAGGACAAACATTTCTTTTGCGGTGAAATAATCCATAACAAACACCCTTTCTTTTGCATATAAAAAGAGCCTTGTAAGAATTAACTTACAAGACTCTTCTTGACGGAAACCTTTATGCGGCAATATGTACAGCCAAAACCGCATCCGACAACATTGCACGGGCATCAATCCCGTACACACCAGACACGGAATCCAGAGATTCCTCCGTCCATTCGTTATCCACCATAGCATCGTTCATGGTGCCATAACAGCCGCCCCATCTGCGACTGTCTGAACTGTCAATAGTCCAACCGATTCTGCTGCCAAAATCGCCGCAAGACATATCATCCACTGTGACGGTAAGATACTCACCGTTTTCGAGAGCAACAAGGATGCCACCGGACGGCTGAGAGTATCCACCTCCGTTGTTTGCCGTATCGGGGTTTGCGCATGGGTTAGTTTCGTAACCCCAAAAACTAATCATTCTTGCATCCATGATGATTCTTCTCCTTTCTTTAAGGGTTTTCTTCCCTTATTATACCACAGCCCACACTACAATCATAGTTAAGGCTATAATAATATTTTCATACTGTTTGCGCTTCTTTCATTATGCCCAGCACTTGGCAGAGCTTTCATAGTGGACGCCCGCCTCTTCAAGGGCTTCCTGATAGATTTTTACAAGCTCTGTATCACCAAATGTTACGGCAACATCAAGAGCCGATTCAATAGCCAAGATTGCCATTGTATCACACCTCTCTAACGGTTTCGACGATATAATCGTCATATTGATTTCCGAACGTAACGTATGCGTCCGGGCTGCACTTGGACAGAGCTTCAATCAATTCTGATACGGTCATGCTGGTTGTCTTGTGCTCGATGATATCAAGCAGAGCATAACCGGCGTGATTCTCTCCGTTGATTCTGATAAATTTCATAATAAATCTCCTCTTTTATGTGATTTTCTGACGTGTTTTCACTTTGCATATTCTGCATAATATTTGCATAAATATACAAAATAGGGCATAAAGAAAACGCCTTGCGATAAATTCACAAGACGTTGTTGCTGGGGTTGTTGGTTAGCCTACAATCTGAGGTTTTCCATTCTCATCAATGATGAGATTCCCATAAGTGTACGCTTCTGCACAGGCTTTCAGAATCGCATTTTTGTTTGTTCCGTTTAGCTCTGCCTTAGCGGTAAAAGCATCAAAGAAATCAGCATCAACTTTCAGGCCAATCAATTTTGCCTTATCTTTGCTCTGCTGATATTCTTTTTTATAATCACGATTTGCCATAATTGCACCGCCTTTTCTTGATGGTGCAATTATATCATTTTGACGACTTGCTGTCAAATTCAAAATTATCACCTTGCTTTCTTGCCAGACTTCACAGGAAACACGTCATTTAAAGGGCGCATATCTCTGTTATCGAAATCACGGGCACAGCATCCAGTGCCGTCCATGTAATACGACATTCTTTCATCCATGCGGAAGCTATGATTATTTATCAAGATTTCTCTGCCGTAGATCCAGCCGGAAACTGTGACGTATTCACTAGAGCCAAATACAACACGCTGAGAACGCTTTTTCTGAGCCGGTTTGCCCGCCTCATTATAGCGGTCATCAAGACGTTTCTTGCTCTTATGATAGCGCAAAGAGCCCTCTGCATTAGCTTGTGACGCTCTGAGAAAAGCTGTTTCACCCTGCTGCTGTTTGGCCTTTTCCATTGCAAGACGCTTTTCTTTCTTGCTCTGCTGATAGGCATTCCAGTCATAAAGGGAAACACTTCTTGCGTGGTATGCTTCTTTAAGGAAGTCAACAATCTTGCAAGGATGGATAGAAGTCCATCCCATAGACGTTTTGACGTACATAGGCATAAAGCCTGTTTTCATTGCGATAAACGGACGACTGACGAACACAACGCCGTCAAATGTGCCGTAAAGATCAAGCTCTTTGACTTCTGTGCCGTTGTAGATGATAGAATGCCCAGAAGTGTTCTGACGCACTTCTCCCATCGTATTTTGATAGGATTTCAAGATATTTCACCTCTTTTATGGTATCTTGTGACGGCGTTTTGCCGTTGGTAGAGGTTACTTCTTCCCCTGTACCTCTAGTCGTCAGGCGTATTATGTATTGCATTCTGGTATGTTTAGACTAACTTCTTAGGTTTGACTTTAAGAGTTCTTTTCATCCTCTGCTTTTGCCTGCTCAAAGGTTTTCTGAGCATCGGCCAACTTGATAGTCCAAGTGTTAATAGTATTCTTGATGGTGTCAAGGACGCTCTTTTTTGCGTCAAATTCTTTCTGTGCCTTTTCGAGATTGTTTTCGTGGGTTTTCTTAGTAGACGCTTTGATGGTGTTGTCGCTCTTGTCTTTGACAATCTGCTCTTTTGCCTTGTCAAGTTCAGACAGTGCCTTATCATACTCTGCCTGTGCCTTGTCAAGCTGTGTCGTTGCCTTGTTGATACGAGAGTTGCAACGCTTGCAAGCAAGGTTATAATCCCTCTCATAGTCTTTCAGGAAAACGCTGTGTGCTGCTACGCTCAAAAGCATAGGTTCAAGAGCCTTGACAAAACGATTGATCGGAAGATTTGCCGGTGAAACGTCACCATCCATATTGGTAGTAAGGTAAGTTTTTGCCATTGCAAGGACTTCTGCGTCAAAAGAGGGATACTCTTGCATAGAGAAAGTTTCACCAAAAACGATGTTTGCGAGATCGGACAAGCAAGAATGGAAGTCGGTAGTGTAAACTTTGATAATGCTTTCATCCTCTTTGTTGGTAGTGCTTGCATTGACGTGGCAAGCGGAATTGTAAACGTACTTGATTGCGTTGCCGTATGCCGTATACTCTTTTTCGTCCATCAACAGATAAGACGGCACTTTATCGGCCTTAGGGTATGCCTTGAGCGTATTAACACCGCCCTTGTTGGTAAAGCTAACAAGAGCTTTGCCGTTACTTGCATAGCCCCTTGCGGTAGAAGTCTTGTTATTAGAGCTACGGATGGACAGACAGACGTTAGACAGGTTAGACATAGTATTATCTCCTTTGTTGTGCTATAATGAATGTGTGATTGTACTTGCGACAAACTATCGTCTGTCGTTGTGGTACAGTACGCTTTTAATACAAGGTGCATACTGTTGACCATCCTTGCTGATCCTATTAGGTATAGTCTACCTAGGGACCAGTGAAAGACTTGCGTCTAAAACATCTTGTTTGCCAATATGCGCTTTTCTTGCTTTTGGTTATGCGTTTCCGCCCCTACTGCAAAGATAGTGTTATCAAAATTCAAGGTACGATTTTTTGTGACTTGTCGCACCAAACCGACAAAACAAGTAAATGTTTGCCGATATGGTAGACTTCTAATCTTGACTTTTGTTGCATGATTTTTCTTGTAATTAAACAAGAGTTAAACCAAACAGGCTAAAATCAGAAGTCTTGACTTGTCAATGTGCTATTGGGCTTTCGCCCTTGAGCTTGACTGTATTGTATCACGGTTTAACCGTTTTGTCAAGCCCTGTTTTTTGAACCGCTCAAACGGTAAAACGTCAAAAAGTGGAAACTGGAATTTTCCGGTTTTCCAGAACCATCATGTTTTCCGCTTTCAGGTGTTGCCCTTGAGCATGGCACTATTATAGCCGGTTAAACCGGAAAAGTCAAGCGGTTTAACCGTAAATGTTGCACACGCAACAAATGGATTTTTGCTTTATATTATAATTACCTTATAAGGGGAAATGGAATGCTTTACCATGGTAAAGTGATAAAGTATTAAAGTAAAGTGCCCGATCAAGCCAACGGAATATTTTAGTATGGTAAAGTGCTAAACTGTTAAAGTATTTCAAATTTGAATAACCGAACATTTCATAGTAAGTTACTATGAATTAAATTAGATATCCTAGCAAAGTGCTAGGAATTGTGACCTGTTGATATCCTAGTAAAATGCTATGGATTGAATCTGCACCAAAAATTCCTAGTAAAGTACTAGGAATGAGTGCCGGAAAATGAGCATTTCCGGCACTGGATGGAATGGGGCATACTTTCCATTTTTTGGACGTTCCCAGCAGCAAACCGAGCCCCCAGTACATCTTTCTTATTCATAATTACCAATTATCAATTTGTTATATTCCATATTGCTATACAATTTGCACAACAATCTCCACAAAAATTACCTTCTTTCCAATTCCTATCAAGCCTTTCTAATCTCCATCTTATTTTCCATCCCGGCACTCAATCACACTCTCTACCCTCTCCTACCCCTACCCCGGGAGTATACTTTTCCCTGACAAAAATACTCCAAAATATATCCCTATATCCTCTCATATATACACCCACAAATCTCTCACTTTCCCTCTAAAATACCTAAAAATGGCTTAAAATCGCTATTTTTCAATCGGTAGCTCATTCGGTAACTAGCTAAGATTTAACGTATTTGCGTTATATTTTGGCTAGTTTTTCTTTTTATTTGTACCTTTTTACCCCTTGTTTTGTTTCTTTTTGAGCCAATAAAAGCTGAAAAGCCTAGGATTCATGCGGGTTTTCCCGATGTATACCATAAATGTACCAAAAATGACCATTCTTCGGAGCATAAAGTGCCTATTTGTACCCATCTATACTCCCCTATCACTATAAATGGACTGATCTGGCATCCAAGTAACACTCTCAGAGACTCCAGAAATCTCTAAGGAGCATGATTGTAGCCTCTGGCAGCTTATATTGAACACACAGAGCATTTAGATGTTCTTCATAGAGAGTAACACTCTCAGAAACATACCTTATTATAATAGGCGCTAGAAATATCAGTATCCTGTATTAGATAGCTATTGAATTTTTGGCAATCTCATGGTATAATGAGTGTAGATAGCTATACAATACAGGATACTGTAAAGGAGTTATGGATGGAATGACTGTGATAGATGTTTATAGTAGTCTTCCAGACAGGGCGTGGAGAGGGATCTCGCGTCTGCGGACGCTCGTAGGTTTACTCAAATTGAATCTATGTCGCTTACGCTCCATAGCTTCAAGTCGAGTAAACCATTAAGAGATATTTTGTAAGAAGAGTTGTGGGCGATAGAACCTTACAGAATTCAAAGTACAACTAATTTTTTAGAAAAGAAAAGTTTGTCCATAACTTTTCCTAATTCTATTCCTTATTTATATGTGAAAGTTATGGACAAACTACTGGTAATATTTGGCAATTTAGATTGGAGGCTTTATGAGGAAGATACATACTGTGACAAAAGAGAACGCGCGAAAGCTTCAAGATGGAGACTCGTTTAAGAATTTCGGGGCGCTCTTCCGAGCTTTAACAAATTCATCTGAAAATGATAAGCCTGTTGGAGGAAATAGTAAGATTCAGTTTCTGGCTGATCTTGATAGGTTTGTTGAATTTAAGAAAGATGGGCACGTCTATACCATTATAAGTATCCGTCCAGATTCAGAAATAAAACCACCACGACCAGCACCTGGGACCAGCAAGTACACACTGATGCTTGAAAATATGATTGCTTATCAGCTGATTCAAGAATGCAATATGCACGATGAGGACAAGATTGAACTTTTCTGGAATCCTTATGACATATTTTTCTCTTGCGGTATGACGAATGAAAGCTTTAGAGACTATAGTAGGCAGTTTCACGATATAGACTCTGAGATGGAAATAAAAGCAAAGCTTTTCAAGTACAATGCAAAAGCAGCAATGGAAGGATACGTAAAATCCGCGTTTAAGGCGATGGCTCGAAATAAAGAAATCATATGGAAGGTTGAGCTAGTGGTATTTTTTAGGCGGTCTCCTCGTGAGCTTCATTTGCCAACAAAAGAAGAATATACAAGATATTTAAAAATGACCACAAGAATCATTGAAAACTTTCAAAATGGAAAGGGTCAACAATGCGAGAGTGAACGTGAAATATTTTTCAACGGAAGAAGCGAAGAGTATTACAGAAAATTACGAAAGGAAATATTCAAGGAATTCGGATACGACAATGCTTATCCAATGTATCATATCATCACAGAAACGTCTTCTCTCCATAGAGCAATGAAACGTATCGAAAAAATCTCGCCGTCAGAAGAATACATAAAGGTAAACAATGCTATGTGTGATGGTATCTTCAAGTTAAAAAGTCTTCGTTGCGGTCGTATGATGAGTGAGTTGAATCCAAATTTTGAAAACACAATTTGGGGTGAACAACCAGAATTTTTATACGACATAAAGATTCTTGATGATGATAATTTAATCCGCCATTTTATAGAAGAGACCATGAGAGTAAATATTGATATTTGGGACGACGATGATGTTCCAAATGCAACGTTTGAAACAAATTGTGAAAGAAAGTGTGACGACAATGAATTTTGATAACCCATACTGGATTGATTTAAAGGTGACTTACGAGTGCTACCAAGCAGCTGGGCGCTTGCCGGAGTTTCACAAGAAGCATGTGTGTGCGAAATGCCGGTACGAGATTCCATGCCTTACCACTTGTGACGAGGTGCGATGCAAGTGCCGAGAGTTTAAGCCTAAGACTGTGCGGAAGGCTGATAAGTATTTACATATCAATGATTTCATGAATGACGTGGCCGCATTTGAGGCTGCTAGAAATATTTAAGGAGAGTTACACAAATGGATGAGAAATATTTACCATTTGGTTTTGGACCAGAAGAAAAAGTTTCTATTTCAACTATTGCTTTTCAATATGGTTGGAGCGCCGCACGATTAAACAGATTTCTTTACAAGTATGATGTGATCTATTTCAGCGACGAGCATAAAACATGGCTTGTAACAGACCAGTATAAAGATAGCGGATACACTGAATCTTCATTGTTTACTAGCAAAACAGGATATTATTCTCAAGAGTATCTTGTCTGGACACAAGAAGGGCAAAAGTTTATTTATCAAATGTTAAAAGATAAGTTAACACTTCTTCCTGAAATTAAAATGCTCGATGAGGAAGATCCGTCTGACGGTTGTTTAACGGCAGAAGAACTCGCTGAAGTTCTCATCCAAAATGAGATTTATATAAACGAGGCATCCATTGGTAGGCTTACTCCAAATAGTAGTAATGTATTTTCAGTTCTACGGCACAAAGGCTATTTAATGAAAAAGGGCAGCATGTTGTATAACACTCCTTGTAAGAAATATCAAGATTCTGGGCTATTTAAAGTATTCAAGAAACGAGAGCCGATTTATCGATATTATCAAGATGAACCGGTTGGCGACAAGCTGGTGTATGTCACAAAGATTACCCAAGGAGGCAAGGATTTCTTCATTGAATATTTCAAACATTTGATGAAGAAAGGATGCGCTATTATATAAGGAGGGCTAAGAGATGCGAGTGCAAATTGGTAAATACATTATTAAAAACTGCGACGAGCGGAATCTCGTTATCGTTGAGCAGCGGCCAGCTGGCAAGAATTCAAAGACTGGTGAGATGGGCACCGGCGTAAAGGAGGTTACGGTCGGCTATTACCCGAACCTTGAATGGGCTTTACATAAGATTAAGGATTTGAATATTTCCGAAAGTGATGCTGATACAGTGGACGTTTTACTGGCAGAGCTTGAACAGATTGATGAGACGATTCGCCGGGTTGTTGAGGAGGTTAAGTGATGGATAAGTTTGTAAATGCAACACGATTGATTGGCGTCCTCAATAGTGCTATCGCTCGTCATAGGGCCAGAGGTAATGCAAAGTCTATGGATGATATGTGGTGCGATATGGCAATGCAATATACAAAGCGCATTCTTGAAAAAGAGATATCTGCTGGCGGTGAGTTCCGTCGAGTGGTTCATGCTCACTGGATTGAACATTTTGAAGATTTTGGAGAAAGTTTCTTTGTCGAATGCTCGGCTTGTCATTCTAGTAAAAATATTGATGAATCAAAGTTTTGTCCTGACTGCGGAGCCATTATGGATGAGGAGGTCAAGTGATGCGTACTTACGAGGATGTTGACGCAGAAATCAAGCAGCTTGTGCGTGATATGAATAGTTCCAGTCTGACACGCAACGAGTACGAAGTTGCTGATGATATGCTGGATGAGCTCTATCAGGAGCGTGAACGACTTTGGCTCAAGGCTATGGAAGATGGCGAGAGTTGCTATCTGTAAAAGCCTAATTCTATATTTTTCTTTATAGTTATATAATACAGGATACGTTTTAGAAGAATACGGAGGTGACTGCCGAATGGCAAAGCAGCAAACTTGCCAGAAGTTTGTTTTTAAGATCCATACGAAGCGTCTGGTTGAAGCAAAATGGGATTTAACCCTACCATTAGACGAAGCCAGACGAAACCACGAGATTATCTCACTGGCTGATAGCACTGTTCTACGATGGATCGATGAGTTGAATGGTGTTACGGACGCAGAGGCTAAGGCACGGAGTATCAAGCGTAGAATCAAAATGCTACGGAATGAACCCTCTTGCTTAGAGAATCGCCGGGAGATTCGGAGATTATACACTGAGCTGGATACAGTTCAGTTTAAGCCGGATTATATGTGTTTGGTGGTTGATAAGAAGAATGATTACCGCCGGGCACGTTCTCCCAAGGGGTTCAAAATCAATGGAATTACGTATCGCCGTCTGGTTGGAACCACTGGTGGTGTTAAGAATAGTACGATTGTGTTTGTGAGCGACCGTCTTGTTGATGAGATCCGTAAGCGAATCGATAATGGCCGTAACAATGGAATTGAGTTTATTCCGGCAAAGCTAGAAGCTTATAGAGCACTTGCCTGTTCCGCTTCCATTCCAGTCACTGACCCTGATGGTGTGCTTGTTGTAGATGATTGCTTCACGCACTTTAAAGATCATGTAATCGTTTTGGACGACGGAGTCTCCGGCGAGCCTACGATGGTAGAGGACATGGAGCATGATTGTGAACTGTGCGCCAGCGATGGCTTTGGTCTTATTAGCTATGACCTTGCTCAACAGTGGAGTGAAGATTTGAAACTCCCTGCTACCGCATCTGGCTTCTGTGTACGGAATGCTTTTTGTAAAGGTATGTTGTTCCCTTTCCCTTTCCGTGAGTTTGCCAAGAAGGTTGCCAAAAAGAACATGATTAAGGATTCTTGGGGAAACTACAAGGACATCAATCGTGTTCAGGTAATTCTTACGACATCCATGTTGAAGCTCTGGGATAGTTACCATAGCTGTGAGGACTACTTCGAGAATTGCCGAGAGAATCATTATCACTTCTCTGTAACAAAGACTTGTGAGTTAGAGCTTGATGAAGAGCGTAACCTGAATTATCAGTTTATCCAAAGCTATCAGCTTACGAATGATGAGATTCGGGAACTCGTGAAGCCAACTTTGGATGAAATTAAGGGTGTCATGGGCGGTGACTGGCGTAAAGCGCTGCTGTACCTGCGTGGAAGTGGGATGCGTGATGACCCGAATTACATAAACAGTCTGGAGAATGATTACATAAAGGCTCTTATGATTGAGCCGAAAATGATTGATGACCCTTATGTTCAAAATCGGATTCGGTATTTCATTAAGAAACGGATTTCCCAAGCAAAAACGGGTGTTGTAAAGGTGCGAGGGAATTTCCAAGTTGCAAGTGGAGACCCTTATGCGCTTTGCCAATCCATCTTTGGAATGGAAGTCACTGGATTGTTAAAAGCTGGTGAGATTTATAGCCGGTTCTGGAATGATAGAGATGTTAAGAGAGTTGCTTGTTTCAGAGCACCGATGTCATGTCATAACAATATTGTTCTTCGGAATCTGAACTCTAATGATGATTGTAAAAACTGGTATCGTTATATGAAGACGGTAACAATTCTTAGTGCATGGGACAATACCTGTGCTGCTTTGAATGGTGCAGATTTTGATGGTGATCTTATTTTTAGCACAGATAATAATGTGCTTATTAGGAATAAAAGAGAGACACCGACTCTTTTGTGTGTTCAGAAAAAAGGAGAAAAGAAGATTCCTACTGAGGATGATTTAGCAGAATCGAATGCTGCTGGATTTGGCAATGACGTTGGTTCGACAACGAACCACATTACCTCAATGGGTGATGTTCAAAGCCAGTTTGAGCCGGGAAGCCAAGAGTATGAAGAACTGGATTATCGTATCATGTGTGGTCAGCTATATCAGCAGAATGTTTTGGACGCTGTGAAAGGGGTTAAATGCAAGCCAATGCCACGGTATTGGTACGATTTAAAAGCTTGTACTGTTAAAGACGATGATAATCCTGACACCATTGAGGATAAGAAGCTTTGGAGTAGTATTTGCGCATGGCGTAAGCCATACTTTATGAGCTACATATACCCTGCTCAGATGCGTGATTACAAGCAGTATGTGGCCGCAGCTCGCAAGCGCATCAAGTGGGATGGGTTTGCCGGTCTGGATGAGATTATGCAAAAGACCTTCAAGGACGATGTGGATGAAATGGTTATCCAGTATTACCTCTATCGGATGCCGGTCGGAATCAATTCTTGTACCATGAACCGCCTGTGCTGGACTGTTGAGGACGAGCTTGAAGATTTTGAAGAAGAACTCAAGATAAGGCGCAAGTTTGATTACGACTCGCTCAAGTCTGGCGTTGAGTACACCAATTCTCAATACTATAGTATCCGCTCTATTTTTAAGGATTATTTGAGGTTTGCTCGTGGTAACGCAATCCATTCTGGCAACGGAAACAATAATAAAGAAACCGGCGCAAATCGCAAGGAGCGCATTGCGCTGTATCAGGAAAGTATGTTCCGCAATCTTCATGACAAGTGTTCTAATGACGATGTGCTTTGCGACATTCTGCTTGATCTTTGTAAAAAGAATGCATCCAGTATTGCAATCGTCTGGGAGTTGTTTCATGATACTTTGATTAAACGCTTATTGGAGCGCCATAATGGTATGGTGCATTCTCTTGTGCAGGATAAGAATGGCGATATTGAATATGACGGCAAGCGTTTCAAAGATGTGTTGGTTGACATGAATAGCAAGGAGGATGCGGATGATTGTATTGAATGAAGTTCTTTACGCTGAAGAGTGGCTGGAGAAGGATGTGCCTTGGAAGAAAGCGGGGCATGTTTTGCATTATGTAGCGAAGTATTATTTCTATAAGGGATACTCAAAGGATGACGTAAGAGAAAAGCTTAACGAGTATATGCTGCGTCATTTTGAAGGGTATAACAAGGTCCTAGATAGAGAGCTGATTGATAAAGCAATTGCTTCTGCAAAGGGTCGTCCTATGGTGGAACTTGATGGTGTGTGCATTACGAAGGCTGAGGTAGAGAAGATTCAAGCACTTGAAGGGAAGCAGATGCAACGCCTGATGTTTACGATGCTGTGTCTGGCAAAATACCATATTGCTGTTAATGAAAAATGCAACTACTGGATTACGGAAGATACGGCTGATATTTTCAGGATGGCAAACGTATCTGTAAATGAGAAAAAACAGAACGAGATGATCTGTGAGTTACATAATCTTGGCTTTATTGGGTTTGCTAGTTTGAAAAAGATTGACAACTTAAATATCCATGTTTTGATTGCAGAGCCGGACTCTCCTCATGAGATTTTCGTGGACGATTTTGAGAATGCTGGTATTCTGTGGAGTCAGTATTGTGGGAAAGAGTACATCAAGTGTGATTGTTGCGGAAAGATGGTTGCTCGCACCGGACGCAGACAAAAATACTGTCGTAAGTGCGCTAAAAACGTAAATATTGAGAAAACCGCACAAAATAGAAAAATGTTTGATTTATGAAATGTGAAAAAGTGCAGTATTTTAACGTAGATACGTTATAATTTTACATATATAGAGTAAAACACAGTGTGGAAAGTTATGGTAGGGAGAGAGCGAGGACGCTTGTTTTCTTCCTACCTATTTTATTTTGAAAGGGTGTTTTACCTAATGATTGAAATCACTAAGTCCGAAGCGAAGGCTGTGCGAAAGGTCTTCCCTCATGCTTGCATTGCAAAGACCCGTCACAAGCGGTATCTGGAAGAGTCTGCTCGATATCTTGAGTTGCTTCCTTTTAATATTGCCGCTGTCGAGATGCTGAAGCAGATGCAGCGTAACGCACGTTACTAATCTTTGAAAGAACGAGGTATAGACTATTGGACTTTGAAATTCAACTGCCAGAAGAGATTACTAACCTGATGAATGGTGGCGGTCTCCCCTCTCCTGAGATGATGAACTTCTACGTTGATGAGAAGGATCGTATCTTCTTTATTGACTTTGAAATTGACCAGTCTCTGATTGAAATTGAGCGCAAGATTCTGCAGTACAACCGTATTGATAAGGATACTCCTGTTGAGCAGCGTAAGCCTATTAAGCTGTTTATTTACAGCTATTGTGGCGAGCTGGACGCAATGTTTAGCTTTATTGATGTTGTTGCGCTGAGTAAGACTCCTGTTTGGACTATCAATGCAGGTATTGCAATGAGCGCTGCTCTTGTGATGTTACTGTCTGGTCAGAAGCGTTTTGCTCTGCCTCATTCTACCGCACTGATCCACAGTGGCTCTGGCGGTACTCAGGGTACTTTCGAGCAGTCTAAGATGGCTATGGACTACTACGAGAAGCAGGTTGTGAAGATGCGTGAGTATATTATGGCTCACTCTACTATCGACAAGAAGACCATGACCAAGAACAAGGCTAAGGATTGGTATCTGGATGCTACTGAGCAGGTCAATTTTGGTATCGTAGATAAGATTTGCGATGATGTGGATGAGTTCAATTAAGGGAGAGTAAATATATGGCTTCTGACAAGACTGAAATGCGTAAGAAAAAGGATATTCCGCAAAATCTGGATGAGTACCCTACTTTTTATGGTATGACTCTCGATCCAGAACAGAAGGTGTTTAGAGACGCAATCTGGAATCCTGATATTGATGTCGTTTTCTGCAACGCCCGTGCTGGTACTGGCAAAACTATAATTGCTGTTGGTGTAGCAAATCTGCTTGTCCAATATGGACTATATAATGGTATTGCTTATATTGTTTCTCCAACTCAAGAGGAGAAGCAAGGTTATCTTCCTGGTACTCAAGAGCAGAAAAGCGCTCCGTATATGGAGCCTCTCTATCAGGCACTTGAAACAATCGGCGTAAATCCGAATGTTGCAATGATTGTTGACGATAACCCTGAAAGTCAGAAATACGGTGCATATATTCAGTGTGCAACTCACACATATATGCGCGGCATCACCTTTGACAAAAAGGTCATTTTACTCGATGAAACGCAGAATTTCTATCTTAGTGATCTTTTAAAGGTCATTACCAGACTGAAGGATTCGTGCAAGCTTGTCGTAATCGGACATACTGGTCAGTGCGATTTGTATAAGAATCCACAGAACAGTGGTTTCCTCCCATATCTTGAACACTTTAGGGGGCATGACCGAACTGCAATTTGCGAGTTACATACTAACCATCGTGGCTGGATTAGCACGTGGGCCGATATGATTCAGTTCAATCGTTAAATACTTCAATTTTGAAATAAAATATAAGGGAGAATAGAATTATGGTTGCTAAGAAGAGTGTTGTTTTTAAGAACGCTATTATTGATACTGCCGAGGGCACTATCACCGAAATTACCAAGGACGGCGAGAACGTCTTTAATCTGAAGGAAGCTCTGGCAAAGTGGGATGGTATTGAGGGCGTCACCATCAATATTTCTACTTCTGATGAGCTGCTGGGCGATCCGGCTTGATGCCAATGGGTTGCTATAATAAACGGCCAGAAGAAACGAGTGATGACTTCTTTGTAAGAATCGGGAATGCTGTTCTGGCTAGAGAGTTGACTTGGGATGGCGCATCTAAAGTGCTCAATGATGAATTGGGTAAGAATTTTGGTGAGTGCGCATATCGCAAGCGTTTTAAGGCATTCCGTGCGGGTATGCAGTATCAGGAGTCCTTATCTAATAGAGCTGTAGGGACCTGCATTCTGTCTATTTCCGACCTACATATTCCATTCCAGAAGCCTATTGAGACTTTTAGTGAGTACGCTGGAAAGATTGATATTCTTCAGGTAAACGGAGATCTGGTAGATGCGCAGGCCATTTCTCGCTTTAATAAAGTGTATCGTAAGAGTCCAATGGAGGAAATTCTGATTGCACGTCAGTATATGATTGACCTGATTGAGATGCTTCAGCCTAAGAAGGTTGTTGTCAATTATGGTAATCATGACTTACGCTTCCAGAATTATCTTGCTAAGAATCTGGACACCGACTTGCTTGAACTGATGCCAAAGACATCTTTAGAGCTTATTTTTGTTGATGGTTTTAACCATTACAACAAGGAGCTTCATACTAAGGTTCATTACGACCCTTTGATTGATGTTTTCAAGGATAGTGGTATTGAGATCGTTTATAACGATACTTGGTTTAGTTTTGTTGGTGAAACAATTTTTGTGCATCCACTTGCTTATTCCAGCGGTATGTTGAAAACGGCAGAAAAGGCATATCGGTATTTCAAGGATAATGATTATTTCTTTGACAATATCGTGATGGCACACACTCATAAAACAGGTCACTATGATATCGGTAATTCTGTAATTTATGAGCAGGGTTGTTGTTGTGAAACGTCAAAAATGGATTACGCAGATGGAAAATTAACCCCATCTCAGCGAGAAGGATTTATTTTGGTTTATCAGGATAAATTCGGAAGGCTGAATGAAGATAAAACACGCATCGTGCGTTTGAATTAAAAGCGGTGATCCACTACCAATAAATGTGGACTTAAAAAAGAAGTACGACCACAAGGTCTGCTTAGGACATCATTTGTTGTCTCCTTTTCTATGGGCTGGGGTGATTACTCCAGCTTATTGTGCCAGTGTAGTTCAGTTGGTAGAACGCGGGTTTTGTAATCCCGATGCCTTTATGGATTTCGCATGTTCAAGTCATGTCACTGGCTCCATGCCACTTTAATTCAGTAGATAGAATAATGTGTTCGTACCACATATGTCGTAGGTTTGATCCCTACAGGTGGCTCCACGCTGTGCGGTCAATAGCTGCAACCGCCTAGACCAATCTTAATCTACGGATGGTTGGATGCAAAGTAGTTCTGTGGAACGAAATGATAAGCTATTCGTGTTTCGCTACGTTAATGCGAAGCTTTAAAAGTCTAAAACAAGCGTTTTATCGACACGAGGACAATTCAACTAGCTCGGATGGTTTGATGGACGCTTGTTTTATTATGGGTCAGTATATCCAGTGGCGAAGATAGCGGACTGAAGTAATGAGGTGAAAATATTGGTAGTTGATACGAATCAAAAACGCGGAAGAGCCGGTTTATCACTTGCGATTGCATATTTTGGAACGAATGGTTATACAGTATCAGTTCCTTTAAATGACACACAATGGTATGACTTGATTGTTGAGAAAGACGGACATTTTATGTCTGTTCAATGTAAATTTACTGCGACAGATGATAATGTTATAAGTATGCGAAGCAGCGGTGGAACCAAAGGCGGTGTTTACGATAGTATTCTAAATCATACAGAATTGGACTACATATTTTGTGCAAATAAAAATTGTGAAATGTGGCTCATCCCATTTGAAGAACTTAAAAAGTCCGGGAATGTAAAAACATTTACATTGATGAAAACCGCAAATAAATATGGTCCAAAATCTTCTACTTTTGATACATCAAAATTCGTTGTTACATTATAACATTCGTCCGTGACATTAGAAACATCGTTGGTTCGACTCCAACCTGGCTCACCAAAGATTGCACGGCTATTCCCTACACCTTTATATAAAGGTAGCTGTGCAGGAAAGTAGGGTTATTGTGCGGTCTTACTCAAGTGGTTGAAGAGAACGGTCCTGAACACCGTTAGGTCGGTAAACCCGATGCCAGAGTTCAAATCTCTGAGATCGCGCCAGTCCTTCTCCCGGAGGGCCTATATTATACCGGTCCCCTACCACCGGCTAAAAGGTAGGTTTTATGCGCCCATAGCTCAATTAGGTAGAGCGGCGGTCTCCAAAACCGTATGTTTCCTGTTCAATTCAGGATGGACGTGCTAAAAATGGTCTCCAATTCGCGGTTGGAGGCAAGTCCGAAGTCTGGGTCTTAGAATCATGATGTACACATGACTTTCTATTTCTTGAGACACTTAGGCTATATAACGCGGGATACAGCAGTCTGGTAGCTAATCGTCCTCATAAGTCGAAAGTCGTTGGTTCAAATCCAACTCCCGCACCCAGCATCTCCCCTTTTGTAAGCCTGCCGTCAGTTTTCTACTCCCTCTGGCGGTAGGTTTATTTTGATTATTATGCCGGTTTGCCGGCAGGGCGAGGTATGCTCACGACATTTATGTCGGTAACATAGCAAGCTCAAATAGATGATAAAGACCTCGGCTCACTACGGTGTCAAAATGCTGAGGTCGAATTTTGAACAGAACCTATCAAGCCTCTCAACGATGCGTATCATGATAGGTCTTTTATAGAATGAAATCCACCCGGCCTCCCAGATTATTGGTGCTCATGAGGGTGGATCTTTTGTTTGCCGTAGGATGTGCGCACGTTCTACGGCTTTTATTTTGATTTTGAACGGAGGTGTTTGTTTGCCTAGAAAGAAAAAGGTTGTTGAAGATGGCGTTATTCTTGAGGGAACCGAAAACAAAAAGACATTCAAATGCCTGCGTTGTGGTAAAGAATATGATGTCGCCATGGGGCATTTTTACCGAATAACATATTCTTCATTGTTTAAGGCAAATGATGGATATGCTCCCATCTGTAAAGAATGCGTTAATGAAATGTTTGATGATTTTTCAAGACGCTTTGGAAGCGATAGAACTGCTTGTATGCTAATGTGTCATGTTCTGGACGTTCCTTTTTATAATAGTCTTTACGATTCCGTTGTGAGCAATTCTGGAACATGTAGGCCAGGAACTTATAACCGTCTCGTGGTGAACATGAAGAACTTCCAGTTCCAGACGTTTACCAACACTCTTGTAAATGGCGAGTTGAATAAAAACGCTCTCGATTTACAGGAAGAGAAGGAGCAGAAGTGGTCGAAGGCAGAGATTCAAGCAAAGGATGATTGTATTTCTGTTGTTGGGTACGACCCATTTGATGGTTATAACGAGGGTGACCGTCGCTATTTGTTTAGTGAACTCATCAAGTATTTTGAGGATGGTATTGAGGATGACCCGTTCAAGTTATCCCAGATTATTCAAGTCGTGAACAATAATAATCAAATTCGACAAATCGACTTGCAGATTGCCCGCTTAAACCCGATGAACTCGGCTGAAGCAATCAAGAGTCTGAATGATATTAAGGTCAAGTTGGTTTCTAACAACGATAAGATTGCCAAGGAAAACGAGATTTCTGTCAAGAACCGTTCTAATAAGGATGCAGGACGTAATACGCTTACATTCTTAATGAAGGATATGCGTGAAAAGGATATTGCTGGTGCAGAAGCAAACTTCTACGACCAGTTACGGTCTCCTGGCACTCAATGGGCGGCAGATATGAGTGTTAAGGCAATCAAAGAAAATGCTTTCTTTGACGAAAATGACATGCAGGAAATTTTCGATACACAAAGAGAACTGATTGATAAGTTCCAAAAAGAAAGTGATGACGCTAAGGAAAAATACAGGCTGTCTCTTATCGAGAATCAGCGGCTCAAGGAGCTGTTGGAAGATGCCGGTATTGACGCAAGCGCAAAAGATACGGATGGTGATGCCGTATGAGAACGAAACAAAGAGCACCTATCATTACAGCCGTAAAACGTAAGATTTACGAGTGTGATGCGGCAACGATTGCATTCTATCGTCGGAATCCTGTTATTGCTGCCAGAGATTTGTTGGGCATCCAACTATTCGATGCACAGGCATACATGCTGGAGCAAAGCTGGAATGCAAGTCATGTTCTTTGGGCGTGTAGTCGAAACTTTGGTAAGTCTTTTGTAGGTTCTGTTTTCATTCTACTAAAGGCTATCCTATATGAGAATCAAGCTATTTATATTGTAAGTAGCGTTGGTGATCAGAGTAAGGTAAGTTGCCTCACATATACAGAGATGTGTGTGTGCTTCTTGGTTAATTGCAGGTAATTGGTAAAGCTCTACACTAAAGCGGAACCGGAAACGGTAAACGTAAATGTGCGAAAGCAGAAAAAACGTAGAGATGAGTTATGCTGAAATAAAATCGTCTTATGACGTGCTAAAGCTCGCAACAATCCATGTTCATGCAGCCACTGCCCGTAACGTCTATATGACAGGGTGAGGTTCAACGACTATCTCCTTGTGGGAGAGTAAAACCGCAAGCTTATGGCGGAGGAAAAATCAAGCTCCAAATTATATTTGGATGATGAAATAGTCTATTCACGACAAGAAATTGTGTGGTCGTTTATACGGCAATGTACAGTTGCGATGTGCATTAAATACATTCAGAAACTTTTAATAAAATCGAAGAAATTGTCACTCGTGTTGGCAAGACAGCAGCTTCTATTCGTAGTCTGCAAGATATTGCAGAAAAGGAAACCAAAAAGTCTGCAACTAATAAGAGTGGATTTAGTCATAATCCCGCCGGGTATGTTGTTGAGTTTTACAACGGTAGCTCTATTAACACGCTAAACTCCAACCCGGATTCCAACCGATCCCGTCGTGCAACTCTTGTGTTTTTTGACGAGGCTGCATTTTGCTCCGACGAACTGATTGTTGTCTGTGAAGCTTTTGCCACTCAGAATACTGACTTCGTGACTGATACGGATGATTCTTATAACCCTGAAACCCAGCCTCGCAAGGTTCCTACACAGCTTGTGTATGCTTCGAGTCAGGATACGATGGATAAACTATTCTATCGTTATTATAAAAACTTTGCAAAGCGTATGATTGCCGGTGACCGTGATTATTTTGTTTGTGACATGATTTGTGATGTTGCAATTCAGGTTTATATGAACGGCAAGCCGTACAAAGCTCTGCTGACGAGAGATAAAGTTGAAGCAGCTCTAAAGTCAAATAAAATGAAGGCGTTGCGCGAATATTATAATCGCCCAAGCCGTGATGGTGGCGTAAACCAGATCATCAAATGGGGTACGGTTCGTCGCAATGAGCGAAAGTATATCCCACAGCTTTATTGGGATAAGAACTATCAGTATATTCTTGCGTTTGATCCTGCCCGCACAATGGATAACTCTATTGTTGGTGTTATGCGTATTTATAACGATCCAGAAAATGGCATGTGTGGCGACATTATAAATTGTGTGAACATGGTTGACCTTGCGAATGAGAAAAAATTCAAGCTCGATTCTAATCGTCAGCTTGAGCAGTTGCATGAGTTGATTCTACATTACAATGGTCAAAATCCCGATTACGAATACATTGATAGATTGATGATTGACCAAGGCGCTGGCGGCGGTGGTACTTCTACATATGCGGACGGTTTGCTTAACAATTGGACTGATAAAACAGGCGCAGAACATCGTGGCTTTATCGATGCAAATCATGAATTATATGAAGGATATGATGCCCGTTACCCAGATGCTGTTGATAAGCTACGTCTAATTAGTCCTCGTAAATTCCGTACTGCAATGGTTGAGGAATTTATTGAGCTGATGAATCTTGGTGTTATTCATTTTCCTCTTGAATATAACGGCGGAGATTACGTTCAGGTAGTAGATGGTGTGGATAAATCAACTGGTCAAGAAATTTTGAAGACGCATGAACTCTCATTAGAGGAACAGACTGCGTGGGTTAACATCGACTTGATGAAGAATGAGATTACAAGTATTCAGAAAACGACAAACTCTGAAAATACGACAGTAACGTATGCTTTAGCGCCCGATATTGCCAACAAAATCCACGATGATAGGTTCTATGTTGCGATTTTGCTTGCTCATCGTCTGTATGAATTACGTCGTAAGGATAAAGTGCGCCAGTCTGCGGTGGAGACAATGACTGCTCCGCCGATTTGTATTTCTAACATTGACTTCTAAGCAGAGGAGGTGATTGACTGGTGCTAAAGAGCTTTAAAACAGAGATAGACCCAACATTTGCCCAAAAGTCAAAAATAAACAGAACGATTGGCACATGTCGATATGTTTATAATTTTTATCTTTCTCATAATAAAGAGCTGTATGACAAAAATAAAGAGTTTATGACGGGGAAAGACTTTAGCGTTTGGCTAAACAATGAATTTCTCCCAAATAATCCAGACAAAATGTGGATTAAAGAGGTGTCGTCAAAATCAATTAAGAAATCCATTGAAAATGGATATGTTGCATTTACAAGATTCTTCAAACATCAAAGCAATTTCCCTAAATATAAAAAGAAAGGGAAATCGGAAGTAAAAATGTATTTCGTAAAAAATAATCCGAGAGATTGTTTATGCGAAAGGCATAGAATAAACATTCCAACATTAGGATGGGTAAAAATAAAAGAAAAAGGTTACTTACCAACATCTCACAATGGATGGAAAATAAGAAGCGGTGCAGTATCTGCAAAAGCCGGAAGATACTATGTTTCGGTTCTGGTAGACGTCCCTTGTAATTGTTTTAAGAGCAACTGTGAAAGTGATGGTGTCGGAATTGATTTGGGCGTAAAAGATTTTGCTATTATTTCCAATGGCATGATTTACAAAAACATAAACAAATCAAAAACAGTAAAAAAGTTATTAAAAAAATTACAAAGAGAACAGCGTTGTTTGTCTCGCAAATATAAAAATTTAAAGAAAGGAGAAACCTCTCAAAATATAAATGCGCAAAAGCTAAAGGTACAAAAAATTCATCAACGATTGACAAACATTCGTACTGATTACATAAATAAGATAATTGCGGAGATTGTAAAAACCAAGCCATCTTATATAGCAATTGAAGATTTAAATGTATCAGGAATGATGAAGAACAAGCATCTTTCAAAAGCCATTGCATCACAAAAATTTTTTGAATTTAGAGAAAAGTTAAAATGGAAGTGCTTATGTAATGGTGTTGAACTCAGATTTGTAAATAGATGGTATCCGTCTTCTAAAATGTGTCACAATTGCGGTTGTATTAAGAAAGATTTAAAACTTTCTGATAGAGTTTATAAATGTGCATGTGGCTATATAGCAGACAGAGACTTTAATGCAAGTTTGAATATTCGAGATGCGACAACTTATGAAATTGCATTATAAAAGCAATTGTAAGTATGTACCGAAGGCCATTTCGGGAATTTACGACTGTGGAGTGTAGACAAAATCGCAAGTAGCATTTCAAATAAAATGTAAAAGCGTACACAATGAAACAGTAAGAAGTATCTGTGAAGACTTCATTTCTCGATATGTTTTTTTACATATTTTGAGTGGCAGGTGAAAATGTGGCAAGAAAGAAAAAGGAAGATTTTGATGTTGTGACTGCTTCACAAACAGATGATGGTACTGTTGTTATTACATCTTTGAATGAGCTTTCAGAAGAGAGAATGAATAACGTCATCCGAAATGCAGTTGCATCTTATGACCCTGAGAACAAGCAGTATAGTACATACCTGAAAATTTCAGCCTCCTCTGAAACGTTGACGGTTGACAGAATTGATGAACTTGCACGAGGGCTACAGTCAAGCCTGACGAATGTACAGACGGTTAATGGAATCATCCGTAACTACATCAATAAAGATGACCTGATTGGTATTACCTATGATGCGATTGAGGCAAATGTTAATACGGAGTTTAAATGCAGTTTCGCACAGTTTCCTGAACAGCGTAATAAGACAAAACAGGTAAATTATGCCCGTGAAGTGATTGATGATTTCAACACACAAATCAATGTGCGAAGTCTGCTGCGTGCTGCTATTCCGATGACTTACGCAGAGGGCACTTATATTACATATCTGCGTCAGAAGGATGAGAACTACATTGTAGACTACTACCCTCTTGGTATTGCTGAGATAAGTGATTACCTATCAAATGGACAACCTGTTGTGCTTATCAATATGTCTAAGCTGAAATCCGCTTTGAGCAAATCTATGCTGAAGGATAAGAAGAATAAAGCACTATTCTTTGAAAATCAGGAGACTGAGATTCAGAACAACTATCCAGATGAGGTGTATCAGGCGTTTAAGAATGGTGATACCTATGCAAAATTGGATGTTGACCATTGTGGTGTGATTCGTATTGGCAACATGGGGCAGAAATATGGTGTCTCTCCCCTGTTCCGCGCATTACGTCCGGCATTGATGCTTGAAACTTTTGATACTTCAGACCGTGTAAATGCTAAGGCAAAGGCAAAGAAAATCATCTGGCAACAGCTTGACCCAGCGTTGATGGGACCAAACAACGACAAGAAGGGTTTTTCCGAGCAGGTGACGGCGCACGATAACCTGCTGCGTGCATGGAAGCAAAATACCGTGCTTGTGACGACTGCTCCTTATGTAAAGGATATCAAGTATGTTGAGCCAAAAGTTGAGATGACAAATATCGAGACTGTCAAACAGTATCGCAATCGAGAAATGGCTGCTTTGGGTATTAGTTTCTTGAATACTGATGGTCAGCAGACTGTTTCAACTGCAAAAGTGTCTCTTGACCAGCTGATGAAAAATATCGGTAAGATTGCAGAACAGATTGAAGATGTATTAAAGCGATGGTATCGTATTCGCCTTGAAGATGCAGGTGTAGATCCAATGTACTGCCCTGATGTGAAGGTCTCTACTACTGAAATGATGGGTATGGAGATGAAGAAGGCGATTGCTCAGTTCTTGTTCACCACTTTGAACTGTTCTTACAAGACTGCTTACGAGTATATGGGACTTCATGCTGAGGACGAACTACGCAAGCGTCAGGCTGAAACCGAAGAAGGTTATGACGATGTGTTTGTGGCTCGCCAGACCTCTTATACATCGACCGGTAGTTCCGGCGGTGGTGGTGACAGTGATAAAAAGACAGGCCGTCCAAAGGGCGAGGAAACTGAAAAACAAATTTATGACCAGCAGAGAAATGAAGATAGTAAGTGAGGTGATGAACGATGAGTAAGGAGTATTTCTATAGTAGAAATATCTGTTGCTCTGAGATTACGGAGCATCCAGACCACTATCTTGCCAAGTTTGTCATCTGTGACTTCTCAGTAAATGGGAATCAGGTTGCTTTGAACCGTGACACAATTGAAAGTTGGATGAGTACACTGGTTGGCAACCCGCTTGTTGGTAAGTTGGTCGTAGCTCCAAAGGGTGAACTGGATTTTTCCGGTCACAATATGAAAGTCGTCACCAGAAAAGACAACGATGGTAATGAATATAAGACTGCCGAATTTGACACTGATGCATTCGGTAGTTTTCAATCAGTCGGTATCGAGAAAATTGACGATACCGACTTTATTGTTGCCTCTTGTAAGATCTGGAAGCGATATCCAAAGGCTTGTGCGACGATTCTGCGCCGTATTGAGAGCGGCACATTAAACACCAGTTGGGAAATTGATGTGCTGAAAGCTCATAAGGGAATCGTGGGTGGCCGCATGGCAAAAATCATTGACGATGGTGTGTTTACTGCACATTGCTTGCTTGGTGCAAATGTTGAACCGGCATATAAGTGCTCTAAACTGCTTGAAGTCGCTGAAACCGATTTTGGTCTTGAATTGGCAAATGCCTATATCGAGGACACAAAAGAGATTTCAAATATAGAATCTAATGAAAAGGAGGCAAAAAATTTGAAACTGAATAAGGACAAGGAGACTCAGACCGCACAGGTCGAGCCCACTAAGCCTGAGCAGGCAGAGCAGGTTCCCGTTAGCGAGCCTGACGCTGCACCTGCTACCAAGCCCACTACTCCGGCAGAGCCTGATGTTCAAACTTCCGAGGAAGGCGGTGGAACTCCTCCCCCGACCGAGCCTAAAACCGGCACTGAACCTGCTGGTGAGCCTGAACCCGCTCCAGAGACTTCCAGTCTGACTGGTCGTGACCTGTATATGAAGCTTGAAGATGCAGTGTCAAAGATTAGCTCTGATTACTACATGACTGATATGTTCCCTGAAGATCACACTATTTGGTGTAAGAAGTGGGGATACATGAACGAGCTGGATTACATTATGTTCTCTTACACTGTTGAGGGCGATGAAGTTTCTCTTGGCGAGCCGCAGAATATCACTTTGACTGTTTCTATTTCCGAGGTTAATACCAAGATTGCGGAGCTGAATAACACTATTGCAAGCCTGAATACTGAGTTGCAGAGTGCAAAGGAAGAGGTTGCTTCTCTGACTCCGTATAAAGATCAGGCTGAGAAGGATGCCGCTGAGAAAGCAGCCGCAGAGCTGGCGCAGAAGAAGGAAGATCTGCGTCAGTATGCAATCTCCAGCAAGATGATTACTGAAGCTGAAGTTTCCGAGGGTGGCAACTACGCAAGTCTGATTGAGAATCTGAATGAGACCGGCATCAAGAGTGTGATTGCCGAGCGTTGCGTTGAAGCCGCCAAGAAGGCTCCTGCTGAAAAGAAGATTGAGACCTCTGAGGTACATAAGCCTGGGAGTATCAAGCTGAATTTGAATGAAACCAAGTATAACACCACTAACGCTAACAAGCGTGACGCATGGCGGGAATATTTGGGTAAGTAATAACATTTAAGAGAAAGGAAAATATTATGATTCGTGAACTGATGGTGAACGGCGCGAAGAATATTCCCGCTAACTATGCCGCAAAGGTCGATATGGTCACCGGTATGGGTGTTCAGCTGGTTAAGGGCGAAGTTGTTCTGCCCTCTGCTGAGACCTCTGATGACCTGTACATGGTCGCACATGAGTTTAACCCGGAGGGCATTTATTCTAGCCTGACCAATTTTGATGACTATGATGAGATGGTCACTGCTATTAAGGCAAACCAGTTTGTTAAGCTGGTTCCTCTGTATGTTGGTGAGCAGTACGGTACTGACCAGTATGCTTCCGGTATTGCTATTGATGGCAATAAGGGTAAGGTGCTGAAGGTTGGCACTGATGGCAAGTGGGATGTTGCTACTGATGCGTCTCGTTATGAGCTGCATGACATTATGGATGATAACGGCCACAAGCTGATTGTTATTCGTGTGCTGGATGTTGCAAAGACTGTTGCTTGATTAAAAATTTAAGCTGAGAAATATGATACGTGAAATTTAAAACCGTCACTTTCGAGCGACGGCTTTTATTTTTGCGCGAAGAGAAAGGAAATGAATTATGGCACTGGATATTGAAGTGGCTGAGCTGATGAAGAAGCCCGGTCGTGTTTATAGTGTTGCTGAGAAGACTCAGTACAATCTGCCCATGGATGCCGAGGACAAGGAGATTGCAGAGGTTTGCGAGGCACATATCAACGAGCTGATTGACAGAGGCGACCCCGATCGCGAGATTGCTCAGTTTGTGAATCGTACCGTGACCGACGACACCTACAATGCTCCCGACGAGCTGCTGGATGCCATGTTTACTCGTGGCAACGTTGGCGAGAATGATGATTATCAGGCAGAGCGCAACGTGAAGAACACACTGGTCGCGCATGAGGCCGCTAAGGGCGGTAATGTCCCGAAGTCTTACCTGCACTTTGAGGTTATTAAGCCTACTTGGAAGAACATTCAGGTGGAAACTGATATTTCTTTCAATGAGATTCGCCGGAATGGTTGGAAGTCCATTGCTACACTGACCACCTATATGAGCGAGACTCTGAAGAATAAGATGTTCTATGACATTTTTGGCATGGTTGATGACATGATTACTGGTGGCGATCAGCTTATTACTGTTGCCGGTAAGGAGCCCACTATGGAGGCTATGGACGCACTGACCCTGTATCTGAATGAGTATGCAGATGGTGCAAATCCGTTTACCGTCAGCCTGCAGAAGTATTGTGCAAAGATGCGTCGTATGACTGGCTATGCTCAGTATCTGTCTGATGCTTCTAAGGACGAGTTTAACCGTTATGGTCTGGTTAAGACTTACGATGGTGTTGCTGTCACTGGCATTAGTTCTGCAAAGCGCCTGGGTGATGGCTCTATGCTTCTACCCGATGCCCGCATCTTCGGAATCGGAGGTGTTGTGGGTAACCTTGATATGAAGGGTGAAACCCATACTTACGAGGATTACGACAACAATAACGAGAAGGTTCACCTGATGCTGAAGGACTTCTCTTATGGCTACTGCATCACTCATCCTGAGCGTGTCGCTAAGATTGTTCTGCAGAAGTAATAAATCCTTAGTTTTACCAAAGGCAAATTTGAGCGGAGACTTTGCGGTCTCCGCTTTTATAGAAAAGGAGACAAATTATGAGTTCCGTGATGGAAAAGAAGTTTATTGACGTTCTGAACTGCGACGATAATGTGGTTACCATTTCGTCACTGAACGGTAAGGGCTATACTTTCGAGCCCGGTAGTGTGGAAGAGCCTTGCGTGATTCCTATTCCGCCGGAGGAAATCATGTATATGAACAGCACTTGTTCTGCGTTCAAGAATGGTGTTCTGCGTTTTCGCCCTGAAGAGCAGAATGAAATTTTCGAGGCTATTGGTGTTAAGGGCGACGATGTTCTATTCATTGAAGATATTGATGATGCGATTCTGAATCCCACTGTCGAGAATCTTCAGCGTATGATTGACATTAAGGATGGCGCTCAGTTTGAGCGTATTCGTGGTTGCTTTTATCGTATGACCAATGCCGGTGAAGACCTGTCTACTAATGTCAAGCGTCTGATTGATAAGCGTTATAAGGAGCTGCGTGCTGGCAAGCGTAACAGTGAACTGTCTGTTGTGCCTGCAGCTAAGTCTGCCCCTGCTGATGTTCAGGCAGAACTTGAGACTGCAAAGAATCAGATGGCTGAAATGCAGAAGCAGATGCAGGCTATGATGGCACAGGTGCAGGCTATGATGGCTGGCGCACATCCTATTGCACGGGATAGCTCTGACGAAAAGACTGCTGTTAAGCGTGGCCGTAAGAAGGCAGATGTAGAAAAGGCGGAGGTTGTTCCCGCCGAGTAAGATTGGAGGGATTTAATGACCGCATTTTCGGAAATATACGATAAGTTCTACGAGCTGGTTGAAACGGATAGTAACTTCTTTCAGTATTTTGACCTGAATGAGAATGAAGTACGAGACCTCGTGCACGACCGTGCAAAGAGTTATTTGATGGAATCGCTTTCTGTTGTTTCCAGAAATATTGAGCCTGAAGAGAATTTCAGCTTTGATGATTACGATTCGGAGCTAGAGGAATTTAACTCAGACCTTACATACGACGAAATTGATATGCTTGCACATTTAATGCTGGAGCAGCATTTCAAGCGAGAGTTTGGAAAGCTGAAGGCGTTCAGTGCACAAGACCTTCCTACAAGTTTACAGGTATTCTCCCCTGCTAATGAGCGCACGAGCATTCGTGCTCTTGTGAAAGATATCCACGAGGAGAATATGACAATGCTGGACAACTATATGGCGAAAGACCGCTCGACCCGCAAGCGTAAGACCATCGACTATGATACATACGCTTCCTACTCTGAGTAAGGAGGTATACCGATGGATTTTTATACGAGGGCACGAGCTGTTGGTGGTGCTGCAAAGATGTCTAACAAAAAGGATGTCAAAATTGCTTTTGCAAAACGTGATTTTGCTGCACACTTCAAGGATAGCGTTGACTATGAGGATGATACTCTTGTCAATGGCCTGCCTCAGAAGTTAGTTGTGAGTCGAAGTAATAGTGTTGCAAAGGAAAAGAAAATTTGGGCGTATCCCGGAGATTCGCTGAACCTTGGCGATATCGTAGACTGCTATAACTGTAAATGGCTGGTTACAGAAATCGAGCCAAACGATGAAATTTTTCTTCGTGGCAAGATGGAACTGTGTAACCGCCAGATTCAATGGCAGAACCCAATTACTGGTGAAATAGTCTCTCGTTGGGCAACGCTGAGTAAGCCTTATTACGCAAATAACAAGGAAATTGTTGTGACTTCAATGAGTCAGCGTGAGTATAAGGTGCAGATGCCTTTTGATGATGAGACTGCATTGATTGACCTTGATAAGCGTTTTATGCTGGAAATTATCAATGGAGAACCGAAAACATATGTTACGACTTCTGTTGACCAAAGTACAGAGCGATATGAACTCCATGGTAAAACGCAGGGATTTCTTGTGTTAAATATCCGGCAGGATCAGTACAACAGTAAGACGGACAATGCCGAGAAGATGATTTGTGATTACTTTGAACCAAATAAGAGTGATGAGCTGGATGCTGACTCTCAGGTGACTGCTACTATTAAGTATGCAGGAAAGCCGGAAGTTCGTGTTGGTGGCTCTTGGAAGAAGTTTACTCCGGTATTTACAAGCATTACTGGCGAAGAGGTTACGGAAGTTGCAAAGTGGAATTTTATTTGCCTTGATGAGTTCAAGGAATTTGTTGAGACACAGACTGCCGACGATGGTACTTTTAAAATTCGTATTTTGAATAATAGTATCATGGACGGCGCAACTGTTAGGATTTCTCTTGCAAATGCAGATGGTACGGCAAATACATCCATCGAATGTAAGGTGGTGAGCTTGCTGTGACAACGAGTGAATTGATTACGGACTACAAAAATAAATTGGCTTTAAAACTGGTCAATACGGATGGACTTGTTGAAGCGATGGGTAACGATGATATTGAAGAGCCTGACGAGGCGATTTATACATACATCTTTCCTTACTTCCATATTCCTGACACGATTGAGGCAGCACATAGCTATATTTGTTTTAAGGTAAACATGACTGACCGTAGTAATGTCAACGACTGGTATGAAAACTTCACGCTGACCGTGTGGGTTATTGTGAACCAAGCGTTGATGAAAATGAAAGGTCATGGCGGCGCAACACGAGTTGACTATCTGAGTGGTCTTGTAGAGAAAGAACTACACGGCAGTACAATTTTTGGAATCAAGCAACTTAAAATCACATCCAATATCGAGGATAACATGGATTTACACCATCGTGTGCGAATTATGACGTTCAAGACGCAGGATCTGGATGACCTTGTGGGGTGTGGTTAATGGAACTTCGGGAAATGTATGAGCCGAGCTTGATGCGTGGAAGAGACTTTAAAATTAACGACAAGATTACGATTCACATGCCGTCAGTCGGTGACATCATCGATTATGGCGAGCAAAAGTATTTTCAGTTGGTTTATTTGTTCTGTTCTACATCGAGTGATTATAAAGCACAACTTGACTCTGTTGGAGTTGATTGGCAGAAGATTTCGGACTTTGAAATGTTCCGGCAGCTTTTTATAGGCAACAAAGACCAAGATATGTCTATTTTGCTTGGCGATATGGACACTTCTGGGTTTATGATGGCGAAAGATAATATAAGTGGTGAGATCGTGCTACACAACAGATTTACGGACACCCGTATTGACCATGTAGTATACGAAACAATTTCTCAGTACCTGTGTGCTGCGAATGGAATTGAAAAGCATTCCGAGTTTGCTGCTGACGAACCGACAAGAATTGCAATGATAGAGGAAGCCAGAGACAACTTGGAGTATCAAAAAACAAAGCACTATGAACCACACCTTGCAGAGCTTGTACTCTCTATGGCGTGCTCATCTGGCTTTAAAGCGGATTACTTCAAGGCTATGGATTACCCTATGAGTGTGTTTATGAATCACGTAAGAAAGATTCAGCAAATAAAAAGTTACGACAATACGATGCATGGCGTTTACGCTGGCACCGTGGAATTTGGAAAGATTCCAAAAGCACAACTGGACTGGACGAGCAAGGTTGATTGATTGGCCTTGCTCTTTTATTTTATCCAAATAAATTGAAAGGAAGAATATTATGAGCGATTTTAATTTCAATGAGGTCGTTATTGACCGCGTTCATCGCATTCACGAGTATGACCTGAATGGCAAGCGTCTGTGGACCATGAATCAGGTTAAGGATTTCAAGCTGACTCTTGGTGGCGAGACCGTTTATGCTCAGGATGCACAGGGCGTTAACATCATGGCATTCGACAAGAGCAAGACTGCAGAGGCAGATTGGTCTAATGCTCTGATGCATCTGGGTGCTCTGGCAGAGCAGATGGGCTCCAAGAAGGAGGTTGCTTCTTCTACAGCAAAACAGGTCTTTACCACTGTTGAGTATCTGACTTCTGCTGACGGCAAGAAGCTGACTCTGACTCATACCCCCAAGGCTGCTGTTGCAAATGCCCCCTTTAAGTATATCGATCTGGTCGATGGTCAGGGTAATGCACTAAAGACCTTTGAGCTGGGTGAGACTGCTGAGTCTCAGTTCTCTGTCACTGGCACTGAGGTTACTCTGCCTACTGGTGCAAATCTGAAGGCTGGCGATCGCTTTGTTGTGAAGTACCAGTATGAGAGCGAGGAGGGTGTTGCTATCAATGATAGCGCCGACAAGTTCTCTGCCGAGGGCGAGTTCGTGATTGAGGCATTCTGCTACAATCCCTGCGACAAGGCAAATAAGAAGCTGATGCGCATCATCTTCCCGAACGCCAAGATGGATAACGCTATCGATATGACCCTGAATAACGAGCTGACTCACCCTGTTAAGATCAGCGCTACTCAGGAGTACTGCTCTGACGATAAGCGTCTGTTCCGCATCGAGACCGCAGCTGCCTAATGGCAAATCTGAATTGGTGCCGTACTTGCGGAAAAGAATATCCGGTTTGCCCGCATTGCGAGCAGGATGCGCGTCTTAATCCTTGGCGAATGATTTGCGACACTGAGCCGCACTTTCTTGTGTGGACTGCTGTAAATCAGTATCGTCAGGGAATTATTTCAAAAGAGACTGCAAAGGCAGACCTGACTACTCTTTTGATGCGCAAGTATAAGAATGTTACGGAAGCTGAGGTAGAAACTTTTATCCCTGCTGTTCGTGATGTTTTCCATGAGATCATGGATGAGCCTGCAAAGGCTGAAAATGAATCATCTAGTGATGTAAAGGATGAGACGCCCGTGAAGCCGGTAGTTAAGAAAACATCAAATCGTAAGGGGCGGGCATAACCGCCCCTTCGTTTTTCGTGGTGATTTTATGGAGAAAAAGAACAGAACAAAGTTTAATGTCAGTAAGAATCCAGCAGATAGAACATATGACGGCGTAGTTTATGATAGTAAGGCAGAGATGTTGTTTTATCGAGATATTGTATTGCCAAGGCTGGCAAGCGGCGAAATTGTAGAGTGTCGTAAGCAAGTCCCCTTTGTTCTGCAGGAAGCGTTCCGCCGGGTCGATAAGGACGGAAAGGACGTAGCAGTGCGGAAGATTGATTATGTTGCGGACTATGAAATTACATATCGAGATGGCAGCAAACAAGTGATTGATACGAAGGGATTCGCTGATAGTGTTGCGCTGATGAAGCGCAAGATGTTCTGGTTCAAGTATCCTGATGTAGATTACCGCTGGATTACATACTCCAAAATTGATGGAGGCTGGGTCGATTATGACGACCTTAAAAAAGCTCGAAAAGAGCGAAAGAAATTAAAGCAAGCACAGACGAAAGGGAGATAAAATGAAGGTTTTAAATTTTCAGGAGCGAAATGAGTTTCTTGATGAAGTAGTTAAGGCATGTACTATTGACGGTGATTATCAGCCCGCACTGCTTGATGTTGTGTTTCGGCTAACCGTTCTAAAGTATTTTGCGGATTATGATTATCGTAGTGAGCCGCAGAGTGAGTGGCCGCGTATTGCTTACGAGTCTTTTAACTTTAAGATTAACAAGGCTGGTTGTGATACTTCTGCATTCTGGGATCAGTACGATTCTCTGGAGAAGGCTGTCCACGAGCAGATTGACCGTTCTCATAAGGAATGGCTTGTTCTTGGTCTCTGTGGCAAGCTCAACGAGATTATTAAGAAGCCTGACCCTATTTCTGATTTCGTTGACTTTATGGAGAACTATTTGAATGATGTGAAGGGCAACTTGAATGACTTTGACGTCGAGAAGTTTTCTGAAGTGACTTCTGCCCTGCTGGACAATAAGCAGGAGATCTCTGCTGTGCTGGCAAAAGATAAAAAGGAATAAACACTTTTAGAGGTGGGTTGGAGGGAATTTTAATATGGCTACAAGAAGTAAACCGCTGAAGTTATGGGATGCTGAGAAGTTCAAGAACGTAAATTCAGTGTCTTTGAAATACTGGGATAGATATGAGACTGATATGGGCATCCGCGACCTCAGCCCGTCTACTGTTTACAATTATGAATCGGATTTCAAGCAGTGGATGATTTATGTTCTGGATAATCAGGGTAATGCTCCTGTGACGGAACTTGAAGAAGAGGATATTGAGGAATTTTTGTTCTACTGTAAGAAGCACGGAAACAACTCTGCTCGTATGAAGCGGCGTATGAGTACAATTTCTGCGCTATATCGGTATCTTCGTAAGAAGAAAATTATCAAAGAAAATCCGATGGAGTTCATTGACCGACCGACCAAGGACGTGGCTGTCGTGAAGCAGACATACCTTACGCCGGATGAGGTTAAGTTGATGCGAGAGAAGCTGAACGCTCTGGTTGAATCTGCGACCACCGTTCACATGAAGGATAATGCGATGACGCTGCGTCTGTACGCACTGTTCTCACTATCAACGATGGCTCGTGTTAATGCTGTGCGGAATACGCTCTGGAAGTCTATCGACTATGAGAACCGTATGGTACATGATGTTCTGGAGAAGGAAGGAAAAATCGTTGATCTGATGTTCAGCAAGGAAGTTTCTGAACTTTTGAAAGAGCTGAAGGAATACCGTACTGAGCATGATATTGAGGACGGCGGCTATGTGTTTGTTGGTACGAAAATCAATGGCGCATGGATGCCGATTACTTCAAGTACAGCTGGTGATTGGTGTAAGAAGATTGGCGAGATGATTGATGAGCCTACGCTGCACCCGCATGACTTCCGGCATAGTGGTGCTACCCTGCTGAAGAATGCTGGTATGAGTCTGGAGGACGTATCTTCTCTGCTTAATCATGCTGGCACGGATGTGACCAACAAGTATTACATCAAGAAGGATACGACAAAGATTCAGTCCGCAAAGGATCGGTTTGAGATTTGAGGTGGAGTGAATGGGAAGTCTTGCTTCTTCGTATACGAATTTTGATGATTTATTGGCCGGTGTTGCGAATGGAATTGAAGAAGCGGTGCGAGGCATTGCTCCGCAAATCGAAACTCGTTTGCAAGTGAGTGCAGAACAGAATGTGCATCCGAAAAATGGTCGAAAAAATGGAATTACCAGTGCAAAAAATATTGTTAGTAGCGTTACTCGTGAAGGTAACGTGGTAACGATGGTCGTGAAAGACATTGCTAAACCACAGGGACCCAAATGGGGTACTTTTGACGAGGCACAAAACAATGCACTTGAAGGAACGATGTTTGCAAACTGGATTGAGCATGGTTTATGGATGGATATTGTTGCTTGGGCAAGCACGGGATATCCGAAAGATGATGATAAACCGAAACGCCCTGCCCGTCCGTTTATTGCTCCTGCGCAAGTCGAGGCGGCAATGATTGTTAAGACAGCGTTACATAATTTGTAAAAATATTTTGAGAGGAGGGTCAGCTTTAATGAGCTGGCCGCTTCTCTTTTTTATTTTGAAAGGAAAAGGTATTGAAAATGGAAAAGAGAGGTGGTCAACATGGATACTAATACAAATTCTGGTGCTAGTGGAGCAACCGATACTTCTTCCGTGACCGCAATTAAAGTTCAGGTCGTTCTTGACACTACGACTGCACAGTTAAAGCAACAGTTCGCTGGTATCCAGACTGATATTGAAAAAGACCCGATCGGCTTAACTTTCGGTGTTGATAAAAAGACGTCCAAGGACGCTATTATTAAAGGACTTCAGGAGATTTTGGGCAAGGGCACCAATATTACGATTGGTGCTGGTGTTGACCCTAATGCTGGAAACAAGGTCAAGAATCAGGTTAAAAATGCAGCCGATGCAGGTCAGCAGGTTGCAGACAAAAACAAGGTGAAAATCAAGGTTCAGACTGACGTTGATGACAGAACTAAAAACAAGCTTAATGCTTATTATAAGCGTCTGAAAGAACGTTACGACCTTGAAGCAAAAATTGCAAGTTCTACAGTAAATGGAGTAATAAATCCTGAGCTTGACGGTGCTGGAAAGCGTTTAAAGGCAGTTCGTGCAGAATTAAAGCAACTAAAGTCAGAACTACAAGGAAAGATTCCGACAGATAAATACTCTAAGGCATACGAGATATGGCATTCTGGACAGGCCAGGATTGCCGCTGCTGGGCAAAGTGCTAGTGGTACACTTAATAGACGCGAAGATACAAAAAATACCACTCTTACAAATCGAGAGGTTCAGGAAAAGCTTAATGAGTTTTATACTCAACAGAAAAAAGCAGGTGCCCTTGAACAAGCATCACTGACTCTCGGCAATAAAACTGCAAATAGTAAAGAGTTAGAAGCTGTTAAAACACAGCTTGAAAAGGCACAGGAATCCGCAAAAAATCTTAGAACCGAACTTTCAAATTTGCTTCCTGATGAAGAAATTGACAAGCTCACAAAATTCGACAACGAACTCGATGACAATCTAATTCGAATTAAAGGTCGAATTGCTGACCAAAATGCCGCTAAAACGAAATCTGAATCGGATGCTCAGTTAAATGCTGCGAAAAAGGCAAAGATTTCTGAATACAACTCGGAATTATCAAATTTTAAGGAACTGACATTAGATTCGGCTCGTCTTGAAGGTAAGAGTAATTCGGAAAATGAACTTTCGTTTGTTAATCAGCAAATGGAAGATTCGTTAAATAATCTAAACAAATTGCAAACAGACCTTGGTGATGTTCTTTCAAAAAATGAACTCGATGAAATCATTCGCCAATATGAAAAGTTCGAAAGCGACTTAGCGGACGAAGTAACTCGTATTGAAGCTCATTATGAAGACTTAAAGAATGCGCGAGAGAGCACCAAGGCCACCGCTGAGGAAAAACGTCAGGCGAAACAGACGGATGATTATACCAATGACTTAGCTACTGCCAGAAACAAGTATAAAAATATGTCTGGTGTGCCAAGTGATGTGAGTGATTCTCTTGATAATGTAGATGCTCAAATCAAGAAATTGGATACTCTCAAAGTTGGCACACAGGATTATACAGAGCAGTTAAAGGTTATTGGCACCGCTTGGACTGACGCCACTCGTCAGATGGATGCTTTTGATGATGCTCAAAAGAAGACTGAGAATCGTGTCAAGAGCATGACGGAACAAGCTCTGAAATGGAAGGAGTCTATTAAGGACAGTGAAACCGCTTCACAGGAACTGAGAGATTCCATTGACGGTATCATTAGCGCATCTAAGAAGTTAGATTCTGACCATAGTTCTGAGACATATAAACAAGGCGTAAAAGATTTGGATGACGCTTTTATTAGTGCAAAGGCGTCTATGTCTGTTTACACAGATGGATACAAAAATCTTGAATCTACTGCAACAAAAACCCTGACTGAGATTCGTAAAAAGCAGTTAGAACTACAGCAAGCAGGAAATCATAAATTTGATAATGTTCTTACAGGCGATAGTAAATCAGCCTCTCTTGATGGAAGTCTTGAGAGTCAATTCAATTATCTAAAGCGGTACAATTCACAATCAGCAGACTACAAGCAAATCCTCGAAGGTATTGTTGAAGAGTGGAAAAAAATAAAGATTGAAATTGATCAAGCTCTAAAATCAGAAGAGGATTTGGAAAAAGAAGCTGACAAGCGAAAGAAAAAGCTTGATGACCTTGCCGACTCTATTCAAAGTATTGAAAATCAATCTCGTGGCGCTGGTAACACTCTTAATACCGAGTTAAAGAAGTATGTTTACGGTGAAAAGTGGCAGAAGGATGGAGATCAACAAGATGGTATTCTGAAGGGCCTTCGTGAAAAACTGAATACCTTGAGCGGAACTACAGATGTTTCTGAGTATAAGCGGCTTCTTCAAGAACTTGAAGCAGAAATTGACACTGCTGGACAAAAAGTTACAGATTTTAAGAAGCGTTTCCAGGAGTCTGGTGCTTATGAGCGTGAGCGTAAGAATTTAAATAATCTTGTTCTGCAAATTGATAAATACGCAGCTTCTCTATCTGGATTGGATAAAAGAAAAGACTTAGCTGAAGAGTTAAATAGCATTCGACAGGCAGCAGTGGATGGCACTTCTACATACTCTACATTAAGTAACTTGTTATCAAATCTTCAGATTCGTATGGAGCAGGCCGGTATTTCTGCTGAAACGCTTGGTCAAAAACTGTCTCGTCTGTTCAAGGAACATTTCCAGACCGCCATTGCTATGGCTGGCGTTGCGATGATCAAACAAGGTCTGCGAGAGGTTTATGATAATGTTCTGGAACTGGACACAGCTGTAACAGAGCTTAAAAAAGTCAGTAAAATGACTGGCGACGAGATGAATGAATATCTCGATAGAACTGCAACAAACGCTCGTGAGCTTGGCGCGAATATCTCTGATCTTGTGAGTAGCACAGCCGATTGGAAACGCCTCGGATACACTGATAAAGATTCAGAAGAGCTTGCTCGTGTGTCTGCACTTATGGCGAATGTTGGAGATCAGATCGATAACACAACGACTGCTTCCTCTTACCTGATTTCTGCAATGCAAGGTTTTGGTCTGGTTGCTGATGATGCAGAGCGTCTTCTGGACTGCATGAACCAAATCGCTAATACCGAACCAGTCAGTATGAACGACCTTGGAATTATCATGCAGAAAAGTTCCGCTGCGATGTCTGCCGCCGGAAATACATATCAGGAGACGCTTAGTTTGGCGGCTGCTGTGAATGGTGTACTTCAGGACGCCGATACGAGTGGCACTTACCTAAAAACTTTGAGCATGTACCTTCGTGCTTCAAAAACAGATGCAGAAAATGCCGGTATTGCTACGGATGGAATGGCGAGTTCCGTATCTGAGCTTCGCTCTGAGTTGAAGCAACTTGCTGGGGTTGATATCATGAAGGATGATAATACCTTCAAATCAACCTATCAGATTATGAAGGAGCTTTCTGAGGTTTGGAAAGACCTTTCTGATACCACTCAGGCAAATATTACAGAATTGATCGCCGGTAAGCGTGGAGGTCAGAGTACATCTGCCCTGCTGAATAATTTTAGCGTTGCAGAAGATGCTATGAAACAGGCTCTTAATTCTAGCGGAAGCGCAATGCGTGAGAACCAGACGTACATGGATTCATTGCAGGCGAAGCTTAATCAGCTTGATTCTGCATTCCAGAAGTTCAGTACGGACTTGATGAAGTCAGATATTCCGAAGTTTTTCGTAGATCTTGCAACGGTTTTTGTTGACGGTGCAGATAACGCTGTAAAATTTGCTGGTGCATTACCCACTTTGACAGCTGCCATCTCTGGTGTGTTGTCTGTAATGCAGATGAGCGGAAAACTCAAAAATGGTGCGGGTAAAGTTAATATGCCCTCTTATATTTGTTGCGTATAAAATATAGGATGCGGCACCATGTAAAAATAAAATAGCCCCTAGAGTGCTGGGAAACCCTAAGAGCCATATCGCCTATTGTTATATTTATATAATGTAGGAATCGAAAGATAGAAACAAGGATATGGATGCTATATGCTGAGATAAAAGCTCGGTTTTTTATTGTATTGTCAAAATATGGTAACAATTGAGTGCTAAGTAGCGTTTACAATGGGCGGTCAGCAGCCGATCCACTCCCCTATTATATAATGTAGAAGAGTGGAAGGTTCATCGACTAAAAAGGGTCAGTGAGCAACCACTGGAAGGATAGTCAGTTCTGGACGAAAGTTCAGAAGTCCACCTCAGACGTAACCAGACGACTTAAAGAAGTAGGTGGAAACGAGGAGACGCGCTATTCTCTAGCGCGATACAAATAGGAGAAAACAAAATATTCGTTGACTACATACGATATTCTGGCTATAATATAAGTACAATCGCGTATCCAAAATATACGGAGGTATTTTATTATGGCTAGACCCAAGGGAAGCAAGAACAAAACAAAGGTTCTCGATGGTATTGATTACGCAGCGCAGATTGCTGAGAAAAATACTGCCACAAAATCTCTTGCTGAAGAAATTGCAGCACTTGGCACGAACATTGCCGCGCTGAATACTGAAAGAAAAGCAAAAGAAGCAGAGCTGAAGAAACTCAATAAAGAGATCGCAAAGCTCGAAAAGAAAAAGGCTGACGCCGATGAAAAGATTGCAGAAGCTGCCAAGAAAGCTGAGGCGGAAGACGTCCTCAAGAAACTGCTCGCTGAAGGTATGAGCACGGACGAGATTCTGGAAAAGCTGAAGTAAGGTATCATCATAATAAAAAGCCCGACTTCCCTACTACTGGGATGCCGGGCGTTTAATTTGCGTTGCTTTTTACGACATCCTGTGATACACTCTTATAAAAGGAGTGTTGAATCATGGAAAATAACAAAAAGTACATACCTCACGTTGAAATTTCGACATATAACCCTGAACTGCCTAAAAGGCAACCGCCGCAGAACACTTACACATACTCTCCTGGAAGTTCTAATAGAACTCATGGTGGATCGTATATAAGAAATAGGGATAGACACAATGGGAATGGAGGGTCAAATGACGGAAATAATCAAGCTGATAAATAATGTTGAAACGCTATTTAACGTGTTTGTTCCGGGGGCTTTGTGTGTTTGGTTCTACACAAAATTATCCATAAAGAAAATTGAATATCAAGGTTTTCTTGCGCTTAGTATTGCCTTTGGATTCACTATTAAGTATTGTGTCGATTACATAGACCATTTACTTGGCAGATGGGTAATTATTGGTTTTCCTATCGTTATCGTGTATGTGTTTGTTGGTCTTGTTGGGGCTTCTGTGTTTTATAAAGCTAAGAATTCGATTCCAGTGCGTAAGTGGTTTGGTAAACATCTTGGATATGATACTGGCGATAATATTTGGACAAGACACATCGACTTCCATGGGCAAACCGATGCAAGACTTTACATGGATGATGGTTCCTATATTTACGGTACAATCGAGAGTGTAGATAACGATTACATCGTTTTAACTTATCACGCAACGGCATCGGAACCGGTTGGAAAAGAAATGGATGCTGCTGTTGATAATTTAAACGATGATACTGCAATGTGTATCCCAATGTCTCACGTAAAACGATTCGAGTTCATGTACGACAATCTGGATTCCGAAACTGCAAAATACGTTCTGCGTTAAAATGAATACGACCACTACCCTGCTACTTTGTGTGGCAGGGCTTTTCTTTTACCACTCATATCCACAATCATCACAATGGAACTGAACTCTAGGCTTGCGCGCCAGCAGTCCCCAAACAGCAGCATCAACTAATTTTGCATTTTTTAATCGAGGTGAAGTATATATGAAAATTGAAATTGACACAAAAGAACTCGCCACCCTTCTTGATTACATCAAGGGACAGCGAGATCCGACTTATAATGTAAAGGATTTTGCTGACGCAATTCTTCAGAATGTGTCTAACAAGTCATCCGAACATTTTAATTGTCGTACTTGAGATATCCGGCTTTTTCGAGAGCAGTAGCCAGTGCTTTGGTCGCATCAGACACAGCATGAGTGTATGCTGCGGCAACCATAGCAGTGTAGGACATTTCCTGGTTCTCTTTCGAAGACAGTTCTTCCGCGAACGCACGAGCGTTGTTTTCGAGTTCAGAATTTAGAATCTTGTTAAACTCTTCTCTAGTCATTGTAGCCTCCTCCTTTCTTCTAGTCTTTATTTAAGTCTACCATAAAAAGACAAAATGTAAAGAGAACTGGAGGTCACATTTGGTAGAGAATATCAAAACTCATACCCACATGCTTTGCATTTAAACTGCTTATGTGCCTTTCTCGACCATACGCCCCAAACCGCTATGTCCACAGTCTTGTCAAAACCGGAGATTTTTTCCAAATCAGGACAGTGGCATACTGGGCAAGTGGGCTTATACTGAGCGAGGCGAGCTTCCTCTTCAAGTTGAGCGCGGGCTTGTTTGTTTTCCTTTTCTGCGGAGTCAAGATTAACGCCCCACATTTTTTTAGGAGGGTTGTGTCTAGGATTTCTATTTAACCAATCTTCTCTTTCTTTGTTGGTCATTTTATTCCATGCACTGATTGATATCAGTTGACTTGAGCAAAACGGGCAAAAGCCATAATTTAAATCGGCATATTTGTTACACCAATGACAGTATCCTATCTTTTTCATAACTCTCTCCTCATAAAAGTAGATTGGTATTAACTTTCTTTTCTACTAATGGAACAGATACGACATCTAGCATTTGGGACACAATAATCAAGAAATTTTTGCGTTTAGTTGCAGTTTACAATCAGTGTAAAGAAGCGGCAAACGGAGCAAGGCCTTCTCTTAGTAATCTTACCACAGCTTTAATCCAAAGTAAAGTTCAAGCGGAGGGAGCCGAGGGTGCAACAAACAAGTTGTCACTCAGTATGTTGCTGCTTCGGGCACGAGCTATTTTACTTAATGCCGCATTAAGTGCTGGCATTGGTTTTGCACTGTCGTGGATAACAAAGAAATTTGTTGAATATTCTCAGCGTATTGACACTGCGGCCACGAAATCTAAGGAAGCCGCCGATGCTGCGCAGAGCACCACTTCCTCTTTAAAGGATTTAGTCAGTGCTTATGAAGAACTTGGAGACAAGTCTGGTTGGAGTACCGAGGACTTTGACCAAGCAAAAGATATTCAGGCAGAGATTCTTGATCTTGCTAAAGAGCAAGGAACTCTGGACGAGGACAAACTTAGCAAACTTAATCTTCAGAATGGTAAGTACGAGGAACAGCTTGGATTGCTGAGAGATATCACCAAAGAACAGCTTAAAGCAACTCATACAGACCTTGTACAGTCTAAAGATGCGCAAAGCGCTAAACTTGTTCAAACAGCAAAGAAAAACAATCGTTCTCATATGTTTGGCACAATCTGGTCTAATGCTGAAATGCAAATGGGTGATCAGATTAAGGACGCTGGTATTGACATCTTTAACTGGGCTGGTGGATACGGAGCAGACGACATAAACGATGCCGACTCTATTGTTGATTATTATAACAATCTTGGGAAGGCAATTGAATATATCATCGATAACACTACCGACGAAGAACGTGCAGTAAACGGAAAGTATCATGCTCTTTACCAGTTCTTAATGGACGAGCGTAACGCACTAAAGGATGATGTCGATTCTTATACTGACTCTATTTCTGCGTTGAAGCAGAATCAATTCAAGAGCGATTTTGCAGAGTGGAGTGCAAGCGAAACTAAGAAGTCCACTCAAGCCACTTCTGAAATCGACGCAAAGATCAAAGCCACTAAGGAATATCAGGATGCCGTAAAGGAAGCCCAGAAAACTGAAGAGGAATGGAATTCTCAGGGCTACGGCAAGTATGGCAATATTGATAACTTCCACCGTGACAAGATTGACTGGACGGAAGAAAACCTTGCAAAATACAAGGATTTCGTAGACGAACAGAACAGTATCTTCCCCGGAACAATTGAAAAGGGCAGTTATTCTACCGTTCTTGGCTCTTGGGATACCATTTCCGATGAAGATGGTACGGAGCATCCATTTGCGTTCACACCAATGCTTCAGACTGATAATGGTCTTGTTCCTCTAACGAAAGACCAGCTGTGGAACTATATCGACACCATCGTTGAACAATGCTATGACGAGAACGGAAAAATCGACGTTGACAAGTTAATGGAGTTAGATGCCACTGGCTTAAAGCAAGATATCAATGGCGTGATGATGCAAGTCAAGGGTATGATTGCCGGTGTTGCTGGTGGAAAAGACCCAAATGGTGGTGTATACAGTGCCGCTGATATACTGGCTCAATCTGGAGACAGTAATGAAGATATCAAGAATGATTTGATTGACCTGTATGGTCCTGATGCTGACTTGACCCCTGTTGATGATAATGGCAATTTGAGCCGTTATGTTGGCAAGTCTATGCATGATGCGCAGGCCGTGGCTCAAGAAGGTAAAGACAACATCGAGGCTGTATATGACCAGCTTTATAACGATTTGGAGAATGGTTCCTCTGGTGAATCCGATGGTAGTAGTTCTGCTCCGGTTCGTTATGTAGACCATATCAAGAGTGCGTTTGAGATTCTTGCTGATTCTCTTGGTAAAAGTTCTGGCGAAATGACTGTTTCTGATGTTGTTGGTCTATCTCAAGATGGCGTACAGTTAACTGATGAACAGGCTCAGGCACTCGATACGCTGACCGCTGCTGCAGATAAATATGGCACAACCATTCAGGGTGTTGCAGAAGCTGGCGAAGAGAATGGTTTGTTTGGTGGTATTGAGAATGCTCAAAATGGCATCAGTGCAGCAGCACAGCAAATGGAGGCTATTTCTCAGAACATCGATAATATCCAATCTGCGTATAAAGCCTGCACGACGGCCATGGAAGAGTATAACAAATATGGTTATATGAGTGCTGATGCACTTCAGGGCTTACTCTCCATGAACGACGAATATCTTGCTTGCCTTGATGTTGTCGATGGAAAGTTGCAGATTAATAATGACCGTTACGCAGATTTGATTGCCGCTCAATACACTGAAGCTGAAGTAACTGCAATTGAGCAAGCTGTTAATGAACTTAACGCTCTGCAAAAAGAAGACGCAAAAGAAAAGACTGAAGGTTTAACAACCGCAACAGAAGAGCAGCAAACAGCTCTTGAAAATGCTATTCCTGCAATCAAAGATACAACAGTCGCAACTAGCGATTTGGCCGTTGCCCTTGCAGCTGCCCAAGGCGCTGCCGAAGGCGACGACGCAATGCAGGCAAAAATAGAAACCATTGAAAAAGCGCTGAACGTAAAACTTACTGCTATTCATACAAATATGCAGGCTGCTCTTAACAGTGGTGCGGCTGTTAGAAATCAGCTAAAAGGATTTGATAAGGATAATAAGAATAGTGGTAAGACTAGTTCTAAATCCGTAACTGATGTGGCTTCTGCCTTCGATACCTTAAACAAGGCAATGAAGGAGTATAACCAATATGGCTATATGTGTGCTGACACAGCAAAGTCTTTGGTTGGTCTGGATGATAAATTCACTGCTTGCTTAACGAAGCAAGGCAACAAGCTCCAAATCAATGTAGAGCAGTTCCGTAAGTTCGTGAAAGAGCAACTCAAGGAAGCGAATGCCGCAAAAGATGGCGGAAAATCAGCTGATGAGATGAATAAAATTCTGAACTATCTTGATCAGAATGTAGATACAACAACCATCTCTTTTGAGCAGTTGACTGATGCCATCAAGGGCTACGGCACTGCGATGGACGAAGCTAAGGAAAAGACGGACGCTATAAAATCCGCATTTTCTGGACTGTATGATATTCAGCAAAAAATCAAGAATAGTCAATTCGGTGTTGGCGACCTTGATGCAACAGAAAGTAAGATAGAGTCTATTTTGCAATTGAGCAAGTTCTTTGGTGATAACAAGGATTTGATGGATAATCTCGTCGACAAAAACGGAAACATCAATCTTAATACCGAGGCGTTTAAGAAAGCGACTCTTGATGAATTGGATAAGCGCATAAAAGCTGCAAACGAAACCGGTGGTGCGGCAGCTACTGCGCTTGCAAACTCGTTAAGTTCTGATAAGGAAAATATTGAAAGCGGCAAAATTTCTGTTAGTGATTATCTTGTTGGTCTTGGAACTGACCTTGAGCGTGTAAATACCGAGTTGGACAAATACCAGACTAATTGGAGCACGCTAAAAGATGCGATGGACGAGTGGAATACTACCGGCCAGCTGACACAGGATACCATGCAGAAGCTGCATGAACTTCCTGAAGAGTTTTCTAATCTACTTACTTACGATGAGGATGGTAACGCTAAAATTGACGTAAAGGCGCTTCGCCAAAGCTACGTTGATAAACTGAGTGCATTTGCAAAAGAGTTTGAAGGCAGTCCGATTGGTATTCAGGTTCAAGCCATGATTGATGATGTGCGTGAGCCGACTCCAGAAGAATATAAAGCGCTTGCGGAGAAAACTGCAACGTATCAGAAAGTCTTAGCACAATATACAAAGAAAATGTCTGCTATTGATTCTAACAAGGATCTATCAGAAGACGAGGCTCTCCAGCAAAAAGCCGAGGTTCAAAAGGAACTTGATGACGCTTTGGAAAAGGCTCTTCTCGAAGTTCAAGAAACCGACGCACAGGTTACAACAAAACTGAAAAAGCACTGGGATGGCGTCGAAAAGGTAATCGAGGAATTCAAGTCCGCTCTATCCGATGCAAAAGCTGTTCTGTCCTCTTTCCTTTCCCTTCTCTCCACTTTAAATGACAAATCTAATAACGACCTCAAGATTTGGGGCGATGCTATGGGCAAAGTCATCGACAAGCGGATTGAAGCCCTGAATAAGCAAAAGGAAGCTTTGGAAGAAAATAACGAAGCTACCGAACGTGCTATTGAACTTTCCAAGGCACAAGATGCTCTCGCCCGCGCCCAGCAACAGCGCACGACCCGTGTGTACACTGAGAATGGCTACGAGTGGCAGGCAAACGCCGAAGATGTGCGTACTGCACGTGAAGACCTTGCTGACAAGCAGCGCGAGTGGAATAATAAAGACGCTGAAAAGGCTATTGACGACCAGATCAAAAAGTACAATGAGTTTAAGGACAAGTTGTCTGAGGTCATGGATGATATCGGCAAGAGCTGGAAGGATTACCAGAAGGAGCTTGAGTACACTGCGCAGATCCAGAAGATGAGTCTATCTCAGATGGAGGGCTCACTGGACGGCTACCATGACAAGATTATTGCAAGCCTGAATACCGGCAACGCCATTACAAGCATCCAGAATTTGATTGCAAACCTTGAGTCTCTTATCAATACGCTCACGAAGGTAAATAATCTGTATTCCATGCTTAAAACTGGTGAGTACAAAGATCTCGGCACAAAAGGTCTGTGGAATACGATAAAAGGATTCTTCAATAAGGGTGGCGAAGAAGCGACTGGTGAGTCCGCTAATGTAGTCGAGAATTTCTTCAACGTCTTAAGGAGTAAAGTTCAGACTTCAGGAAACGGACTTGTTGAAACATTTAGTGGCATCTGGAAGAAAATCAAAGCTGGCGCTCAGAGCCTATTTAACGGTTCAGGCGAAGGAAGCGGTATTGTTTCCACGGTTGTGGATGGATTCAAAGCTGTCGGTAATGCTGTTAGTAAGAGCAAGATTGGTTCCACTCTTATTAAAGGCGCAGGAAAACTAGTCACTGGTGCTGGCGGACTTATCAAAGGCGCTGTTAGTGCTATAGGTACTGCTGGCGCTTCTGCAATCCCTGTTGTTGGTGGTCTTGCTGCAGCGGCTGGTCTTGGTATTTATAGCGGTGTAAAGGGTATAAAGCATCAAAAAGAAATCTGGTCTAACAAAGAAGACGGTTTTGGTAAAAAGGCAATAAAGTCTGTTGCATCGTTCTTCTGGGACATCAGTCCGATTGGTGGAATCGTAAATCTGTGTAAGGATATTTTCGGCAAGAGTAAAGAAACTGCCGAGAATACAAAAGACACCGCGAATAGTAGTTCTGAAACTGCCGAAAACACACAAAAGAGCGCAACAAATCTCACAATTAACGCTACACAGATCGTATCTAAAGAAGAGAATAAAGCAACTGACGAAACAGACAAAAAGAATGACGCAACCGCCAATGAAGATAAAACAGTCAAAACGGCTGCTACAACTCTTACTGGTGCTGGTCTGGGCGCAGCTGCGGGTATGGCAATAGGTGGACCTGTAGGAGCATTGATTGGTACTCTTTTGGGAGGTTTTGCTGGTTTCTTTTTGGGTGGTCACGCGAATGGTCTTAAATCTTCTAAAACGAATCATTTTGCAAACGTTGACGAAAGAGGTTCAGAACTTATTGTTCGTAAGCCAGCTTCTGGACGTTATACATATCTTGAGACTGGCGATGGTGTTGTTCCTGCTGATATTACCTCTCGCCTGTTTGAGATGGGCGGCAATCCAGACAAGTGGTTCAGCGATCAATTGGCAAAACATAGTTCTGCTTCTATGGTGCAAAGCCGCGACGCTGGTGGTATTTCCCTGTCTATTGGTGATGTGAATGTGAACAATCCTGTTGGAGATAGCGATGCACTGGCTCGCGAGTTGGTAAACCGTCTACCGAACAAGGTTGTACAGGAACTGAATAGACGTTAAGTAATGCAATAAGCAAAAATAAATACGAAGTATACTTGGCTCAGGGTGGGTTGGGTAGGTTGAGATCGAGTATACATTTATAAAGGAGGGACGAGATGTCACAAAATAGCCAAGATGCAATCGACGTGTTGAGCAAAGTCATCGTAGACACGATTGAAAAGAAGCTCAACGATGCAAAGTTTGACAAATCGCAGACTGGCGTGGTAACTGCGGTGAGTGGGAATACATACACAATATCCGTGTTTGGAAGCCAGTATAACATTACCTCTGACCAGATTTACACGGTTGGACAGAGTGTGGTTGTGACTGCATTGCAGGGTGATATGAAGAGACTGGTATGTTCCCCCGATAATATTGGTACAATGAAAACAGTGGACAGCAAAGTCAACGTGGTTGGCAGTCAGCTATCCATTATTGATACAGATTTTGCTGACACTATTGTCAAATACACGGATGTCAGTGAATTTTTAACGCTAAAAGATCAGGCAGACGGACAACTCAGCTTATGGTTCTACAGTGGTGTACCATCTACTGATACGGCTCCGACAGTAAATTGGGTAACGGAGGATGCAAAGAGAGTGCACATTGGCGACCTTTATTATGACATGAAGGCTGATGATGCGTATAGGTGGACGGACACTTTTATATGGGAGGCTCTTAGTGACAAGAATTTATTGAAAGTTTTGAGAGCTGCGAGCCTTGAAAACGATACAGCAAATGGATCAAGACGTGTTTTTTTCACAACGCCTTCAACCCCATATAGCCGTGGTGATATCTGGGCAAGTAGTTCTGGTGATAATAAAGTTCTTGTATGTCAGACAGCGCGTCCTACAACTGAAAGCTTTAGTCGGACTGACTGGGCTGTGGCGCTAAAATACACGGATGATACAAAAGCAAACGAGGCACTGGATGCCGCTGGCAAAATAGATGGTGACCTTGTAAGTTTTAAAATGGAATATAATTCTGATTTGGAGAGTACAAAGCAGCAGATTGAAGCCCGCGTAACCACTAAAAAATACAACGAGGACATGAGCGGGCTAAATACAAGAATTTCGCTGACAGAATCTAAAATTTCAAAAAACGAGAATGCCATCGTACTGTGTGCCACAAAAACTGAAGCTCAAAAGTATGCGGATACTGCAGAACTGAACGCAAATAAAAAGCTCGAAGAGCACATCAAAACAGCAACTGAAAGCATTGATTCAAAGGTGGCTAAGACAGATTATACTGGAAAAAACATTGCTACTTTGATAAACCAGAGTACAAATACTGTAAAAATCAAGGCGACAAAGCTTAACTTGACTGGTGCTATATCTGTTGACAAAAATGGTAAAGTAGCGCTTGATTCCACCTCTGTAAACAACAGCCTTACGCAAGTTTCTGGGGATAAAATCACCACTGATACTATTACTGTGGACAAGTTGAAGGCTGGACAGATTTTCCAGCTACTATGGAAGAACGATTCAAAAGATGCATACTCTGCTGTTGGCGAAGAAAATAAGTTAACTTTTGAAGCAGACAGCGATTATTCAGAGTATATTTTTATCTTCCGTGGCTACAAAGAGAGAGAAGTTGTTGAGATTGATCCAGAGAGTGCCGCAACAAAACGGGTGCTCGAATATTTGAGCAAAGTTTCTGTTATTGTGTCGAAACCAGTCGCAGGTGAATGGAGTGGTGCAGAATATCACTGCGTCACTATGAATACGCCGAAGTTGTGTATGATTTATGATTTGAGCGCTGGCGACAATTCTACTCCAAGTGTATCATACAATTCTGACACAAATATAAAAAGCGCTTTCCGTCCGTTCTATGTAAAAGCATATGAAAAGAATAATAAATATTGCACTGAAATTACATTCTTTGACGCACAAAGCTCTGGTGAGACGGCCATTACAACAAATAACGATTTGATTATTCCATGTGAGATATATGGCGTAAAATAAGGAGGTGTTAAATTGGCGAAACCGATAATTTCAAAATTTTCTGTGATAGACGCTACACGGGAAAATATCGTGCGGTACACATGTTACGATGACACGATCAATGAAGTGGAGTATATTATCTATGACAACGCCTCCGGCAATATTATTGTTGACCAGACAGTGAAAACCAGTGGTTCATCTTCTGTGCGTATGTTTATGCTGCCAGCGAACCTTGTACATAACAGACTACTCCCCTACTATCTTAAAATTGCAGTAACAAATCAGAGCGGCAAGAAAAGCGATTTTAGCGATGCCGTTCTTTTTTATTGCCATGAAAAACCGGTGTTAAAGTTTGTTGATGTGGAAGCACGCGCTGAAAAGACAATTCCCTTCCCTGCTTTTTCTTTTAATGTCGAGTATAAAAACATCGAAGAAGAGGGCGAGACACTGAATCTTTATAAATATCAGCTTTATGATTCAGACAAGACTTTACTACATGAGGAGATATATCACGGCTCTATTTCACATGCGTTCAATGTAGAAAGCCTTGATAATAATAAGGTGTACTATGTGCGAGCGGTTGGAGAAACTGTAAATGGATATGTTCTGGACACGGATTTTTGCGTATTCAAAATTGAGTATGACGGACAACTGCAGAAACTTGAAATTGTGGCAGAGAATGAAAAAAGAGAAGGTAGAATCAAGCTCACTGTTACAAAAAGCGCAGACGAGCCTAATAATTTTGATTCTATTCGCGTAAAGCGTAGAGAGGTTGGCAAGTACGACTGGATTACGATTTATGAAAAGAAGATCACAAGTTCCGTTGAGCCTATTTTGATTGTATGCTATGACAAATTCGCACGTGGCAGGAAAACGAAATATCAGTATATGGCAGTTCCTGTTGTTGATGAAATTGAACAAGTGTACACATCTACAAGTGCCGTAAGCGATTTTGACGGAGCATGGCTAATGGATAAAGACATATCATATTATGTTGGTCTTGAGCCAGCTGTCACGAATATTACGCGCAATCAAGAAGCGTCTGTGGAGACGACATTGGGAAGCAAGTACCCCATCGTATTCTATGGTAGTGAGGCAAATTATTATAGCGGCAACTTCTCTGGTGCTATTATCAAGTGGGATCGTGCCAATGATGCGTTTGATTTTGATGGGTCTATTGACTATCGGGAGACTTTTATCAATTGGCTAACGAACAAAAAGCCAAAAGTATTGAAGATGTACGATGGCCGCGCATGGCTGATGAACGTAAATGGAAACGTTTCTTACTCAGATGATGAACACCCGGATAAGGTGGAAATCTCGTTTGATTTTGTAGAAACTGGCGATTTGAATAGCAGCGATGACATGAAGAACGCTGGTTTGATTTAAGGAGGTGGGCCATGACTTACTTACCCACAGAAGAAGATCTGGCCTTACTGAAAAGCCGGTCAAAAAGATTATACTGTCGTATTGAACTGCTGAATAAGGACTACCAGATTATTGATACGATCGAAGGACTTGCGTTAAGTGGTTCTAACTCGATTGACGCAGACTCAGATACACGGCGCACTTTTAATCTTGATATCTTCCCGAAGAGTGGATTCTCTATTTCTCAGTTCTCCACAGAGGAGTGGACGAGCAAGATGCTGCGCTTACAGATTGGTATGAAAGCTCCAACAAGTATGCCGCTTGTTGGGGCGGACGCGGTAAGAATACCAGAAGAAGAGATCGATGCAAAAATCAAAAATAGTGCGATATACAAAGAAAAGGACACAGAGTTAAGGCAAGCAAAGTGGAGATATAAGGTTGGCGGTTATGAACAGTATGGCAATATCGAAAATATAAACCGTAAGCGTATTATTTGGACAGATGAAAATAAAGAGAAATATGCATCTTTTGTGAAAGAGCAAGGAGATGTTGGAACATATTCGACCGTTGTTGCATCTTCAGATGGTTATACAACAAATGGCAAGACGTATGAGATTGCATACACTCCACTACTGATAGGCGGAGGAGATGTTGTTATTCCGCTGCTGAATGCAGATATCAGGTCTTATATTGAAGTGATTTTCAATGCAGCTTGTGATGCAGTTCAAAGAGATGGTTCAACTTTACAAAGTAAAATACTTGAACTTGATAGTTTTGGTGTTGACTGTACGATTTATGGGAAAACAATACATGTAAAGAATATGATTGCTGCTGTAGAGGGTGGTATCGCAGCAGGAAGGATATTATCTGCAGCCGATGTTGCAGCGATTGCTGGCTGTACCAAAGAAGAGCTTGATAAATATTTCCATGACACAAGTGTATTTGTTGGCTATTCAATGCACGATATTCAAGGAACGATATGGGAATTGAAAGATGGTTTAACTCAGATATATAACTTCTATCACGCTTTATACTCTGGTGAGGCTGAAATACGAACTGGCACGAACTTTGTGGATACAGATGGTGTACACTGGTATGGCGCTGGCGTATATGCAATACAGCAAAATGGATACAGTTATGATGCCACAACGAACAAACTAAGCCTTTCTTGCCTTGATATGACCTGTTTGCTTGACGGCACGCTTGGTGGAACACTGACCGGATACGCAACGCGCATTCCGATGTATGACCGCAAGCTCGTGGTTAAGGATGGGGTCAACTATTACGAAGATGACAAAAAGAAGCCGCACTATGTTCGCGATTCCATTAAGGAGACATTTGAACTTTCAGGACTGACAAAGAGTATGGTAGATTACTGGGTGCGGCGAATTCCGCACGACCTAGAATATAATACTGGCACGACCATCTGGAACATTTTGACGGAGTTGAGAGACCTCTACTTTCCTTTCGAGATGTATTTTGACGACGATACTTTTGTGTGCAAAGAAATTCCATCTGGCTACGACGACCCCGTTGTTCTGGACGAGGATACATTTAAGAGTATGGTTATCAGCGAAGATGCCAGCGTCGATTACGGTCAGATCCATAACTGTGTAGAGGTATGGGGTGCATCAAACTCCAGCGACTATTTCTGTAAGGATAAACTTGAAAAAAATGACCCAGACGGTACTGGCAAGGTCGTGTATTGTAAAAAAGGAACAAAAGAATGGAATGATGTTGTTACGCTGCTTAAAGATAATAAATTGAATATGAGCTACAACATGAACCCAAATGATACCGGCGCGTCTATTTTATTGTTAAAATTAAAACAAGCAAGTATTCAGGACGGTACAAGATTTTCGTTTATTTGCCCAGAAGATATTGCGATAAATGCAAGAATCTGTGTTGAGAACCTTGTTACGACAATCAAAACGAATCCGACTGGGGCAGGACAGTATCGGGAAACAACGCGCGCAGTGTATGGACCTATGATGTTGTTTAAGGCTGTTACCAACGAAAAAGGAGAGGACGAACCAGAAGATACCTCTCTACTAAGGAAAGGCCGTTATTACGTCATAAAATATGGCGAGCATTGGTTAAATCAGGCAACTGATGGTGCATTCACATATAAGTTCAACGCACTTACAGGCAAATACGAAAAAGAACAGCGCGATCCACAGGTGCGCTATTACCCGAAACAAATCTATAATCCATCCACGAAAAATTATGACACCGTGTATGTGAAGTATAATCCAGCAACGAATACAGAGATCCAGATATCAGACCCTGCTCTTCTTATTGAGAGCCGGGTCTATTTTATTGGTCAGTCTCAGTCTCATGCTATGACGAAGTTTGTGGATGCAATGCCGACCGCAAAACAAATTGAGGCAGATAAGATTGCGGAGGCATGCGACAACCTTGAGTACGTTGTCGTAAATGACCCAAACCGCATTGATGACTTGTACAATAGTCGGTTGACGATTGATAAAATCGGGCGAAGAAACCTTGTGTGCTCGGGTAGTGAGTTTGACGGATATACCTCGGACGAATCAGCCATGACAGTATGCAAATACACGCTATGGAAAAATTGCCGGCTGACGGATTCCATCACGTTGAGTATGCACATGATCCCGTGGCTTGATGTGAATGAAAAGGTAAAATACGCAGCGAAGTACCTGAAGTCTGACATTGCAGTTGAGTGGATTATTAAAAAGATAGATAAAAACATTGGAGAAGGCACAATGAATGTTACATTGAGCCGCTATTACCCGTATTATCCCTATATCACTTATGAGAATGTCCTCAAAGAAAAATATATCGATAATAAGAAAGATACTTAATGAGAGGAGTGAGTAGATGGCATTATCATTTGAAGAATCCAAACGTATGGTCGCTGCAAGCCCCGCAATGACGATGGAGGCTTCCATAGAAGATGCTCGTCCAGTAGTTGATTGTGATGAGGATGTGGCAACCTTCTCTGTGGAAGACCAGAATTTCACCAGAAGTGGCAACTATACGTGGTTTGATACCTTCTCGGACAATGATTTTTCTACGGTTGATACCAATAAAGAAATCACACTGAGTCCGACTCAGGTAAATATCACACAGGAAAACAACAGTCAGGTCATTCCGTTTGAGATGCCGCGTTATTATGATGGTGTTGACCTGATGAGTATGACGATTCAGATCCACTATGTTAATGCTAATAATGCTGAGAACTATACCGCACCCATCAACGTGAGCTATAGTACTGATAAGATTCGGTTTTACTGGATGGTCAGTAACTATGCCACTATCAAAGAGGGTGTGCTAAAGTTTGAAATTATGGCGACTGGTGCAATTACTGTACCGAACAGCGGTGAATCGAAGAATTATCTATGGCGTACAAAGCCGAACGAAAAGCTAAATGTTTTGAAAGCGCTTACCGGCACCGCAATGAATAACCCGACCGATGACGATTGGTATACTCAGTTCTTAGCTACGATGAGCCAGAAGGTTGGTGAGGCACAGACTGCTGCAACTCAGGCTGCACAGAGCGCACAAGAAGCACAGGCTGTTGTAGATGGTCTGGCTGACACACTGGCAAACTATTACACTAAGGAAGAGGTTGACGGTTTTGTTACCCTGCTTCGGGATGATATCGCCAAGGTTGACGGTCTAGCAAAGTTTGATGTGCAGTATGATGCTGAAACACAGACGATCAAGTTCCTGAATGGCGAAAAGATTATTAAAACCATTACCCTAAACACTGATCCGAGTGCTGATTGGGTAACCGCTTTTAATAAAACCGTTGAAGCAAAAATAGACGAAAAGATTGCACCAGTTAAGACCGAACTGACCGAGTATAAGACCAGCAACGATGCTGCCGTAAAGAATCTGCAGGATAGCGTTGGTAACTTGCCTGAGACCTTGCAAAGTGATTATTACAACAAACAGGCAACCAACAAGCTGTTAGAAGCAAAGGCTGAAAAGACCAGCGTTGAGACCGTGGCAAATGATTTGACTGTGGTAAAAAATACTGCTTCCGGTTTGCAGAATAGTATTGACACTATCAATGGCGATATTTCTGAAATTCAGGAGCAGTTGAAAAATGTGAAGCCTGACCCGAATTCTGGGCGTGAGTATGATATTACTTACGAGGATTCAAAGCTGAGCCTGTTGGAAAATGGCACTGTGAAAACACAAGTTGTCATCCAAGGTGGTGGAGGCGGTGGCACTGGCGGCAGTACAAGTGTTATCAAGATCGAGCGTCTGGACGGCTCTGCACTAACTGTGATTGCTGGCGACCAAGCTATTATCAATTTCAAGTTCTCTTCTGTGGACAACTCTGGCGATGACACTGGTTCTGCCACTGGCGTATGGTATGTCGGCAATACAAAAGTTGGAACGCAGACCGTCATCCAAGGCAAGAACAGCTTTGACGCAACCCAGTATCTGCACAGCGGTGACAATACTGTTAAGCTACAGGTGACCGATAGCGTGGGCAGTGTTGGTACAAAGACTTGGACTGTCAATGTTGTTGAGTTCTATCTGGAGAGTTCTTTTGATGATACGCTGGTTTATAGTGGAGAGGTAACCTTCCGCTACACTCCGTATGGCAATATTGCAAAAACTATCAACTTTACGATTGATGGAAAGATTCTTGGCTCTACCACAAGCGGCGTTACCGGCAGACAGCTGACTTATGCTATTCCTGCACAGACCCACGGCGCACATTTGGTAGAAGTTTCTATGACTGCTGAAATCAATGGGAAACAGGTCACCAGCAATAAGGTTGTCAAAGATATTATGTGGGTAACTGAAGGCAATACAACTCCTATTATCAGCTGCGCCACAAAGACAGCAAGTGCAAAACAGTACAGCAACGTTGCAATCAACTATACCGTTTATGACCCTTCCAGCTCTACAACCACTGTAACTCTTGAGGTTGATGGTGCTAAGGCTGCCACTCTGACTGTCGGACGTACCATGCAGACATGGACATGGAAATCCGCTGATATTGGCACTCATACGTTGAAAATCGCATGTGGCTCCGTGAGCAAGGAGATTAGTGTCGAGATCAAAGAGCTTGGTATTACGATTGAGCCAGTTAAGACAAATCTGGCTTTTGATTTTAACCCTGCTGGCAAGACTAACGCTGACGAGACCCGCTTGTGGTCTGATGGCAATACAAGGCTGACTGTAAGCGATAATTTTGACTGGTCTAACGGTGGCTATCAGCTGGACGAAGATGGTGATACCTACTTCTGTGTGAAGGCTGGTACAACTGCAAATATCAGTTATAAGTTGTTTGGTGATGATGCAAAGAAGTTGGGTAAGAACTTTAAGCTTGTGTTTAAGACTACGAATGTCAAGAACTACGATGCTACGGCACTGACCTGTTTGAACGGTGGTATCGGTTTGAATATTCAGGCGCAGAAGGTCACATTGACCAGTGAGCAGAACAGTATTTCCCTACCCACTTGTGAAGACGACTTTATGGAATTTGAATTTAATATTCTGCCAGACAGTCAGTACAGGGAAATGGTTCTATGGCTGGATGGTATTCCCTGTCGTGTTGAGCTGTATGACGCAAGCGACAACTTTACACAGGCTTCTCCGGTAGGAATTACGATTGGTTCTCCTGATTGCGACGTGCTGATTTACCGCATGAAGTCCTACATGATGAACCTGACGGACGACGAGGTCCTCGACAACTTTATTGCAGACGCAAAGAATGCAGAGGAAATGATTGAGCGCTACACCCGCAATGATATTACGGATGTGAGCGGCGAACTGAATCCTGACCTACTGGCTGAGAAGTGCCCAGACCTGCGCATTATCAAGATCTCTGCTCCGACATTTACGACCGGCAAGAAGAACGAAGTGTCAAACACGACCATTCAGCACATTTATAAGAATGGCCGCGCCGTGGAAGATAACTGGATTGCCATTGGTTCACATAAGGGACAGGGCACTAGTTCTAATGCATACGGTGAATCTGGTCGTAATATTGATATCAACTGCTCTGGTGGTTTCACCTTTGGTGATGAGAGCACTGGTAGCAAGTATGCATTTACAGAAAACAGCGTTGGTGAGAAGTATTTCAACATCAAAGTCAATGTTGCCTCTTCTGAGAATGCAAATAACGCTCTGCTGGCAGACGAGTTTAACGAGTTCAACCCGTACATTCGTCAAGCTCGCAAGGACAACCCGAAGGTACGCGACACCATGGCATTCTACCCCTGTGTCGTTTTTATTCAGGAGACCGATACCACAAACGCAACTGTCTTTAAGGATGGTCAGTGGCACTTCTATGCTTGCGGCGATTTTGGTAACTCCAAGAAGAATAGTGACACCATGGGTATGGACCCGAACAATCATAAAGAAGTTATTATTGAGATTGATAATAACACCGATGCACAGACCCGCTTCCTGAGTGGCGATTTCTCTGAGGAAACTTGGGATGGCGACCACAGCTTTGAATTCCGTTACATCAACAAGAATTGTACCGAGGAAGAGATTCAGGCAGCTAAAAATGCGTGGATTCGCGTACAAAACTGGGTTGTGAATGCAGATGATGCTGAATTCAAGAAGAACTTTGAGAATTACTTTATCAAGGATTCTGCCCTGTTCCACTATCTATTTACTGAGCGTTATACTATGGTCGATAACCGTGCAAAGAACGTATTCCCGCACACGACTGACCTTGTGCACTGGGATTTCTGTTTTGACTACGATAACGACACTGCAATGGGCAACGATAACGAGGGTGGTCTGACCCTGAGCTACGGCTACGAAGATATGGACACTATCGGCACAAAGAGCGTGTTTAACGCACATGACTCTAAGCTGTGGTGTAAGATTCGTGACCTATTTGCAGATGATCTCGCAAAGATGTTCCTGAACCGTGAGAGCGCTTTGGCATGGAGTGCTACTCGTATTTTGAAAAAGTTCGAGGACTATCAGGACGTAAAACCTGAAAAGCTGTGGATCATGGATATGCGGCGTAAGTATTTCCGCACTTATGAGGACAATGGCACAACCAGCTATCTGCCAATGATGCACGGTAACAAACGCCACCAAAGACGCCAGTTCCAGCGGTATCAGGAAAAATACATGGCATCTAAGTATACGGGTGCTGCTTGTACCTCTGACGATATGACCATTCGTGGTTATACTCCGACCAACTGGACAGGCGTGAAACCCGATGGTACTTTCCATATTGTCCCATATGCTGACACTTATGTCTCTGTGCGGTATGGTTCTAACCCTGTGAAGGTGCGTGGTAAGCGCGGTCAGACTTACGAGATTCAGTGCCCGATTGCAGCCATGAATGATACAGAAGTTTATGTTTACAACGCTTCTATCATCCAGAGCATTGGCGATATTTCTGGTTTCTACCCCGGCTATGTTGATTTCAGCCACGGCGTAAAATTGACTGACCTGAAGATTGGTTCTGCCGCCGAGGGCTACAAGAATACGAATCTGACTGACTTTGCAGTTGGCAACAACACACTGCTCGAGCATTTGAACCTACAGAATGTGCCGAACCTGAAGAAATCCATCAGTCTGACCGGCTGTACAAATTTGGAAGAATTCTATGCTGGCGGCTCTGGTATTACCGGTGTTGCGTTTGCTAAGGGCGGCAAAATTAAGAAGGCTGAACTGCCTGCGATCGCAAGTCTAAGCGCTAAGAACCTGAATTATTTAACCGACCTGAAGGTTACAGATTATAAGAATATCACCACACTGACTGTCGAAAAGTGCCCGACTATCGACTTGATTGGAATGCTGACAAAGTGCACGAATTTGAGTCGTGTGCGTTTGACTGGCGTTGATTGGCAGTTGGATGATACTTTCCTGCTGGATCGTCTGTTGAAGATGACCGGCTTGGATGAAAATGGTTATAACACTGACCATTCTGTTATCGAGGGTAGCGTCCACGTACCTATCATGCGTGAGCGTCAGTTGGCAGAGTTTGCGGCACAGTGGCCTGATTTGAATATCACTTACAACACGCTTGTTCAGCAGTTTGTCTGGACGTTCGTGAACAAGGATGGCACGGTGTTGGATGTCCAGTACATTGATAAGGGCGATAAAGCTGTTGACCCTGTTACCCGCAAGGAGAATCCAATTCCGACACCTACTGCTAAAAGCACAATTTCTACAGATTTTACTTTCAGTGGCTGGGACACCGAGTTTACGACTGTTTTCAGCAATCAGACTGTTACCGCAACTTATACCGAATCTGTGCGCAAATACACTGTCCGCTATATGAATCGTGGTGCTGTGTTGAAGGAAACTGTTGCTCCGTATGGTTCTATGGTGCTGTATGACGGCGATACTCCGACTTATACCTCTGAGGAAACTGCTTTTAAGTATTACTTGTTCAGTGGCTGGGATAAGGGCGGTTACGTCACCGGCGATAAGGATATCAATGCTGTTTATGATAGCTGCGAGTATTCTTCTACTTATTTTGATGGTAAGGAGATTGGTCAGCTTCGTCCTGTTGAAATCTATGCGATGAACAAGGTTGGAGTTGAGCAGAATGTTGCCACGCCAAAGGATGAAGTTTCCATCAAGCTTGGCAACGATTTCTCTTATGAGGACATCACTGAAAAGGTTCTTATTAGTAAGCCGCAGGTGTTTGATGGCAAGAACTACATTGATACCGATCTCAAGCTGTTTGAAGAGGACAGGGATTTTGTGCTGGCTGTTGACTACAAGATGGATGTCACAAATGCAAATAACACTGTTTTAATGCAGTGCTTTGAGCAGAACGGTATGAATGGTATCCGTCTGTGGAACTCAACTGGCGTCAAGATGACTTGGGGTATCGACTCTGCAAATGGTGTTGCTGCAGGTTCTCGCGATATGACTGTTATCAGGCATATTAAGGGTGATAACGGACTGTATGTCTATTCCTCTAATATCTATGGGTCTGCGCTGAGCTACACAAAGATTACCCGTACCCGCTCCACAAAGACGAATGCCACACTGGTGTTTGGTTGTGCAAAAGCAGACGACGGTGCTTATGAGCGCCACGCTAAAGGTACGGTTTATTGGTCTAAGCTTTGGTACGCAGACCTTGGTGATGCTGCTTGTCGCGAATTGGCCGCATGGACACACGATGATCTGATTGTTGAGGTGGCAAGCTTTAAGAACTACTACCTGAGCGATAATTCTAACAAGCGTTGTTCCATGACATTCTTGCAGAAAGACACTTTAGGTCAAGATATGGTGCTGAGTTCTGCTGCAAATAATGCTGGCGGTTGGGGCAGCACTTCTCTGCGTGAGTATCTTGACTCTCGTCTAGTTGATGCTTTACCGATTGGTTGGAAACAGCTGATCAAGAAGGTTAAAGTACCAAGTTCTGCCGGAAATAAGAGTAAGGAAATTGTGACTTCGGATTGTTATTTCTTCATTCCATCTGCGATTGAAGTAAGCTCTTCGATGATTGACGAGCCTTACGTTTACGAAGGTCAAACAATCAGCTACATGACCGGCAATGATTCTCGCGTCAAGCACAACGCAGAGGGTAAGGCAACAAAGTATTGGCTGCGCAGCCCGTTTGCTACTTATGATGGATACTTCTATGCAATTGAGGAGACTGGTGAGCTGTATGGCTTCCATTATCCCTCTGAGCAGTTAGGGGTAACCGTGATGTTCAGCATTTAAGGAGGTGTTGAGAGTGTATTATAAGGTACTTAAAGACGGTCGAGTGATCGATGCTCTTGACCGCCTTCAGTTTGTAAAGTATCAGCCCAAGCATGATATCATGGTGAATTGCACCGAAGATGACGCACAGGGTATTATTAGCAGCAACGGCAAGTATATCTGGCACGTTGAAGGCTATTACCTGATTCCATCTCCGGAATATGACACTGTAACGCTTGAGCCGATTGACAAATATGAATATGACCAAATCATGGCCTTGGGAGGTACAACTCCTGAAGCCATTATTGATGCTTATACGTTGACGTTAATTCAAGGAGGTCTACTGTGATGGAGAAGATTTTCACTGAGTTCGTCGAGAGTATGCACCGACTCTATAAGAATGGAATGGTACAGGACAAATTTGTGGAGAACTTGCTTGAGGGCAAGAAGATCTCATTGGATGATTACCTGTACATCGTGAACGGAAAGGAGGTGTGATATGTATACCTTTTTAATTAACGAGGATAACACTATCACAGCGAGTCTGACTGAGCGTATCATGCAGCGGAGCAAGCTGGTGGATAATTTGCACTTTCTTGCCGATCAGACTTACAAAGGTGTAGATATTAGTGACTATACAGTTATGCTAGAGTACGTTTTGCCCGTGAGTAAACGCTATAAAACTGAGATTCTACAAAAGTCAAAAGACTTGTACAAGAACCGGTTGGAATATCTTCTGCCATTTGATACGGGTCTGACTAGCGAGGCTGGCGACATTGAGTTCCAGCTGACCTTTGTTCATGTCGAGATGGACTCTGAAGGACAGACGATTCAGCGCGTGCGTAAGGCTGGCCCCGGCGTTGTACATATTATTCCCATCAGCAAGTGGTCTGATTTGATCCCCGATGAAGCACTGAGCACACTCGACCAGCGTATTATCGCACTGGAGGCTCTGAATAAGGCAATGACTGACCGGTTCAATACCAGTCTGGCTAATAAGGCTGATAACATCACTTACGATGAAGAGCATCGTATTCAGCTTACCTCCGAGGGTAAACCCATTGGTAACGCTATTAAAATCACAACTGAAACTGTGGAAACTGAAGATGGTAGTATGCGTGTTGTCCCATTCTAACCATCGTTTAAAGCGAGGTGAAAAGAATGGCATACAAATACTCGAAGCTTGGTTACGGTAACGCAAAAGACGTAGAAGCCGCGATTGCGCTTGGGTTGATTGATGGCAAAGACCTTATTATCACAAAAGACACATCAGAATTTATATACGTCCGGGACGACTTATCTATTCAAAAGGTAGCGCCTCGGACGCTTTGTTTTGATAGTATTCCGGCGGCAAATGAGGCAATCAACCAGAATGACGCGACTTATGCAGGTCAGACCGTAATGATACGAGGCAAAGACGAAAAATATGAACCGTGGGTCGTGCAGCAAAGCGCAGAGTCAGGTCGGTTCTTCGTCGAGCCTTTTCAAACTCAATCTACAAATTTCCAATGGACTGAATTCTAATAAGGAGGAAAAATATGGCACAAGTAAAATTTGCGTATGGTACGAAAGCACGGTACGATGCCCTTGCTCCAAAAGACATGGATACACTGTACTTTACGACCGATACGTTGCAATTGTTTAAGGGTACAACTGAGTACACTAAGAGCACTAAGATGGTGTCTTCCCTGCCCGCAGCTGGTCAGGTTCAGGGCATTATTTATTTCCGCATGACAGACTATACCATGCATATTTGGAATGGTGTGGAGTTTGTGCAGCTGAACAAAACAACCGTTACTCAGATTCCTGCAGATGCTACCAATGACGATATTCCGACCACCAAGGCTGTCGCTGACTATGTTAATGCCAAGGTTGCAGCGGTGGAAGGTATTAAAGGTAAGTTCGTTACAGATGTTACCTATAATGCTGGTGTGTTGAGTGTGGCAAAGGGTGACGAACCTGTTACCACCACCCTGACCGGTGTTATCCATGAGCCTACTTATGATGCAGAAACTCGCACTATCAAGCTGCCTGTATTTGGCGGCGACACTCTGACGATTGCGCTTGGCAAGGACTTAGTTGTTACTAGCGGAACTTACAATACAAAAGATAAAAATATTGAGCTGACCATTACTAGTGGTGATGTAATTAAGATTCCTGTTGGCTCTCTGATTGATATTTATGTTGGTGTTGCAACTTCTACTGCAACCGTGACCGTTTCTGACGACAATAAAATCAGTGTCGCTGTGCGCGTATCTGCAAAAGCCAATAACTCTATCACAATTGAAGATGATGGCTTGTATGTAGCTGTGCCTGATGCTTATACCAAGGCTGAGACTGACGCAAAGATCAAGAAGGTGCAAGACCAGCTAGACGGTCATTCCAAGGATGCTGTGGTGCACATTACCGCCGAAGAGCGCAAGGCTTGGAATGCAAAGGTGTCTCAGGATGAGCTGACCGCTGCGAAATCAGAAGTAATTTCTGCCGCTGCTGCTGATGCTACTAAAAAGGCGGATGCCGCTCGCGATACTGCTAAAACCTATGCAGACGGTTTGAATACTGCTATGGATAATCGCGTTAAGAGTGTCGAGGGGGCTTTGACTTGGAAGGCTATTGATGATTCCGGCGCGAACGCTGAGACATAATAATCTAACATAAATCCCTGCACTCTGTAATAGAGTGTGGGGTTATTTTATCGAAAAGGAGTTTCATGATGTCAAAATTATCACTTTTAGAGATTGCACAATCTCAACTCGACAAGACTCCAGTGATCGACGGACAGCTTATTGTCTGCCTTGACACCGGAAACGCCTATCGAGATACTGCTACGGCTCACGTAAAAATCGGAAGCGATTTAGAGGTTGTGAGCGACTTACCATTGGCTCCTCTAGCCGAAAAAATCTATTATCTGAAACCTGATAAGCTGTATGCGTACTTGGGCGGCAACTGGACACTGTTAAACGACAACAATTTCTCACTGGGTGCAAATAAGAGCGCACTTAATGGCAAAGCAAAAATTACGCTGGATGGTGCAAAACAAAGTTCTGTATCCATCAAGGGCACGGGTATCACCACCGTTATGACAGATGAGAATGGCGAGTTGGTTGTGAATACTGGCGATCCATCTATGTACATGGAGGCGCTGACTAATTCAGATATAGACAAGATACTTTCAACATAAAGGAGGAAACACATGGCTTGGTTAGATTATGACGGCCTGCTTTACTTCTGGCAAAAGATAAAGGCAAAGCTAAATGACAAGGTTGATAAAGTCGAAGGCAAGGGGCTGTCCTCCAACGATTTTACTGCTGCCGAAAAGAATAAGCTGGCTGGTATCGAGGCTGGCGCAAACAATTATTCTCACCCGACAAGTTCTGGTAATAAGCATATTCCGTCTGGTGGTTCTGCTGGTCAGATTCTGCGTTGGAGTAAGGATGGTGAGGCACAGTGGGGCGCTGATAACAACACAACTTATAGCGCATTTAAGGGTGCAACCAGTGCCGCAGCCGGTGGCTCAGGTCTTGTCCCCGCCCCTGCAGCTAATAATGCTGGTCAGTTTTTGAAGGGCGATGGTACATGGGCAACCCCATTAAATACAACCTATAACAACGCAACCTCTGGGTCTGCTGGCTTGATGAGCGCCGGAGATAAAGCAAAGTTGGATGGTATTGCCGCAAACGCAAACAACTATTCACACCCGACTTCTGCTGGTAATAAACATATTCCGGCTGGCGGTCAGTCTGGTCAAATTCTAAGATGGAGTGGTGATGGTTCTGCTACTTGGGGACCCGACTATAATACCACCTATTCTGATTTTAAAGCTGCTACCGCTTCGGCTGCTGGTGGTTCTGGTTTGGTTCCTGCCCCGGCAGCTGGCAAGCAGAGTCAATATCTGCGTGGCGATGGTATTTGGGCTACTCCGACCAATACAACATACAATGATGCAACACAGAGTACTCACGGTTTGATGAGTACCTCTGACAAGAAGAAACTAGATGGATTTGGCGCGGCAAGCACTTATGCGCTCAAGAGCGATATCACGGCGATGTATCGTTACAAGGGTTCCGTTACTTCTACGGACAAGCTACCCACGAGCGGTCAGACCATTGGTGACGTGTATGACGTTGGCAATGGAATGAACTATGCATGGAACGGTTCTGCATGGGACGCACTGGGCGAAATTTTTACTATTACAAAGATCACAAATACTGAAATCGACACTGTCTTGGCAAGCTGATTTCAGTTCTTACTGAGACAGGAGGTCGATTATGGGATATTTAGATTATGCTGGCTTACAGTATCTGTGGGGCAAGCTGAAAGAAAAGTTCGCTCCGAAAAGTCACAGCCACGATGATAGATACTATACTGAGTCCGAGATGGATGGCAAGCTTAGCGGGAAAGCAGATAATACACGGGCAGGCGCAAACGATTTGATCAATAAGCTCGAGTCAGGGACGGCTGCTCCTGTAGACGATGATTTGATTATTACACAATGGGCAAATCACACAACAGCAGCAGCAGCCAACAAAAATCAATATGTACGTCGTCCTATGAGTTCAATATGGAACTACATCAAAGGCAAGACAGATGGCGTATATCAGCCTAAAGGTAGTTATGCTGCGAGTGGACATACTCATGACGACAGGTATTATACTGAGGCAGAAATCAACACCAAATTAAATGACAAAGCAAACAGTTCCCACACACATACCAAATCACAAATCACCGACTTCCCTGCTTCTCTTAAAAATCCGACTGCTCTAACAATTCAAACAAACGGTGCAATTGCTGCTACTTATGATGGTAGCGCTGCGAAAACAGTCAACATTACGAAAAGCAATATCGGATTTGGAAATGTAGACAATACAGCCGATGCAAATAAATCAGTTAAGTATGCCACAAGTGCCGGTACTGCAGATAGCGCGACAACCTCCAACGGTGTAAAAGACTACAACGACGCTAATAGAACTATCAAGATTGGTTTCGCTGGCGCTGGCTTGACTTCAGAAAATTTAAATTATGTTGCAGGCTATACAGACAATGGTACAAAAATCAAAGAGGTGTCTAAGGATGTTCTGAAGAGTTGGATTGGATTGGGGAATTATCTGCCTCTTATCGGTGGCACGATGAGTGGTCAAATTACAAAATCCACTGGCGGGTCTTGGATTGGTGATAGAGACCGTGCTGCAATAAAAAGTAGCTATGCGGGTGATAGTTCTTATGGTGCCGTTGCTGCTATGGCGACAAAGAACGGTTGCTGGACTATGGGCAACCTTGGCGGCGATGAGAGTCTGATCTTCAATTATTCAACTGACGCGAACTATAATGCTGGAAAAAACGAGACTTCTCAAGTATATCTCCCCGCCCAAGCCGGTACTATCATTACAAGTGCTACTATCGGCGGTCAGTCTGTTAATTATGCCAATAGTGCGGGCAACGCCACGAACGCTACAAATGCCACGAACGCAACGAATGCAGCAAACGCTACAACAGCTACAAAACTTTCCTCTAATGCTGGTTCTAATAATCAACCCGTCTACTTCTCTGGTGGTAAGCCCGTTGCAATTGGATACACAATCGCTAAGAGTGTCCCAGCGGATGCTAAGTTTACTGATACAAACACATGGCGCGGAATCCAGAATAATTTGACAAGTGATAGTACAGATCAGAGCCTTAGTGCTGCACAGGGTAAAGCTTTGAAAACATTAGTTGATGGTAAAGCTCCTATTTCACATACGCACAAAAAGTCCCAAATAACGGACTTTCCAAGTTCTATGCCTGCAAGTGATGTATATGCATGGGCTAAAGCAGCCACAAAACCAAGCTACACCAAGGCTGAGGTTGGGCTTGGTAACGTAGATAATACTGCGGATAAGGATAAAAATGTGAAGTTTGCTACGACGGCAGGATCGGTTACAAATGCCCAGTGTTTGAATAATGATGATAAATATATGAAGTTCCACTGGTCTGGTCAGGATGGTCAACCCACATGGCTATGGGGCGGCAATGACTCTGGCGATATGTATGTATATAATCCGAGCAATTTCAATGTGAATTATGCTACGACGGCGGGAAGTGCCGATAATGGAGTAGCAGCATCGAGTGTGAATTCTAGTGGATATCCAGGATACATACGGTTTAATAATGGAATACAAATTTGCTGGGGCGTTGGATCATCTGGTAGCGCAAATGGCAGTTTCTTTTTCCCACAAAGTTTTTTGAAAGCTCCGTGTATTATGATTAGCGGAACCGGTGCATATCGTTATGCGTTTTATGTAACCAATAATACCACTAGGTATTTTAGTTATCTTCGTGACGGCTCTGGTGAGACAGCAAAACCACAATATGTTGCCATCGGATTATGGAAGTAATCTTGACCAATGTTGCGAAAGGAGGTTTTATGGAAAATAAAAATATTAAAATAGGATATATTCTTCCTAAACCGATTGTAACGCAAGAAGAATGCGATGCCTATTTTGAAATGGCAAATGCAATCAATGAACATAACTTCTCTGGTGTTTCTGGAGATTATTATTGGGAAATCAAAGAAAATGATGATTGTTTTGAAATCGTGCAAGGTGATCCATTCCCTACCGATGATTCGATAGTAAAAGAATCCGCACAGCAGAAAGTCACCGAATCTAAAACTGCTCTCTCTGAATATCTAGCCTCGCATCCGCTCCAATGGTCCGATGGGAAGTACTACAGTGTTACCAGTGAAAAACAGGCATTGTTGACTTCGAATTTGGCGCTGTATCAAATCTCTGCCTCCGCCGGGCAACCGTTCAAGCTAACATGGAATTCAACCGGCGACGAATGTGTAGAATGGGCTTACGAAGAACTGGCTGCACTTGCACTGGCAATCGGTACATATGTAAAACCATTTGTGTCGCGTCAGCAGGAATTGGAGCTGGCTATCAAGGCTTGTACTACAATGGAAGAGCTGGATGCAATTGAAATCAACTATGATCCTGTTCTGAAGCAATATCTTGAGACCGCCGGGCAGAAGGAGGTCGCTGAATGAGTAAAATTGTAAAGAAGTATAAAGAATTATTGAAATGTGCGCTTCTCTTTTTGATAGGAGGGGCGCTTTATTATTGCATCGAGATGTTGTGGCGTGGTCATTCACACTGGACTATGGCTGTTGTGGGTGGTATCTGCTTTGTAGTCATTGGCGGGTTGAACAATTATATTCCGTGGGAAATGCCCATGTGGAAACAGGGTTTTGTCGGTGCGTTATTTGTGACTGGTATGGAGCTTGTTGTCGGTGTTCCATTGAATCTGATGATGGGTTTACACATCTGGGACTACTCTTCCCTGCCATTCAATCTGCTTGGTCAAATCTGTCTACCATTTACTGTGTTATGGTTTTTCCTTGCCTTGTTGTGCATTTATGTAGATGACTGGATGCGCTATATCATGTTTCACGAGGACAAGCCGCACTATCACTGGTGTAGGGTATGTAAGCCGAAGCAGTAAACAAACTAAAAGTATATGTAAAAACAGAAAGAGCCCCGGGCTGTTACACCCAGAACTCTCTCGCCACACACCTATACAAAGATAGGACGTCACAAATTCGCTCGATGAATTTTTGACATACCTATTTTATCATAGTGTGAAATTTTTGTCAATATAGAATCGAGGTGATGAAATGATTGGTTTGTTAACTGCCGCACCAACTCATGCTCCGGGTGTTATCAGCTTTACAATAGAACAGCTTTGGCAAATGATTCTAAGTATTGCTGGTGGTATTACGGCTATTTCAGCTGCTGTTGTCGTTATTGTAAATGCAATCAAGAAGGTAAAAGAGCCCGACACGAAACAGAACCTGAAGTTGATTGAACACGACAAACATTTGGAAGATATCGACCGCAAGCTCAAGAATGATAAAGAGACTTTGGATTTATATCGCTCCAAGCTTTTGTCCATTGAAGAGCACCAGAAGGAACAGGACATCGTAGTTGAAGACCATGGACGAAAAATCGCTGGCGTAGAGCAGCGTGTGAATAAGAGTGAACATGGTATCAATGTTATGATGAAAGCTCTGCTGGCTCTGCTTAGTCACGGTATTGATGGTAATGCTATCGACCCCATGAAGGAAGCTAAGGCTGCTCTTGAAAGCTATCTAATTGACGGACAAAATTTAAAAGACGTTTAATACATAGCTCGGTACGTGTGTGCCGGGCTTTATTTTTTATTCAAAACAGGAGGTATTACTATGGCAAGTATTGTTAATGAGATCGTCTCTGTTATTGTGAAACTGGTTATCACTGTTGCTGGCACTGCATTTATGACCTATGGCATCCCCTACTTGAAGCAGATCGGTATGTACAAGATCGTCCAGATGGCTGTGCGTGCCGCTGAGAAGTTGGGCGTCACCGGCGCAATCAAGAAAGCTGACAAGAAGAAGTATGTTATTGCCGCATTGGAGAAGATGAATGTCAAGATTACTCCTACTATCGAGATGATGATTGAGGCTGCAGTCAAGGAGATGGATATCCAAAACGAGAAGATCAATGCAGAACTCAAGAAGGATTGAAGGTGTGGCTCTATGAGCATTATTACATATTCTATGAAGAAGGACTGGAACAAGAAGCTGTCCAAGAACTTCTGCGCCTATGAATTTGCTTGCAATGACCGGAGCGATGAGTTCAAGGTGGCAACTGAGCTGGTAGAGACTCTGCAGCAGATTCGTGATCACTTTGGAAAGCCGGTTCTAATCAGCTCTGCCTACCGTACTCCTGCATATAACATTTCAATCGGTGGCAGTTCTCGTAGTCAGCATTGTCTGGGCACAGCAGCGGATATTCACATCAATGGTGTTGACCCAATTCGTATTGCACTATACGTAGCCTCCCTCCCCTACTTCCAGAAGCATGGCGGTATTGGCTATTATAATCGTGTACAGGTGACTGGTGGCTTTGTTCATGTTGATGTGCGTGAGACTCATAGCCGTTGGGTCAGTAAAAGTGGTACTGCATATCAGGTCGTGAGTAAAATCATGCCCACGATTCGTCAGGGCTCTAAGGACTGCACTGGTGGTGTGTCTTATGCTGTGACCGTATTGCAGCGGCATTTAGGCTTGAAGGTAGATGGCATCTTTGGCGCTGGTACAAAAGCTAAGCTGGTAGAATGGCAAAAAGCACATAGATTGGCAGCTGACGGCATCTGCGGAATGGCAACATGGAGTTCGTTTTGA